CTCGACCACGCGCCCCTAGCATCGGGTAAATTGTAGTCGTCACGCAGGCAGGCAAAATTCACTGAGAGGAGGTGATAAAGAACATAAGGGGCAAGGGTTCCGCCGCCTTGCCCGCCTTGAGGGGATTCTATGAATGTCTCTTATAGGTATATAATGGGCGTGAACCTTGATAACTGCATATCGAGAGAGAGAGAGAGAGAGAGCTCAAGACGTACCATATAGGGCGCTTGCATAGAACTCAGGAGGTTCTATCATGATTAAAAAAACCACCATCTCTATCGAGGGCAAGACCGCGACTAACTATAAGGTTGATGCATCCGACTTGCATGTTTTCATCGCCGATACCATCAAGCGGCTCGGCGGTATCCACTATATGAGTGATACTTATCTCGACTATGAAAACATGTTGCACAACATGAACGAGGGCGGCGGTTATATTTGGTCGATTCGAGAAACTGGCACGTGGTTTATGCCTATCCTCACCTACAGCATCAACCAGCCCGATCAGTTCACGACCCCGCTTATTCGGTATGTTGTGACGCGCCACGACGATACCTATAGTTTCATTGAGTATATCCAACTGTAACCCAACCAACCAACCAACAAACCAACCAACCAACCAACCAACGGCAAGCGTCCTATATAGTACGTCTTGAAACCCAGTGCCATTCTAGGCGGGATAATCCGCTAACGACAGAAGGGTATAACCATGACTAAAAAAACGACGTTCTATATCGGTTTGAACGATAAGGATACCAAAACTCAGCGGGTGAACGCGCTGGATGCATCCAACATCGTGGCAAACATTTTTATCGCGCATGACGTGGACGGCGCTACCATCAGCGGCGGGCAGGGCGTGTATAAGCACGAAGACAGTACAGTAGTGGTCGAACAGACCATCATTGTACAGGTGTACGAGTTCGGCGAACCTATCGACATCGAGGGTATCTGTACAGACGTAAAGACCGCACTCAATCAAGAATCTATAGCCGTTGAACAAACCGAAACGAACAGCGCACTATACTAACGGCGCGGGTAGGACTCTGTACAGAGTTCCTGCCTAGAATGGCACTGAACCAACCAACCAACCAACAAACCAACCAACAAAACAGGAGGTAAAGACTATGGTAAAGTTCTACGAGACGCTAGACAATCATGGGCGCGTTTGCATCCGCCTTAATCGCCGTAATGGGCGCATCCTTGCCCGTTGGCGCGATGATATGCCTAACCAGACCCGCTATCAGTTCGTGCGTGAGCGGAAAGCGGTGCAAGACGGATACGGTGAATTATGCTACACTGCCATACAGTGCGCATTGTACGCAAACGGTTTGAGCGACTTTTCACCTGCCGCACACACACCCGAAACGGGATACCGTTATATTAAATAACGTAAAGATTAGGGGCGCGGGAAACTACCGCGCCCACGATTAGAGGGGAAAACAACTATGAAACGCCACTATATCACCACTACGGCGTCAGACCCGCGCATTATCCGTTTTGTTAGCGCGGCGGAGACGCTGGAGGGTATCCGGCGTGCCGCATCTAAGGCCGCTGGAGAACGCCGTGAGTTGGCGGATATTGCACCAGCTTTTTTTAGCGGATGGAACCCGCTTGCCAACAAGTCTGTGCAAAACAGTATGTTGTTCTTGCATTAGACAACTAGGGGAAATCTATAGCGGGGTTCCCCTTTTTTGTGATCTTAAATGTGTAGATTTTATGTTTTTTTCATGTAGAAACCATGTAGATTCTATGAAGAAACTGTGTAGAAACTATAGAGAAACCATAAACTGAAAAATCCTAGGTTACACGAAACTAAAACCCCGCTAAAATGGAGCTACGAACCAACGAAAGGAAGGACGGACAAAATGCACGATTACAACCACGGATACAATCGCCACGACTACAACCACGACAACGACAACAACAAGACAATCACGGGTAGCAAACTTATGGATAAAATCTGGCTTTTTTTGTGCGGAGTAACAGTTGGTGTTGTCTTAATGCGCGTTCCAGAACTTTTTGAGCTTGGCATTTGGGGCTGGTAGCTATGGATAAAATATCTAAGCATTTGATAAATATCATGCTTGCCACTATCGTTATCTTACTTGTTGGAATAATGCTACAGTTGGCGGATAATTCTAACATTTATTCAATCGCGGAGAATTGCGAAAAGATAGCGGAAAATACACAAACCATAGAGTGCGGCGCATGCGGTGCGCATGTTGTGGAATATACTTACACACAAAATATTCACACTGGAAAATTAGTCAAAATATGTTTGCGTTGCGCGGAAAACGTGGAACAAAACGAAACGGAACAACTAGGGTAGGCGCTTGCCTACCCTTTTTTTATGCGGATAATCAATGCGCAAGCATCGCTTGAATTACTACTGGAATAATTACAATTCACCAAACGCCGAACAACGCCACGGAAAAGTGATACCCTAGTCACACTAGCGTGGAAAATCAAAGCGTTTTATATCGTCTCTCACGGCCTTATACGGATAAATGATAGTACGTTAGTTGGAAAAGATAGCGAAAGATTATAGCCTAGCGCGAAAGATTATAGAGATTCTATAGCTGGAAAAATAACAGCGGAAAATACCACGCCAACGCATGGAAAATCTATTGACAATCTATATGGAATTATATTATCATGTTGTCTTTTATGGAAAAATATGCACTATAGCCTACAGAAAATCAATGCGCAAGCGTTGCGCGAAATGCTATGGAATAAATAGCATTATACGCCACGGAAAAATGATACTTGACTACTAGTATTTAAATGCTGCCTAATCAGTCGAAATAAATTGTCACTGGAATAATAATACTATCTCACGGAAAATATATTAAATGCTATAGCATTACTCACGTATTAAATACTACGGAAAAAATACCATATCAAAATGATACGGAAAAACTAACGTATAAATTGTTAGCGGAATAATAACGTTACGGAAAATCTATCAATTAAATGCTACGGAAAAAATAACGTTACTGATTCAATAACGTTACCTAACGGAAAATATATGTAATGTATCAAACATTATAATTACTATCATATATATAATGTTATATACGTATATACATATAGTATATGTTACTAGACGGAAAATATATAGACGTTATATACATACGGAATATTATATATATCTAATACGTTATATACATATATAACATTATAGTTAGTCGGAAAATTATATTACCCACTAACCTAGTCGGAAAATATATTTATGATAATAAACTATCAGTCAATGATAATAAATTGTTACACGGAAAAATCAACACGCAAGTGTTGCGTGATTATGGTAGCCACGCGGAAAATTAACACACTTGCACGGAAAAAATCAGAATGTATATTATGCATTACTTTTTGCATAAACAGCTACACGGAATAAAACCGCAGGTAAACATAGCCGCTAGAATCGCGTGTATCGGAATATACATATATACCTTGAATACTTGCTAGGATATACAAATATCGGCGGAAAAATCGGCATTACAACGCCGCATAATGGCATACGCGAAACGGAAAATCGGCACGTATTCATGCGCGGAAAATCTAGCGCGGTACTGTAACGGAAAATTATTAGATGATAATAAGAATCTATCACACGGAAAAATACAGTACACACTACACGGAAAAATATACAACGCTATCACACGAAAAAAATAAAGTCAAGCATCACGGAAAAATTACACACAAAAAACACACACATGAAGATCACACGGAAAATTGTGTAGATTATATGGATTAAAACAAATTGCACTTGACAAACGGAAAATATATACAATGCTAGCGCGTTGATATGTAACACGGAAAGTTGTGTAGATAATATGAATTGAAGATTCACGTATGCCATACGGAAAAATTAGAGTATATTAGTAGTCAACAAGCGCAACGGAAAAACGGGAGAGTGGTCAAGTTGCGGTAGAGAAAAGTGGGAGGGCTACCCGCTGGAACAACAAAAGCCCTTAGATTGTCCGTAAGGCGGCGCGGATAATCTGATATACAAGCCGCCACAAAATACAAGCGCCCAAACGAGGGCGCTTTTATTTTGTGTGGATAATTGTGTAGATTATATGAAGTCTGAAGATCACACTTGCACGACCAAAAATTATGGTATTATATAACTAGTCGGGAGGACAAAGCGACCTACATACGCCACTCACAATGACTTATTTATTTAGCTACAGTTATGCCTATTTTTTAGTTAACTATAGGAAACTTTTGTCTGGATATAATTTTGTGAAGAACCTATGAAGACAATCAAACTATGATAATATCTAATCAAGGAAAGAAAGAACCTAGAGAAAGGGCGAACAATGCGTATCGGTAACAACTTTTGGATTAACGATTATAAGGACTTTTGCGAACTAAAGTCCTTGCACGACAACGGCGCACGTCTTGCATCTCCGCTTGTTTTTAGTCACGAGATTAAAGACGATGGAACTACCTATTATTGTTTTTGCCCCACCGATAGGCGCGTTGACGGTTGTCTGTACCTTACAGAATATAATATCGCAAGCGTTTTTGACTTGTTCGGTTCAACTGTTACACTTAGCGTTATGAACCATGATATTACGTTTACGCCCACGGGAATAACCATTGACCACGGAAAGCAGATTAAATACAAGCATGAATATGATATGGTTTATCGCTTGCAAAAGACGCAATACAAGGGTGAAAGCGCCTACGGTTTCCTTGCGCACCTTGTTGACCCGTTTTGGGATAATGTTACGCACAACGCACTAAAGACAATCGGGTATATTGCCTAGGCAAAATAGATTAAAGCCCACGTAAAGTGGGCTTTTTCTTTTGCCAAAATAAATGTGTAGACTTTATGAATAGAAACATTGTCAATAATCAAGCATAAAGATTAGGTATTATATAGACAAGGTAAGAAACCAAAGGAAAGGTTAGAACGATGAACAATTGGCGCGGATGTGAACACGTTGAGTACGTTTGGAACGGCACTCAAAGCGACCCCGACCTTGTTTACAATGGTTACACGTTCAATTACTACGATATTGAGGACGCGCTTTGGGGAGACTTTTTAGATGCTACAGGGCATACAGACGATGAACATGGAAACCCCGAAGTCGAGCACGAGTTTGATTTATTCGTGCAAGATAACGTGAATGGCTATCTTGACGATTGTATCTTTGGTGGGTACTTTTCCGATGGTTCTAAGTCTTGGCACGATAGCATTTAGACAAAGCGCCCTAATATGGGCGCTTTTATTTTGACCATTGAAATATGTAGACTTTGTGAAGTGAAACATTTACGACAATATAGAATAGATGTTAGGTATTATATAGACAAGGAAAGCAAAGCCGAGCAGAAAGAAGGCACCTAAATTGGCTAAGCGAGTTCGTCAGAAGGACATTCGAGACGATATTAAATACGGTATCGCCCACGACCTTAGCAAAGAGTATTCGCGCGATGACTGGTACGAGTACACGCGAAACCTCAAGCTAGAGTGCATCGCATACAGTCGTGGCACCTATGGCGCGAATGGCGCTGAGTGGATTAGCCGAGCCGATGGGGAACTGTATGCGGTTGGTAGTCGTAATTGCGCCCTTGCATCGCTTTTCTAATCAACTAAAGGGGCTAGGAAACTAGCCCTTATTTTTTGTCAAAACATATATGAAGATTATATGAATGATCTACATATATAGCAAACCTATGGTAGATTTATATCAAGTTAAACATGCTAGCGATTGGGGATACCATGGCTAAGATGCGGCAATACACCTACCTTGAAATGACTAAGATTGTCAAGCGTAATGGCTTTGTCTATGTGCGGAGTACAGGCGACCACTTTGTATACAAGCGCGAAGATGGTAGCGGTACGATTGTGCTAGCGAAAAAGAAGCATATCAATCCTTGCATTGCAAGGCGGCTAATTAAAGAAAACAATTTAGTTGTTGATTAGTTAACATTAGAGCGGTAGCAATACCGTTCTTTTTTGTCTAAAACCTTGAAGTGTACTCTAATGTTTTTTTACGCGATAAAACGCTTTATTTGCCCTTGTATTTTCAATATGGGTACTTACTAGGGTCAAGCCCTCAAAGCGGCAAATAGGGGCAAATAACGCGCCGTAGGAGTATAAAACGACCCTTTTCAAACTGGGGTTGTGTACCACAAAATACACGACTAAAGACAATACAAGAAAAGAATCATGGGCAAGCGGAAAAATTGTGCTATGCATACCATGTATTGGGACACGCTGCGTATCTAGTTTGAAGAAATTGTGGAGATAGATATTCTCAACGTCACACGGAAAATCTTTGGTATTATTTAATCAAGGCAAGACACCAAAGGAAAGGTGAGAACATGAACGATTGGAACGAGAAAGTAGTTGCCGTTTATATCAATCGGATTGACAAGATTGTATGGCACGGTGTTTGGAAAGATGCACCAGACAATATCAAGGCGTTGCAAGGACAATCATTTAATGGTATTAACGATTGCGATATTATCCTTATGGCATAGATAAGATTGGGCGGAAAATTATCCGCCCTTTTTCTTTTCTTTGCTTATACTGATACGGAAAAATTTTGCGAAGCATATTTATCTATTTTGTATATATCTATTTTGTTAGGAATGTCAAAATTTCCACAAAAAACGTGGACAACTTACCCTATTTTGCTATAGTTGTCCACGGAAAGTGTGGACAAGTAGGCTAGTTTTGTGAGTTGCACACACTTTTTGTGGACAACTTAAAGATAATCCACACTTTAGTTATGATTTGTGGAATATCTAGTTAGACGGAAAATATATTTGTGGAGAAAATATGGATCATTAGATTTATGATATACTTTGAGCAAGGCAAACAACTAGACGGAAAATCGAGGTTAATATGTTTGTTGATGGAGACATTTGGATTACTGATTATTCTGATGTTGACGAGCTACGGAAAAAATTAAAGCAGGGATATAGGTTTGATGGGGATATTGAGTATGATGTGCCTATCGTAAAGAATCAGACTGTATACTATCGTTTCAAGTCAACGGATGATTCTATCAGTGACTATCTATACGTGACGGAAAATCGTATCAAAGATGTATTCGACCTGCTAAAGACTAAGGTTATCGTCCATATTGAGGGTAATACTTTTGTATTCAATACCTATGGCATGACTATCAATCGGAAAAAAACTGTAGTCTATAAGCGTGATACTGTGGTGGAATATTTTCCACAGAAGAATCAATATAAGGGTCTTAGTCCTTACGGTGCCGTGTCGAGCTATGTAAACGTCCATCGCTACCGCAACATGCGAAACACTTTGGTTAACCTTGGATATATCGGCGCGGAAAATTAACGAAAAAAGTTTTGAAAACTACTTGACAGCTACACGGAAGATTATTACAATGTTGGTACAACATAAATGAAACGGAACAAAAACGAACTAGCATTTATGTTGCATACCGCCTTGCGTTTGGTGTTGGTATGAATGTGGTTGAGCCTACTTGGTGGTTCTTGTGGGCGGATTAGGGTAGTGCTTAGGTGCTACCCTTTTCTTTTTACGGAAAATATATTGGGGCATATATGATTATCAAAAATCTTAGGTTCATTGGTTTTGCTAGATTGATAAATCTAATATGTGGAAAATATGATTAACGATATTTATTAAACGTATTCTGTACATCATGGTATTATATATCACACGGAACAAAACTAAACGAGAGGTGTTGTAATGGATAATCGCCGATGGGTTATTGCACTTGACAGACACACTGGTAAACGTATGGCATTTACTGTATGCGACCTTAATAACGTACCGTTCTATCAATCAAAGTATACACTTGAAGGTTATGACGTTAAGGTGTTGACAGCGGATGAAGCGGAAAAGTTCGCCGATGATGAAAAGCAAAACGGTATCATGTAATAGCACTGGGGTTATCATGGATGATAATAAGATTGTTTTTGTCGTTGGGTTCGACAAATATAGTAAGCGTAGTAAAGCGGTAACGTCTTGTTGTCGGAAAGGTGCGCAAGATATGGCTAAATACTATAGGTCAATAGGCTATAATGCGCGTGTATTGAGCGAGGATGAATGGAATAATATACTTGACAAAGAACACGCTGAATACTTTGCACCTATGTTTTAATGGTATTAGGGCGCTCTTTTTTTGTTGTTGCATTTGTCGGGAAATATCCAACATTTGCAACGCGCAAAGTTTTGCGAGTTTGGCAACATGCAAAATAATGCGAGTGCATAAATGTGGAGGATCTGTGGAGGAATTGTGTAGACAAAGATTCTTGGCTATATGGAATAAATCTTTGGTAATATGTAGTCAAGGAAAGGCGCTCGGAAAAAAGGAGCAGACATGAGCGATATGGTTTACACTCTCAAGCCCGTTAAGGTTTGCATCGAGGACGATGATAATATCTTTGATGCTTATCTTGTCGGCTATGATAAGCGCGGCTTTTGTGAGAAGAATAGCGGAGGATATGAACACCCGCACTTCTCTAAGCGCGAAGCCCTAAAGGTTATGCGCGTCTTTAATAAGTTGGCAGACGAGGGCTATAGCGATGGTACGCGATACTTTTACGATTCTCAAACTGATATTTTCATTGAGGATTTTGAAGGTACTGTTAGGTACGTCAAGCCCAATGTGTTCGGTATGTATGAGATGGGTTTTGATATGAGCTGGGTTTTGGCGGAAAATATCAAGGCCGCTTAGAATTAAAATAAAGTTTTCAGGGAGCTATCATGCTTACCACTAAAACCGACCTTATCGAGCATGAGATTGAACCCGCACTTGGCGAATATTTCAATGATTATGACATTGATTCAATCATTGATGAAGCCTATACGTTTGAGTATCCCGATGGATACAAGCAGCGTGAGGACGTGGACTTTTGGGACATTGTAAGCAAGCACGATGTTAGCAACAAATAGTATTGACTTTGCCCCTACAATATAGTAGGGGCTTTTCTTATATAGTGGTAATAATAATTTATTATAGTCATGTGTTTGATTTGTGAACGCAAGATTCTCGCCTATGACAGCCTTTGGTAGAGGTAATATTTAATTAACGGAAGCGCCTACGAGGAAGGTAAACTAATGGAGATTAGGCAGGACAGTTGTTATCGCCCCTATAGTGTCGTTGTAAACAATAAGGGCTATTATCTTAGCAACATTCATTTCTATAACGAGAGTGGAGTAGTTGTTTCTAGCGACTGGGGATGGCTTGAGCGCAAGAATGGAACTGACATTAAAAGCATTGAGTTGCCCGTGAAAGAAATCAAACTACGCAGAAAGCTTAAGTTTGATGGTGTCGTGTTCGCCATGCTTCACAAGGATTTGTACGAAATTAAGGCGGAACTTTATATACCGTGTGATATGTTTGGGATTCGCTTTACATGCAACAAATTAGATAAGGGCATTTGGCAAGTTCGCAAGGTATATGACGGAGAGCATGAAATACATATAGAGCAATACGTCTTTTCCGTTGATGGAAAGTTGATTGATATTCGCGATGAGTATGACAAGCTGTATAAGGATTGTGAATCGTACAACTTCATTAGCAATTCTGACAAAGTTGTTTTAAATCTTGACAAGATGCGCGAACTTGCTGAGGATTACAAGACGGAGCTTGCACGTCTGAATAGTCTTACGATTGATGATATTGACATTTAATCGTTTATAATTTTTCAATTGAGCGGATAAAAATATCCGCTCTTTTCTTTTGTGTATTTAATTGTGTAGGTTATATGGAGGATCACCATTGTCACTTGCGCAGTTGCTTGTTGGTAGTATTATATAACCAACGAAAGGGAACGGAAGAAAGGACACAATCATGCGGGACGAGTTCAAGCGCAAGACCATGAGCAACAACAGCGGTGAGTTCAGCGGCACGTATCGCAACGCCGACCTCTATGGTGCTGGTCATAGCAAGCGCATCAACGAGCAGAAGCGCAAGGAGAAGCGGAGGGCGCGGCGCTCTATGAAGCAGCAGTTGAAGCGCATGAGCGTTTGCGACTGGTAGTATAGCAATTGCGCTACGATTATGGCTATCAATGTTATAATCGTAGCGCTTAATGATTGGAGTTATAATGATTGAGGTTCGCAGAAGGTACGCAGGGCGTAATAGGTTTCGTTTCTTTTATCGTCCATCATGCGCGTGTAAGATGTGGTGGATTGGTCACAACTGGTATATTGCTATTGACTGATTGGGATGACTATGGTTGAGTTTGTTTCTTATAACGGCGCGTGGCCTAATCTGTGCAGCGGTACGCTTGTGTTGCGTATTGACGGCGAAGATGTGACGTTTCCTAAATACTGTATGCGCACTGGTGGGCGTGTTTGGTTTGACAAACATTATAATGGGTATGTTGAGCATGGCAAGTGGTCTGTGGATATTCCCGAGAAGTATGCAAACCTTAAAGACGAGATTGAGTATTGCGTTAATAAGAATGTTAGGCAAGGTTGCTGTGGCGGCTGTCTGTAATAGCTTAAATAGTTCTTTTAGGGCGGAGTAATTCGCCCTTTTTTATTTTGTGATTGAATTGTGTAGGATCTGTGAAGATGGAAAATCTCGACTGTATCACTTTGTATTAGCGTATTATATAGACAAGGAAAGGGCAGACGAGAAAGGAACTGTGATGGATATTCAGGTTAAAGAATCTTATGGCAAGCGTTACAAGGTTTACAATGATACTTGGTATTGCTTTGATACGCCTGATAGGGTCATTCAGATTCTTGATAATGCGATGAAGAACCATGAGCGTATTCGTGTTTTCTATGGAGATGCTGATACTGGCTGTGACTGGTGTGAGTTCTTTGATACCATTGGTTACGTTGGGCGTAGTTGCGGATACATGAAAGCGCCTTTGCTGATTAAGAATAGTCGCTCTATGGGTGGGCTTAGTATTCTTGATAGATGTATTGTGAAGATTACCATTGACAAGGTTGTCGTTTATCAGCATTTGAATTATCATTTGGATAAATCTAAACTTGACGGTTTGAACGATAAGCAGATTGACTTTCTCAAAGGCAAGCGCAACCGTGAGTTTTAGTAACTCTAACTGAAAGGATAGAACATTGTCTTACACTATGAACTTTGATTATAACGAGACTTATACCCTTATGCGCAAGTTTCGTGAGCTTACCAAACAAGAAGTTCGCATTATGGATTATCTTATGAAGATGGATGTTTTTGAGGGGACATATAGCGAACTTGCTAAGGCTATTGGCGATGAAACTTTGTGTAGCAATGTGCGCAAAGCATTGTTGCATTTGCAAAGTATGGGTATTGTAAATATCGTTAACGTGTATTACGAGGACGAAGCAAAGAAGCATCCGAACAACCCCATGAAAGCGTGCTTTATCGTAGACGGATGGATGTACGCCTTTTTAATGGGCGGATGGGATAAGGTTGAGCTTGGTACACGTGCTTGCGCTTAAAGTGTCTTAGAATTGATTACAGTGGCTTAGAGAGGTGTTTACAATGAACGTTAAGCAACTTAGTGAAGATGAACTGTATGAGCTTAAAGATAGCTTGTATTGCAACTTCTATTATAATCAGGACGCGCTACCGATTATGATTGAGAGTGAGCGCAAGGTACTTGAAAAGGCAACATATCCCGCCGACATTCCTGATTGGCTCATGTATCGCCTATATAGTGGCGTTGATTTTGTCGAGGATGATTTTTGGTGTAACGGATAATCTTACCATATGGGAATATTCCTTATATTAGGGTAGTAATTTTACCGTTTGGGAATATTTAGTATCGTGTCTCATAGGCGGTAATGTTAATCCCACGCCTTTTCTCATTCTTTCCTTTCTTTGACATTGCCGCCTATAAGGCGCGATACTATTTGCTTAGGTGTGAACTTTTGGTTCACACCTTTTTTTGTTTGTGTAGAAAATATGAACTTGGAATATCGTTGACATGTAGTTACCGACTATCTATACTATTAGTCAAGGAAAGAGAAAACCTTAGAGAAAGGTACTTTAATGGCACACAAGATTCAGACCTCTAATGCTTGCATCGGATATATCGTTGACACCACTATTTATGAGACGTACATTGGTGAGCTTTGGGGCGGTATCACCTATCCCATGCGCGACAAAGCCGATGACGAGATTGGTAAGAGTGCGGTGGAATATATCGAGTATGCTATTTTGGATATTCTCCCGTCTGATTATGATGATGATTTCGAGATTGCATATGTTAGCACGTATCATCCGAAGTATTACGACTTCGATACCGATTCTGTTATCTTTGATTTTACCTATGAGGATGAACTGTTCGATTATATGCTTGATTATGCAACCAAGAACCATGATGGCTTTGAAAGGTTCCTTGCTAAGAAGTTCACTTCTCACGATGGCTTTGTATCGTTCACGCCTAATAACTGGGATGATTGGTACGATGGATATATCAAAGATGATTTTCGTTGCGTGTCTGCTTTGATTTATTTCATGCTTACGATGGAAATTGATGCTGAAGTTGACGATAGCTATAATTTCGTTGGAGAGAATACCTATCAGGCTGGGTTTGTCGAGAGCGCTACGCAGATTATCTCCGAAGGATATACGGCATACGAGTATTCTGTAAAGTATGATAACGGGATGGTTGTTACTGTAATCAACGATTATGATGATAACGGAAGTTTCTTTAATTGCTATCTGCTTGATAAAAACGGCAACGTTATTAAGCATGAACAGATGCCAGATGCTTATGACGAGTTTAATTGCAGTGCGTTTGCGGCATTTGAGTATGGTGATGTTGAGAATATTTTGGATGATAATTCGTTGCTGTTCAATATGCACTATGAGCCTTGTTCTAATCCCGACATTCCAAAGTGCTAATTTGTGATCTAACATGTTACATTTATAGTTGTCAAGGTGCTTTTTGCAAAGTCAAAAAAGATATGCAAAAGCACCTTGACATACTGTTTAATATGTGTAATAATCTATCGCAGGTTTATTAGTGTCCGCATAAAAGGAGTAATGATATGCTGACTGCGATTTGCAAGAGTATGGAAGATGCTGAGTATTGGGCTTACGAGGATACAATCGAGGATGTTGTCGAGGATATTGTCTATGTAGCTGATACGGAACATAGTGCTGGTGAGCATGAGTGCGTAGCTTCTGCTCTTGACCCAAAGGGGAACGACTGGTATACGGATTCACTACAGACAAATGAAATGATGCTATCAGATGATGAACTGTATGTGGTTACGTATTATGTCTATGATGGTAATGATGGGTTCGATGAGCTTGTTGATTTTGCTATCACTAAGAATGATATTATCAACAATGTTCTTACAAATAAGTATGTCGAGGGTGCGTACTATTGGACGTTTGGGCAGATGCTAAAGACTACTAATGAGTGGTTTGATGGCAAGTACGGTGAGTATGACGATTAGTTTCTAATCGTGTCTTATACGGAAAAGTAAAACGTTTTAGCAGGGCTTAAATAGCCCTGCTTTCTTTTTGCCTACTTGATGGCTACTCTTATATGCAATACAATATAGTTAGATGAATGTAACATATAAAGGAGTGCTTATGTATGTCAAGTATGAAAACAGATGCCCAACAAGCCCAACGCGCTATGCTTAATACAACTATAAACAAAGGTGTTTTAGATAGCTTTAAAGCGCATTGTAAGGCCGCTGGTATGCCTATGAATACGGTAATAGAGACGTTCATGGTGCAATTTGTAGAAGGCGAGTTTGTGCTAAAGATAGGCAAGAGTAATAAGATTGATACTAAAGACTAGCATTTGGCTAGTCTTTTTTTTATTCGGAATATTTACTTGACAACTATATGATAAGTAGTATCATATGTGGTAGCAGTCGAAAGAAAGGATAGATTATGGGAATGAATAACCACGACTGGGAAATGATAATCTTTTGTTTTGTTCTGTGTGCTGGTCTAATTATCCTAGAGACAGTCACGCATTGGTAGGTGGAAAAATGATTAGCACCATTGGTTTTATTGAGATGGATGAACCCGCTATTATACCGCAGGCGGTTACGGAAAAAATCGATAACGAGCCTATTGCAATTGCACAAGCCGCCAAAGGCAAGGTATATGTTGTATGGTATGACAATGGCGAAGAATACGATGATAATTGGCAGGATATAGATAGAATATTCTCTAGCTATGACGATGCTGTTAAGTATCTTGATGATTGCGGTTTTAAGAAGTCTGTTGAGAATGGATATGGCGGAGAATATATGGTATGGTATGAGCCATATGACGATGATGATGCTTATTTGAATGATGCACGTTATACCATTCGAGAGTTTGATTTGTACTAATTAAGGGAGATAAAATGTCTAAGATTCATCCGCGCTGCTGTGGAAATTGCCGTAATTGCGAGCCGTTTGATAACGGTTTTGAGATTCAGGATGATGAAGCTGGTTACTGTAAGGCGCATGATTGGGAGATTGTGTACTTGGATGATGACTCATGGTGTGATGATTTTATCGCAGTTAAAGCTACACGAGTGCGTAATGAGGACTGGGATTAACATGACGGAAAATAACAAGGTCGTGCTGAATACAACTATAGATAAAGATATTAAGGATAATTTTAGCGCCTATTGTAAACAGGTTGGTTTCTCTATGAATACAGTTCTTGAGATTCTTATGCGACAGTTTGCAAACGGAGAGTTTCGTATCAAGTTTGAAAAGAATAAGTTGGATATTGATTTAGAGGAATAATGCCTTATACATAGGTTATAATAGATGGGTGGAATGTTTATCGTTCCACCTTTTTTTATTTTGTGATTGACTGCAAAAATATGAGCTAACTACTTGATAACTACATTGATACAAGGTAGAATATAGTAAAGAAAGGCGAGAGGAAGGGATAGAAAATGGCTAGTCCAGCATTTGCGCCAGTCGTTGTGGAAGAAAAGCAGCCTAACAATATCATTCAATTCAGTGTCGTTATGGGTACTAAGGATGTTAAGCCTAAAAGCCCGAAGGCGCGTGAGAATAGCGGAGGATTGAAACCCGCTGGCGTATCTTCTGAAGTGTATGCTTTTCGTACCGATGAAGAGATTAAGGCTATGGTCGATGTGTTCGATAAGCGTATCAATGAAGCTACCGATGAACACCATAAACAGATTGCCAGTCGGAATAAATTGCTATTCATTGTAGGCATCAATGTTGGTTTGCGTGCAAGTGATTTGATTACGCTTAAATGGAATTTTTTCTTGGATGGCATTGAGGATGGAGAATATAAGTTCAAGGACTTCTATACTTTGCAGCCTAAGAAAACACGTAAACAGAAGAAGTTTGTAAAGCTGTTCTTCAACAACACCGTTAAGAAGGTTATCGTAGAGTACCTTAATGAGTTCCCTACGGATAATTTAGATGAGTATATGTTTAAATCCCGTGAGGGTGATGGCGCTATTGCTGCTACCACTCTTTGGAGAATTATCAAGAACACAGCTAAAGAAGCTGGGATAAATAAGAATATTGGATCACATTCGTTAAGGAAAACATGGGGCAGGTTTTGTTTCGAGAATTCAAAAGATAAAACAAGGGCGCTTGTTTTGTTGCAAAAAGCTTTCAACCATTCTAGTCAAGAAGTTACATTGCATTATCTTGGATTGCTTGACGAGGATATTCAGGATATGTATGAGAGTGTAAATATCGGCTACGATTTTATCTAACGAAAGGTTAGTATCATGGGTATCTTTGGTCGGAAAAAAGACATTACCAACATGGTATTTGATTGGTCGTTATATTGGAAAGATATTGAGAGTGGCGTTGACAACAAAACTATAGTTAAGAAGATGGAGCGTCTTGACTATTATGTTCCAGCACTAGTGTCGTCATACGGAAAAATTCCAGTGGCGGCATACGCAAAGTAATTGATATAAGGCGGTTGTTTTTGACAGCCGCCTTTGTTTATTATAATCTTTATTGGGGAGTGGTAACGCACTAAAGGATAATACTAGAGAAGGGAGAGCTTATCTTTGCGGAAAAATTTTGATGACTTTATACAGACATTTGACTCGGAAAATACCGCCAAGGTAGTTAAATCGCTACGGGTTATAGGTAATTATGATTATTCTGATTGCACACCTGTTGATTTGCAAAATATCATATTAGGAATGAATCCTAATAGCCCAAAGGCAATAACAACTATCATATATATTCTCGGGTTATATGCTAAATATCTTGGTAATAAAGATATGGAATATATGTTGAATGACTTGGATCGGAATATTCTTTGGTCATTAGCTAAACCTAATGCGCGGAAAAAATTCATTTCCAATGAACAGTTTGAAAAAATATATCACGATATAGAAATGTATGAGGACTATAACGGATTCTATATACAGACACTATTTAGAGCATTATATGAAGGAATATATAATGATGATATGAGTGTCGTTAAGAATCTTAGAGCGGAAAATATATGGTGGGATGGTGCTACCTTAAGTCCTGATAACGGTAAGCCATATGATATATCTATATCGGAAAAATTATCTGATGATTTGATTAAGTTGAGCAAGATTGATATATGGGAAAGACGGAACAGATATGGAACATGCAAGATACCAATAGTCGGATTGCATGAAGATAGTTGTTTCAAGGTGGAAAATCGTAAAGGCAGTTCGGAATATTCTTATAGGTTCAGCTACTACAGGTTGTTGCGGAATATATCTAAGAACTATGTTGGATACAATCTGTTGCCGCTACAGATATATGTGAGCGGAATAATGCACAGGATAACATTGGAACTGGACAAGTGTGGAATAAATATCAAAGATGCTTTTGCAGACAACAACAAAGATAGGAAAGTGAACGGAATAATTTCAGATGAATTGAAGCGCAGCATGTGCGATACACCAGTGCGGAACTTTAGGGAAATGGTCAAAGGACATATAGATATTTTCTCTCCTTAGATGGAATATTTTATATGATGCAAATGATGTAGTTTGGTGCTAACATCTTAGTGTTGTGAAGTATTGCTATATTCTAAATATTTCACAACACACTTCTTGAGAGGAGCATTTGCATATGTTCGACTATAGTAAATACGGATTTTCCAATGGCGATAAGACCGAGCTTAAACGTGTTCTTGAAGACAAGATAGAATTTGAATCAGTAAACATAGATACATATATAGCAAGACCATATACATTTATTTTAAGGTCTTCTGAAGAAAATGTCACAGCTTCTCTAGAGGACGATAGGGTGATAATCAGACGGAATGATTGCTTTAAAACTACTATTTCAAATTTCTCTTTTGACAGCGTTGGTAACGTTCAGTTTAAATTGACGGAAGATTTTAGGTGTTCTATATTTTTCACCATCGCAAATATCTGCTATAATATCGTTGCTTATGTTTGCTAATACATATTTAGTCCGCTTGTGTCTGCGGACTGACACGGAAAAAGTTTTCAAAATTTTCCAAAAAAAGTTGTTGACACAGATATAGGCACCATGTAATATAGTTGATGTCAGAAAGAGACGCGGATAAAAACGCAAATCAATCTGAGCACCTTGAGAACAGAAGATGGAAAAAAGTTCAAAAAAGTTCTTGCAACTGATAAAGTTAGATGCTATAATATCTAACGAAGTGAAACGGAAGTTTCCAGTTGCACCTTGATATTTGCATAAAGTATCAGCGTTGAGAAATCAACGCGAAGGATTGTTTCAACCATGTGTATTCCTGACACCACAGGGTCATGGACGTGTTCGAGGAGTTCCACTATAGAGGATGCCCTATAGGTAGGCTTTGCCTGATAGCAGAAGAGACGGAAAATCTCAACCGAGCAGACACGGTGCTATGATAAGACGCGCGGAAAAGTATCGCTAACTGGTCGCTATCGCAATAGATATGAGGTACGAACCTCATTGAACCAAGTAGAGGATAGTGTGGCAGCTATGTCAATCGCTTGGAGTGCCATAAGATAGTTGTCCGATTGATGCTGGTAATCAGATATAAGACCAGACGTGAGTATGAGTAGCCCAAATTCGGATTTATAATGAGAAGATTAATATGCTGAATGGTGGGTGAAAATTGCAGATAATCAGCTCTGCCGTAGATTGACGTAAGTCGGGGTAAAAAGCGTTGGGGTAGCTCCCTGATTGCTCAGCTTTATCTCCTACGTGACTGAATATTCACACGTTTTTGATGGTAAGACGAAGGTCTGTGACAATCTTTCGCGTTGGTTTTCTTAACCAATAAAGCGAGGTTCGATTCTATGTTAGGTTTTGATAAGTTTACTAGCATAGATGGTACGGTACGATTCCGTAGACGGAAAATATTCCTCTCCTTTCTGTTTTGATTCCACGGTTGTTGCTTGGTTTCATGGTTGCTCCTGTTTAACTCAAAAATATTTTCCGTTAACGCTTAGTCCTAAGAGCTATGATGGAGATAGCTACCTGATGGTTCTTAGGCGCATGGTGACGGCGTAATGTTACCCTCTGTCTTAGCGGGAGAAGAAGACAGCTAAGCGCTTGCCACGGTAGTAATAGTGGTAGCATAGGAAGGTCTGCCTATGTGGACGGTATTTATAAAGTGACCCCTCTGGTAGTTGGCGAGGTTTAATAAGCTACCACCGTCTATGGAATATATATTTGTTTTCCCCACAAGGGAATCAATGTTAGAGTTCGTGCCATCAAGTATATATTCCATAGACGGTAACGCGAACTAGCGGTGTGGCGCAACAGGTAGACGCTACGGATTAATGTCCGAAATAGGTAGCTCCTATGTGTAGGTTCAAATCCTACCACTGCTAGTGAGCAAGTTGGTGATTATATGTTATTGTGCAGCATTCTTCCAAGTACTTGTATTGTTGTTATATAATCATCAACTGCCGTCTAGGTTTTATATATTTTGTGCGCTCATAGCATAATTGGTGAATGCGGCAACCTCATAAGTTGACGATTGTAGGATCATACCCTACTGGGCGCACAAGGTATATATTGCCTTGATATATCGGAGTGCATCCCGACTGGCCTTGAGGACGGAGACTCAAAATCTCTTGACGGTAATCATTCCGTATGCGGGTTCGACCCCCGTCACTCCGACCTAGAAACAATGCAGTTTATACTGATTTTATATTTATGTAAGGAGTGTATATGGCAGAAGTTGCAAATGTTTATATGCACAAAAATGGAAGATTGATGGCGTATATTAAAGATACGCAACAGGTTGTATCATATCCTAGAGTTATTATGGAAAATTATCTTGGTAGAAAATTAGAGGATTATGAAGAGGTACATCATAAAGATGGGAATCCTTTAAATAATGATATTGATAATTTAGAAGTTCTTACTAAAGAAGAACATTTGCGACTCCATTCAAAGGATAAAAGAAAATATTACGATAAAATAATGACGTGCCCATGGTGTGGGAATGATTTTTTATGGACTGCTGACCAGCAATTGAGATTTAATTCAAATAGACACAGGGACGGAAGAAATTCTTCTGTTCCATTTTGTTCTAAAAAGTGTGCTGGCGAATATGGAAGAAAAATACAACGTGAAAATGGATATAATATTGGCTCATCAAAAAGAAAACTAACAGATGAGCAAGTAAGATATATTAGAAATAATTATGTTCCACGTAGTAAAGAATTTGGTAAACGCGCTTTAGCAAAGAAATTTAACATTGATTATTCTACTATTGGATATGTCTTATCAGGAAAAACGTATCAAGATGTTGTATAATTACAATATAATTAACAATAGGTTCTGAGCGCCATTAGCTCAGGGGAAAGAGCCGAGTCCTTCTAAGTCTCGTGTGCGCGTGTTCAAATCACGCATGGCGCTCAGAACCTATTGTATCAATGCCTGATTAGTTTAACGGAAAAACATAGCCCTTGTAATGCTAAGTCAAGGTTTCGACTACCTTATCAGGCTCCATGGGGCAGACAACTAACGGGGAGTTAGGTCTGACTGCTAATCAGAACGTACTTGTTTATCAAGTATTGGAATCGTATTCCAGTTGCCCCGCCCATGTAATTTTACCGCGCCTATACGCGGTGGCTTTCAGGGTAGTGCTTAACAACCCTTCGCGGTAGTATAGGCAACGCCGCATAGCTATTCGAGAGGATAGCGAGCCTTCTTGCTAGGAGATAAGCAAGTGCTTTCACGGAGTATTAGGTGAACTTGAAACACTGTAAACAAGACCTCTGGATGTGCCGTGAATACGCATCCTGCTTTTTGTTTGAATATTGTACAAAGAAGGGATTGGTATGGTAACGTTTGTTATCGGAATTATTGCACTTCTTATTGCGATTCCATGTGTTGTTTTCGAGATTCGCGTTAATATGCCAGAGCCTATCGAGACTCAAAGTATATACGGAGAATCACGTATTCAGAATAAGAAAGAGCTTGAAGACGCAAAGTTTACTCATGGATGCGCTAGAGTTTTTGCAGTTGTATGCATTGTACTTGCCTTTGCATTTATCGGTGGTTCTTGTATTTACACTCAGGACATTGGTGAAGTTTGCGTAATTCGTAACCTCGGTGGTTCTCTTGCTGGTTCAACTTCTGAAGCTGGTTTCCATATCAAGATGCCTTGGCAAGATGTTGTTACGTATGATGTGCGTAACAATCTTATCAACTTCTATGGCGATACCGACTATAAGGTTGATGGCGGCTCATATGAGGGCAAGCAGGTATCAATCAATGATAAGTCTGGTGCTAGCGCCAATATCGATATTCAGGTTAACTATAGTCTAAAGGCAAATGCGGCACTTAGTCTTTATTCTGAGTATGGCACTCAGGAGAGCTTTGTTGAGAAGTATATTTCCAATGATGTTCGTGCTGTTACCCGTGAGGCTTCTGGTAAGTTTGATACCGTTACCATGCTGACTGATCGCTCACAGTTCACTAAGGCTGTTCAGGATACACTTGCTAAGAAGTGGAAGAAGATTGGTCTTACCGTTGAGCAGGTAAGCGTTCAGGATGTACGTTATCCTAAGTCAATTACTGACAGCTATTCACAGGCTCAGGCGGCTGAAGTGGCAAAGCAGAAGGCGCAGAATGAGCAGGAGACTGCCAAGGTTCAGGCTGAGACTAAGAAGATTGAAGCTCAGGGTGAAGCAGATGCAAACGCGGTTCTCGCACAAAGCCTTAATGACCAAGTGTTGCAGCAGCACTACATTGAAGCCTTGAAGGACGTTGGCAAGGAAGGTAATCTTGTTGTGGTTCCTAACGGTTCTACTCCAATGATTAATACTGGTAATTAGCTTGTTTGAATAGCCTTGGTTTAAGTCCATGAAAGACGGATAGTTTCGGCTATGTGAAAGTAGAGTGTGTGTACTTGAAATCTTAACGCGAAAGCAATTGTGTTTAATATGTGTAGAGAGGGTGTACTGAAAGGTACACCCTCTTTTTTTATGTGTACATGATATAATATCCATGTAGGTTGACGGCAAATAAGGAGAACAAGTGTCTACTTTCATTTGTACTGTGTGTCAAAATAGAATCAAAGAACGTGGCAACAAGGTAGATTGCGGATATTATAATGATACTCGTTCAATGATTGAAGACACGACAAAGCTATATGATAAAAGTTTTCTCTGTCCTCATTTTATTCATGTTAGGTATAAGAATATCAACACATGTAAGTCAAAGAAAAAATATTCATGTAGATATGATGCGTTATGCGCAGCTAAAACTTTGTTTGTTAAAAAGAAAAAGATTCTTCAACCATATCAATGTAAGATATGTAAGTCTTGGCATTTAACACATGAATGCTCTGATGGTTATAACCCAATGGAAGAATATAACAAGGCAAGAAAAGCAAATCGATTGTATGACTAGATATTGATTGAAGGTTTATTGTGAATTTTTCTAAGTTTGATATACGTATGTTCAATGAAGCGCGTATGGAAGCTGAATCGTCTGAATTTAAAAGGTTTCACACTGGTGCCGTAATTGTCTATAAGAAACATATCATCGGACGTGGAAAGAATAGCGATAAAACCCATCCAATGCAAAAGGAATACAACCGTAAATATAGGACGTTTAATAATGTTGGTGGAAATTATATAGTAGATTCTGTACATGCAGAGATTGCAGCCATCAACTCCATTCCATATACAATTGGGATAGATGTTGACTGGTCTAAGGTAAGAGTGTATGTGTATCGAATATCTCGTGGTGTTAAACTTGGTTATGGATGTGCTAAGCCCTGTCCTGCTTGTATGAATGCCTTAAAAGACATTGGGATAAAGAATATTTACTATACTGATAGCGATGGTTATAGCTATCTCCAACTTGATGTGTAATTATTTTGTGAAGAGAGTTCCATTTATGTTACTTTTCTGATATAATATCGTAAGAACAAGACAGAATTTTCTGATGGAAGATTCTTTACATTGCAAATAGATTGAAAGAAAGTTGGAACATGACATATGATAGAAGAACAGCATAGTATGTGTGTGCCAGATGAAATTGATTGGCATTTTGAGCGTAAGTATAGCATTGTAGATTCGTATGACGAGCTTTGCGCTGATGAATATAATATCCCAGATAGCTTGATTGACTATGATTCATATGAGACAATGCTTAGCGATATGATGGTTGAAGAGTTTATCAACAGCTTAAACGATAATGAAAAATATATTTTATCTGGTTTGCTAAATGGGATGACACACCAAGAGATTAGTGATACAATGGATTGTACAAGACAGAACGTCACTCGCACTGTTAAAAGACTCGGAACAAAAGCTATTGATTTTCTGTCTTACAATTAAGGTTATATGCCAATAGAAAGGTGATTTATTATGGCACGTACAAAGAACACTGTGACCGCTGAAATGGTAAATGAGATTCTTGATAACTCTGATTATTATGTTGGAACCGTATTCGACAAGTGTACTGTTGTTTCATGTAAGCTGCCCAATGGTTTTGTAATCGTTGAGTATTCTGCTTGTGTTGACCCTGCTAATTATAGTGAGGAAATGGGTATCGACATTTGCATGGGCAAGATTGAGAATAAGGTTTGGGAGCTTGAGGGCTATGCTCTACAGAATGACCTCGGTGATCTTGCTGGCGCTTCTGATGACGCTAAGGTTGCTGACGAACTAGATTGTGATGGTGATTGCGAGAATTGCGACCTATATGATTCTCAGGATGAGAATGACGCAAAGGACAAGCCAAAGCATACAGATGATGTAGATGACGAGGACGATAAGTATTGGGATAAGCTTGCTCAGGCTTATGATGATTATCTAGATTATGTTGATGATTATCTTGATGATTTAGCACGACATGCTCACAAGCGCCGCTATCATGAGTTTAATCCTTTTAGTGAGTCATATCGCAATAAGTTTTATTGCTAAACAATAGAATACATATAGATTGTATGGAGAATAGTTTAGATGATATGTATTCTGATAGAATACTAGTCGGAACTATTCTCCATATTGTTAAGGAGTTAATTTATGTATTTAGACAATGCAGGAACTACTAAGGTAAGACCAGAAGTTCTTGAAGCTATGATGCCTTATTTAAAGGATGAGTTCTATAATCCTTCTGCTATCTATAGCGATGGCGTTAAAGTTAAGAACGCAATTGAGGATTCTCGTAATACCATTGCAGACTTTATCAATGCCAATGCAGATGAAATCTATTTTACTTCTGGTAGCTCGGAAAGTAATTGCTGGGCTATTCAGGGATATGTATTTGCTGGCATGATGGACTTTGCTAAGACTGAGATTGTCACAACTAGGATTGAACATAAGTCTATCATGGAATGTGTAGACGCTATGGATCGTCTTGGTGGCAATACTGGTTATTGCGATGTGACATATCTTGATGTTGATGAAGATGGCTTTGTTGATATGGAGCAGCTTAAATCTGTATTCGAAGACCGTGAAGAGCCTGATTATTATGACATTCTAGTGTCAGTACAGCTTGCCAATAACGAATGTGGTGTTATTCAAGACATTAGAGCTATTTCTGATATTGTTCATAAGTATGGTGGTATTCTTCATGTAGATGCAACACAAGTCTTTGGTCAGATTCCAATTGATGTTAAGACTATGGGCATTGATATGTTAAGCGCATCGGCACACAAGATTGGAGGTGTTAAAGGAATTGGCTTTTTATATAAGAAAAACGACATTGAGATTCAACCCATTATCTATGGTAGCCAGAACGCTGGATACAGAGGGGGGACTGAAAATGTTGCTGGTATTGTCGGCTTTGCGAAAGCCGTTGAACTCGCATCTGAGGAAATGGAAAATAAGTTAGAGCTATCTGTGAAGCGCGATTATTTTATCAATGAGCTTACAAGAAATGGTTGTAAGTTGAATGGAGCTTCTGCGCCTAGACTGCCAAATAATGTTAACGTAATGTTGCCTGATGGCATTGGCTCAGAAGAGCTTTTATATATTCTAGACCTCGATGACATTCAATGCAGCACTGGCTCTGCTTGCAATAGCCATTCTAAGAAGCCGTCATATGTTCTTAAAGCTCTTGGTCTAACGGATGAAGAATGTGCAAGGTCTATTAGATTTACAATTTCTTCTGATATTACATTTGAAGACATTGATTATGTTGTAAATGAAATTGTAAAGGCTATGAAGATTATGAGGAGTAGCAACTAATTTAGTTGCTTTGATAGGTTTGCAACTGATTTTGTTGCTATCATATGATGGCAACAAGTGTAGTATAGTAGAAAGGCTGTAATATGCTAATAAATGGTGAACGCGCATTGGCTTATCCTGTTATTGTCGAGGAGATTAAGCCCATCCCTAACTATGACCGTGTAGAGCACGCACGAGTTGGCGGCTGGTGGATTATTGTTCAGAAAAATCAGTTTAGGGTAGGCGATAAGGCTCTATATATCGAGACTGATTCACTTGTTCCTAGTAACGATGAGCGCTTTGAATTCCTTGAGAAGAAGCATTATAAGGTTAAGACCATTAAGATGTGTAAGGTGTATTCGCAGGGCTTGCTTATGCCTATTGATGTATTTCCTGAGATTAAGGATAAGGACGTTCACGAGGACGTGACAAAGCTACTTGGTATTAAGTATTATGTAGCCGAGGATAATGCTCGTAAGGCTAAGTCTAATCCCAATGCGAAGTATAATAACATGTGCGCACGTAATTCTAAGCTTGCCAAGAAGAAGTGGTGGAAGTGGCTAATGAAGCGTGCGTGGGGTCGTAAGCTGCTGTTTGTTTTCTTTGGTCGCAAGAAGGATAATCCTAAGAATTTCCCAACTTGGATTAAAACCACTGACGAAGATCGCATAGAAAATGTTATGTTTATGCTTGAGGATAAAGATCCTTATATTAAGACCGAAAAATTGGACGGATGTTCGTCAACATATTTTCTAGATCTTACTGGACGAAAGCCTGATTTTGGCGTGTGTTCTCGTAATGTTCGCCAAATTGACATTGACCAAAAGAATTTTATTTCTGATACTTCTAATATCGGGAATGTCTGGTGGGAGATGGCGATTCATTATTCTATTGAAAATGCGCTTAAAGATATTGCAAAGAAATATAATCATAAGCGTGTTGTAATTCAGGGCGAAACATATGGTGAAGGAATTCAGGCTAACCCATATAAGATGAAGGGTCGTGACTTTGCTGCCTTCAATCTAATCTTTGATGGTGAGCGTTTGGGTTCTATTGAAGCAAAGAAGATTCTAGCTGAGTATGACATTCCATTTGTTCCTATTATTGATGATAACTATATCCTGCCTGATGCTGATGATTTTGAGGAGTTCAAACAGTCTGCCGATGGCAAGAGTGTAATCAATAAGAAGTGTCTGCGTGAGGGTTTTGTGTATCGTAGTCAGGATGGACAAAAGTCGTTTAAGAACGTTAGTCGCAAATTTCTCATGAAGAATGAGGGATAAATGAAAGATAGCACTAAACCAGTGCTGGCAGTTATGGTGGGCTTACCCGCATCTGGGAAGTCCACCTATGCTTATAAACTAGCACAAGAAAACAACGCAATTATATTCAGTTCAGATGATTTAAGAGAAGAATTATATGGTGATGTTAATGACCAAGAGCACAATCACGAGCTGTTTGTAGAGCTACATAGACGCATTAAAAAAGCATTAAAAGAGGGTCATAACGTTATTTATGATGCATGTAATCTTAGCTCTAAAAGACGTATTGCTTTTCTGCAAGAGTTAAAGCATATTCCTTGTTGGAAAGAATGCATTATCATGGCTACACCATATCAACAATGTCTACATAATAACAAGGCAAGAAGTAGGAAAGTTCCTGAGCATGTTATTGAGCGTATGTGTAAACAATTTGATACTCCTTATTACTATGAGGGATTCAATCGTGTTACTGTTCAATACTATGAGAATAGTTTGAATCGTTACTCTCAATATCCAATGTCTTGGGCACTAGATTATATGGATTATAAACAGGATAATCCTCACCATAAGCTAACTCTTGGGCAACACTGCATGAAGGCTATGTACTGGTTGTATGGTAGCAAATGGTTTACGTATCCTTTAATTGGTACGATAATAAATGCGACTGTTATACATGATTGTGGCAAGCCATTTTGTAAAACATTTAAGAATGGCAAAGGTGAGACTACAGATATAGCGCATTACTATGGGCATGAGCATATTGGAGCATATGATAGCTTGTTCTTTAAATATGTTGCTGGCATCAATGCTCTAGATGTTTCAGCTCTTATCTCCAATCATATGAAGCCTTGGGCATGGGAGAGAGATAACAACGAAAAAATGCGTAATAAATATCTAAATTTGTGGGGTTCTGACTTCTACCAATGTGTTATGATTCTACATGAAGCAGATAAGGCCGCACACTAAAGGAGATTTTGTATGTCATATAGGGTTTTTGATACTAAAAATCGTGAATGGGTAGACCCCGATAAAATTCTAATTTCATGTGGAGAAAACAGGCTTCTGACCTGCGGAAACGCTGTGCTCGGATGGCGAAAATTGAAGGAACTGCCTGAAGATAGGTATTTATTCCACAAAAGCCTAGGATTTGTTGATAAAAACGGTGTTGAGCTATATGAAGGCGATATCTGTACTGTTGATATGCCAGAGGGACATGAAGATGGCGATACAATCACTGTTGAGATTGCATATATCAAAGAGCGTGCTGCTTACTTCATGCTTGACTGGGAGCATTCTAAGTATTACAGCTTTGGCGATGACACTGATTCAATCATTGAAATTGTAGGCAATGTATGCGATAGGCCTGATGGAGAAAATGAGGAGGATGTAGCATGACAGTAATTGCAATCGTGGGAGTGGCGGCAGTTGTGATATCATATACATGCTGTAAGATTTCTCACAAGGAAAATGAACTTCGCAGGTATGAGAATGAAGACTGTGGCATTTGGGATGAGTGGTGATTGATATGATTCAGATTCGCAATGGAGTATTCGAGACTAATAGCTCAAGCACGCATAGCATTTGTATCTCTAAGAAGCCTGTTGACGCAGATGGTTGTCATATTGACTTTCATTTTGGAGAGTTTGGCTGGGAGAATGATGATGTAGATGTAGCGGATTATCTTTATACTGCTATTTATTACTTTGATCCAGAGGGCAAGCGTGGTCTTTTTGACAAACTAAAGGATATTCTTGACTCTCATGGCATTAGCTATACGTTTGAGAAGCCAAAGCTAAATCATTATGAGTATGATACAGATGAGTGGTGGGAGACTGATACTGGTTATATCGACCACGGGTATGAGACATCTGAGTTCGTACATGCAGTGTTAGATGATGAAGATATGCTTATACGATATCTTTTTGGCGATAGTCATGTGTACACTGGCAATGATAATGAGGATGGAAATCCGATGTGCTATGCAGCTGAACCAACTGTTTGGAAGTGGGATGATGATAACCACAACGAGTGGGAGGAGCCTAATCCAAATCACGATGAAGAGAAGTATGATTACTTCTTCAAGGGTAACTGATAGGAGATACCATGATTCAGATTCGTCAAGGAGTGTTTGAAACTAACTCAAGTTCAACTCATTCACTTTGCATTATGCCAAAGAATGACTATAAAAAATGGTGTAATGGCACTAATGAATACTATTTTGTAGATTCTAAATACGATAATGAATTTAATAAGTGTTTCCCAGATGGCATTGGTTATGGAATTTATTCCAAAGATGTAGTTCAAGACGCGCTTAATAAGTATGCCAAGGTGCATGAGGAAAAGCATAAGGATGATAATTGGTATCGTCCTGTCGATACTCATGTGTTAGAATATAGCGATGACCATGATGTTATGGCTGAACGCAGGGATGCTCGCCTGTATGATTTGTGGATTTATACTCTTGATGATTGGTATGAATACACTGATGGATTAGAGGATTATTACGTGCCGTTCACTACGCCGTCTGGTGATAAAATGGTTGCATTTGGAGCATACGGATATAACTAGGAGATAGAATGAAGCTTCTTGGTAGTTATAAGAATAATGATTATCAGGTTACCATGTTCTCAGATGGCACTAAAATAAGGTGGAATGATAAGGATTCATTTAACCCTGTTAAACCTGAATCAATCGACCTCAAAATCACTAACCAATGTGATATGGGTTGTATCATGTGCCATGAGAATTCAACTCCCAATGGTAAGCATGGTGATATTCTTAATCTTTCGTTTATTGATACTATGTTTCCATATAGTGAGGTGGCGATTGGTGGAGGGAATACACTATCACATCCTGATTTAGTTCCATTTCTTGAGCGCCTTAAAGAGCGTAAGATTATTGCCAGTATGACAGTTAATCAAACTCATTTTATGAGCAATATTAATTTTCTTAAAGACCTTTCAGATAAGAAACTGATTTATGGTCTTGGCGTTTCATATAATGGTCAAGCAGACTCTATGAGCATCAATGCTATTAAGCAGTTTCCTAATGCCGTTGTACATATTATCAATGGCATGGTGACGAAGTATGACTTGATGAATCTTTCTCATAATGATTTAAAGATTCTTATTCTTGGATACAAAGATTTTAGGCGCGGTCATACTTTATATGAGAAGAGCGCTGATGACATTGAGAAGTTAAAATCCCAGTTTTATGATATGCTTCCTGAGATTGTGGACGATGGTTGGTTCAAGTGTATTAGTTTTGACAACCTTGCAATTAAGCAGCTTGAGCCTAAGCGCCTTATGAGCGATGAAGACTATGCTCAATTTTTTATGGGATCAGATGGTGAATATACTATGTACGTTGATGCTGTTAATCGACAGTTCGCCAAGAGTTCTGTATCTACTGAGCGATATGATTTGATGGATGATATTGCTGATATGTTTAAGATTGTAAAGGATGGTGTAAATGGATAAGTATTATCTATACCTTGCAGGAGGAATGAGTGGGCTTAGCCATGATGAGCAGTGGGGGTGGCGAAAAGATTTTCGTGATAAGCTCATGGATAACATTGACCTATACGGATATGATTTTGAACCAGTGTTCTTTAATCCCCTGATGCATTATGACTTAGAGATGCCAGAAGCTCATAAGAGTGAGCGCGAGGTATTTGACCTTGATACATATTATCTGCGTAAGTCTGACTTGGTTGTAGTTAATTTTAACAGCCCAAACAGTATCGGTACTGCCATGGAGCTTGCTATTGCCAATGATAATCGCATTCCTATTATCGGTCTTAATGAGAATGGCGCTGAGCTTCACCCATGGTTGGTCGAGTGTTGCACACGTATTTGTGATACAATGGAAGAGCTTGTTGACCATGTTGGATTGCAGTATTTAATTGTGTAGCAATCTAATGTAAAACTAATGTAGACTAATGTAAAAATTTTTTAGATTATCTATCAGATTAGTTTATATTTATGTTATAATAACTAATGTTATATGCCTTAACAAACATATGGAGGTATCTTAGATGGCAAATGAGAAGAGCGGCATTAAGAAGTCCGACTGGGTTTCAAATTTTACACTTGTGGGTCAAGCTCGTGTAAATGATTACAGTTTTAAGATTGACGCACAGTCTGAGCGTAGCAGCTGGGTTTACAATTCTATGAATCTTGGCGTTGATTGTGGCGAAAAGCACGGCGTGGTATATTGTGAATGTATGGGCGGCTATTCTCCAGATCGTGAGAATATTATTTACGCTCATGGTAAGGACGATGATGGTCGCGATGATTTCTCTAAGCAGATGACGATTGCTTGGGAAGACCGTTTTGACGATACGATTCTAGATGAGGTCGGAGAACTTTCGTTTATTACTGTTGGACTTGAGAAGACCACCGCTGGAAAGACTTATTATAAGAACTTCCTTAGCGAGTATGATGCTATCGCCTATGCTAAGGAACATCTTGAGGATGGTATGGTTGTAAACGTCAAGGGTCGTTTGCAGTATAGTATGTACAATGATACTGTTCAGGTTCGTAAGACTATTCAGAGTATTGTTCTGAGCGGCGCAGATGAGCCTTCTAAGTATTATGCTCGATTTACTCAGTCTATTCTTCTTGATAAGGATTCTGCCAGCCTTAAGGATATTGACAAGGATAAGGGCGTTATGTATGTAAATGCTCGTGTTCTTGATTATGTCAAGGAGCTTAACGGTACTGAGATTAAGGGTCAGTATCCGTTCACAAAGCAGTTCGAGTTCCCAATGGACTTCACTAAGCCTGAGCTTTGCAAGAAGATTTATGATAAGCTCTTCAAGGTTAAGAAGAATGTTCGTCAGGTAACATTTGATGGTATCTTTGTTGAGGGCGGAGCTACTGTTACCGCAACAATGGATGATGTTCCCGATGAAGTCAAAGACCTAATTAATATGGGCATCTATTCTGAGGAGGAAGCACTTGCTAAGTGTAGCGCAAGCGGTTCTCGTGAGCGCCGTATGATTCTTCAGAAGCCAGTGATTAAGCTTGTCGGCGATGATAAGACTCCTGTTGTTCAAATCTTTGATGATAAGTATACTGAGGACGAGCTTGTTATCGACCTTGGTAATGATGACGAGGGCGCTCCATTTGATGCTGATGCAATCGAGAATGACGATGAAATGTCTTGGCTTGATGCTCTGTAAATAATACATACTATTAATGTTATATGCGGGAGAGATGGGTTTGAACTCTCCCGCTCATTCTCAATCAACATCTTAGAAAGGTGAATACATATGGCGTTTGGTAAGAAGAATAACGTTAAACTTGACCCGCTGGCATACAACATCTGTCTACTTGGAGAGTCTAAGGTTGGCAAGACCACCCTTATGAAAGAGGTCTGCGAGAAGCTTGCAGGCGATGATGGCTATCTGTTCCTAGAGTGCGGCACCGAACGAGGAGCCGATGCCATTCAGGGAATTAATTATATTAACTGTCCTGAGTGGGATATGGATTACGATGAGCTTACGAACAGTGCTGGTCTTGCTGATGTTTGTGAGGATATTATCGAGAATAAGACTAGTGAGTATCCTAATCTTAAGGCGGTTATCTTCGATACATATGACCACCTAATTGACATTGCTGAGCAGAAATCAATTGATATGTGGAACAAGGAGTGTCGCAATAGCGGACATGCCGAGAAGTGTGTGAAGAGTATTAATCAGGCTTGGTCTGGCTATGGTCGTGGTGAGAAGAAGGCCATTGAGATTATGTTCGATATGATGGCTCGACTTCGCAATGTTGGAGTTGCTTCTATTATTATCGGACATGTTAAGACCAAGGAAATCTCCGATGTAGTCTCTGGCGAGTCTTATCAGATCCTCACTTCAGACCAGCAGCAGAATTATTTCAACGCGCTTAAGAAGAATCTACATTTCCTTGGTCTAGCATACATTGACCGTGATGTTATCAAGGAGAAGACTGGACGTAAGAATGCTGTGACTAAGAAGGATGAGGTTGTCAACAAGGTTGCATCAGAGTCGCGCAAGATTAAGTTCCGTGACGATAATTATGCTGTTGATTCTGGTTCTCGTTTTGCTAATATCATTCCAGAGATTGATATGAATGCAGATGCATTTATTCAGGCACTTACAGACGCAATCAAGTCTGAGCAGTCTAAGTCTGGCGTGTCATTTGATACAGCTAAGAAGAAGCAGGCTAAGCAGGAGAAGGAGCTTGAGAAGCGTGTTGCTGAGCAGGAAGAGCAGGCTAAGTCTCAGGCCGCTGTAGATGATGTAGTTGCTCAGATTGTCGATTTCTTTACCGAGAATAAGTCTGATATTGCAAAGATTAAACCCGTTCTTGCGGCGTGCAAGAAGCTTGGATATGATAATCCTAAGTCCATTGATAATATCGAGGATGCAAACAAGATTCTCGCTCTTATCTCTGAGTAATTCTGATATAATGTACAATCATGCTACAAAATATAGAAAAATGTAGCATGATTGTACAGACTAAAGAAAGGTTTAATTATGGCACAGTCTATTGAGGTCATGGAACAGCGTTACCAGATGCTTCTTAATCGTGAGGGTAAGAACCGCGAGAATGTCGGTATCATGCGTAAGCTTCGCCGCAAGATTAATAAGGCTAAGAAGGGTATTATTCTTTCTTAATATGTCTTAGGAGATTAAATGAAAGATTATGTCGTATGCAGAGAGAAATGTAACGGCGCTTATACTGTGCGTGTTAAATCTGATTGTAGTACTACTCGGTTCGATGTAATCGATTCTTTTGAATCTTATGAAGAAGCAAGCGAGTTTATATATAAATCACTGCTTCAACGAAAGGAGTCTGTATGTCTTCCGATCTTAAGCAAGAGTTCCTAAAGAACAAGTACGAGTACATTTCAGACGATGCTACTAATGAGCCTGTGAAGAAGGCCAAGAAGTCAAAGCCGAAGAAGTCTAATCATAAACATGAATATAAGAACCTAATTATTCAGTCATATGATAAGGTTGCTGGTAAATGGATTGATACTTATGTAAGCTATTGTCCTGTTTGCGGTAAGCTGAGTGATTTTCAGCAGACTGATGAGATTGCAAAGATTTTCCCTAATATTCGAGTTGGTACATTTGGATTTTGTATCGGTTTAACTTGCAACAAGAGCAATAAAGAGTGGCAGAGCTTTGCAAACTGGTCTGGTGAAAATATTCCGCATGTAAAGTGGAAAGACTTTGTTTATTGGAAAGACAAGTACATTGACTTGAATTTGCTAGATAATTAATTGACTTGAATGTTCTGCCCATGACATAACAGTCGTGGGCAGTTTTGTATAAGGAGGTTCTGCCGTGGCTAAAGCGTCTAAGAAAAAGATGACAGAGCAAGAGCTTGCAGATTGGGACGAGCTTTATGAGTATGTGCGTTCAAAAGTAATGGGTTACGATAAGAACCAATCATTGACACCATACATTGTATTGCGTTTAAAGGGGCTTGTTGACGGTAAAGCAGTGGCAAATAAAAAGATTAAAGATAAAGCCCACTATTCTTACAAGATTATTTTAAACACATTTAAATATTCAATGCCTGATATTAAGCGTGCAATTGAACGCATTGCATTTAAAGATGAGTCTGCAAAGTTTAACTATATTATGAGAATTGTAGAGAACAATATTAATACGGTATATATCCGTATGAAAAATGTAGAGAAAGCAAAAGAAGAAGTCAAAGAATCTGACGTCAGTTATGCTGCTAACTATGTTAATATGTTTAAGGCAAAGAAAACAAACGGTACTAAGAAGTTTGATGACCTATGGTGAGGGCTGGTTGATATATGGCAGAAAAGAACAAGAAGAAATTAAGCGCCTTTGAGCAACAAAAGGCAGAGACTATTAAAAAAGTATCTGAATATAAACTTCAATGTGAAGCGAATGTTGTTGCCATTCTGTATAAAGACCCAGACCAGCTGTATAATACCGACATTGATTTAAGTTCATTTACAAGTAATGTATGGAAAGTATTCTGGCAAATTGCACATGATATTATTATCGTTGAGAACAAGAATACTCTTGACGATATTACAATAGGAATGTATCTCAATAAACATCCAAAGCTTAATGAGAAGTATGTTGAGTATGGTGGCTATGATACTATCACTGCCGCTATGGGATATGTTAAAGAAGAGAATCTTGATGGCTATGTATCTGAGTTACATAAGTGGGATGCTGTAAGAGAGCTTTGTGAAAAGGGCTTTCCTGTAAAAGATAGGCTTTCTGATTATGCGGATATGTCTGAGGAAGAGATTTATAATGAGCATGAAGCATATCTAAATCATATTTTCGCCAATTCATCTACTGGCATTAAGAGTGTTAACGTATTTGATGGCATGTATGAGTTTATTCAGGAGCTTAATGAGTGCAGTGAAGCTGGTATGCCGTTCTATAATGCTGACTTGCTTAATGCAGAAGTTGGCGGATTCAACCTTAACGGCAATATCTACGGACTCGGAGCAGGAAGTGGCTGCGGCAAATCGAATATGGCGTTTAACTGGATTATTCCTTCTGCTATGAAATATGGCGAAAAGGTTGTTATGTGCATTAACGAGGAAGATGAGCGCCGTATTCGTAAAGAATTGTTAATCTGGGTGGCTAATAATATTTTCCATGAAGAGCTTCATAAGCGTACAATTCGTGACGGTGGTTTTGATAGCGATACAATTGCTTTGCTAAAGAAGTGCGCTGATTGGATTGACCAGCAGAAAGACGAACATATCTTGACTGTTATTCCGCTTGAAAGATATTCTGTTAGCACTGTAATTAAGATTATTAAGAAGTATTCAAGTGCGTTTGGGGTGCGAGTATTTATTCTTGATACTCTTAAAGAAAGCTTTGACGCTAAGACAGATGAGATTTATAAATCTATGATGCGAGACATGGTTACTCTTTACGATGTTGTCAAACCGTCTGCCAAGAATGTCGGACTGTTTGTAACGTATCAGCTTGGCAAGGGCAGTTTAAAGATGCGCTATCTTACCAACAACGAGATTGGTCAAGCTAAGTCTATCGTAGATGTTATGAGTGTAAATCTTATGATGCGTAGACCGTATGAAGATGAATATGAAGGCGGATCAAAAGAGGTAATCGGTTATCGTCCAGATGGCAAAGACGGTAAATCAAAAATTGCCATTAAGTTAAAGAAGGAAGACAATCCTATGATTACCTTTATTGTTAAGAATCGCTTTGGTATTAGTGGCGGACATCAAGTTGTATCAAGCTGTGACCTTAGTACAAATACGTATAAGGATATTGGATACTGCAACATACCTCAAGATTTTTGATTTTGTTATTAACGTTATATGCAAATGGTGTTATACTTTAATAAGTGACTGAGCGCGAAAGGAGTGATATTTAGATGGATACAACTTCTCTGAAGGAATATATCTTCAATAATAATAAAGTTGAATTTGTTCTAGAGAAGATTGGTTGCAAGTCAATTAAATATCACTCCTCTAAAAATTTCTACAGTGCAGCTAATTACAATGGCGATAATACTGGTGCTATTAATGTTTATAATACAAAGCATCTTCTCATACACAATTGGACTCGTGAGAATGAATTTGACGAGGTGGCAGATATTATCTCTCTTACTCAATATAATAAGAAGTGTTCATTCGTAGATGCCGTTAAATATCTTCATAATATTCTCGGACTTGAATTAACGCCATATAAGAAAGAAGAAAAGAAAGAAAAGCCAGATCCGCTTGCTGTGTTCAAGAACGCTATAAGCAGACATAGATGTATAGTAGATGTAGCGGAGATACAGGCTATTAACGAAGAAGCTATTAACGATTATGTTCCCTTACTTTATATTGATTGGCTTCGAGAAGGAATCATGCCTTGGGCTGCTAAGAAGTTTAGGCTAGCGTATTCGTATAAATATCATCGTGTAGTTATTCCTATTCATTATTGGCTTGATGGCACGCTTGTTGGGTTTAATCAACGAACTACTGTAGAAAATTATGAAGAGTTGGGTATTAAGAAATATTTTCTAACACCTTCATATAAGAAAAGTCTTAATCTCTATGGTCTTTGGGAGAACAGAGAAGAGATTGAGCGTAAAAAAACTGTAGTTATTTGCGAGTCGGAGAAGTCTGTACTCAAAAGATATTCGCTCAATGATGGGACTTGTGTTGCGCTTCAAGGTAAGAAGCTGAGTGATGAGCAAAGGCGTATTATCATTGGATTGAATGTAAATGAAGTTATTATTGCTCTTGATAATGATGTTCCAATAGAAGAAGTGCGTCACATGTGTGAACAGTTCTATCACATTAAGAATGTGTCATATGTGAAGGATCGATGGGATTTACTTGGCGATAAGGATGCTCCCGCTGACGCAAAGAATAAGGTGTATAATTATCTTATAAAGTATCGAGTAAAGTATGATGAGTCAGAACATCAAAAGTATCTAAATGGCATTGGAAAGAAATGAGGTAAACAATGAAACTTGTATTTCAGAACAGTCAAGGGCATGAGCGAACTATTGCAGATGTTGCAACAGCTGATGATGCATATTCTGAAATTAAGAAGTTTTGTCGTGAAAGAGATTTTCATATCTATTACACTCGCGTTTGGCAGGATAAAGATGGCGCGACAGTATATGATGTTGGGTCACATGTAGACTTCTTTAAACTGTATCCAGATAACAAGGAGTAATAATGATTCCAAAGACTGACTTTATTAATGCTGTTAATTCAATTAAAGAGGTAGAGGATTTCTATCATCAGCATGGATATAAGTGCTATGTAAAGAACGCTCTTACACGTACTCTGATGGATGCTATCGGCGATAAATACGAGTGGGTAGCGTGGTATATCAACACTACCAAATATGGCAAGGTAAATAATGCTGTCAGTACTGGTGATTCAACTCAAAACGTCAAGCATTATGTTATCGACAGTGTAGATTCACTATATGATTTTCTAATTGACTATTATGCTGAGCATGAGATGGTAGGTATCTATGAGTAATTATCCAGACTATACTTGGGAACAAGACCCTAGAGCACCATGGAATGAGCCAGCTCCGTGGGACGGTAAAAACTGCGTACAGTGCTCTTTATTCGCTCCAATCCCCAAAGACATTTGCGATACTACCATGGGTTATTGTGTACAGTATTGCGATTATTGCAATGGTACAGATGACGCATGTGAAGACTTTGAATTGTATTAAAAGGATTGATTATGAATAATGTTGCCGCAGATGATATTCAGCAATTTATGGAACTCACATGTTAACCGTTCTTAATATCAAGCGCGTTAAAGCACGTAAGCCACACTATTGTGATATGTGCGGTAAGAAGATTGAGACTGGCGAAGAGTATGAATCGCAAAGTCTAGTTTATTGCCATGAAGCATATACATTTCATCAATGTGACAGATGTAAGTCATATGTTGACGAGCTGAATAGCATTGGATTTGATGGTGCATATGATGATGGGCTAGATTCAGGTACATTTGAGTCCTTTATGTGGGATCAACATTGTGACGTTATCGATAAATGGTACGAGGATGATTGCGATGATTGTTAACGATAGTTGGGATAAACTATATAGCGATATCGTTGATGCTCTTTATTGGTCTGATGTAAGTGATGCGCCTGCTGCATGTACATATTTTAGCACAGATAAAGAATGCCTTATTGTATATATGAACAATGGAAAAACATGTACAGAAGAGTGTCCTATGTTTTATTGTCGAAATTGCAATGAAGCTATGGCAAAAGATATTATTAGTCGCGCCCAAGCGTTAAAGGATAAAGATAAATGAGCGTAAACAGAACAATGATTTGCGACAGGTGTGGCAAAGAAGTTCCGCATAATGTAGGCAAAACCATGTGGCATCATACAATAATTTTATTTGACAGATTTTCTCTTTGGGATAGCAAAGAAGAAAGGCTTGATTTGTGCGATGATTGCACAAAAGAATTTCGTAAGTGGTTGAAAAAAGAAGCATAGATTATGACTACATATGGTTTTGAAAAAGACTTAGAAGACCTTCATGTATGGGCGCTTGATTATATGGAGGGCTGCGATGAACCAGAATGGACATTGTTCAGCAGCATTGCTAGCGCCATTGAAGAATATTTGGCAAAGAGGTATGTAAAAGGACAAATGGAATTTGCAATTAAAGATGCAATGGACAAGATGCCAAATGCCCTTAAGATGCTAGAGGATTCGTAAGAAATGAATTGATATGGCGGTATATAAGTTAGTATTTGATTGGTATAATGAGGAGACAGAAGACCTTCCTTGGTTTGAGCAGAAGCAGACAGTTGTATATTTTACTAATGCAGAGGAAGCTCTTGATTATGCTCGTGATGTTGCTTGGAACGAAACGAGCTACCAAGACATGAAGTGTCCGTTAAATGCATATCTTTATAAGTTTGACGAATGTAACGCGCATGATGAGTTTGATGAGCGCTATATTGCCGCTTGGTTTGATTTAGACAAGAAAATCCGTTTTTAACAAGCCTCTGACCTGCGGTTTTGTTGGCGAAATAAGCTTTAAAATCGTCATTTTAAAAGTTTAGTAATAAACCAATTTAATATTGTGATATAATAATGGCTGCGTACAAAGCAGCCATTTCTGTATAAGGAGTAAGTATGGCAGCATTAAAAGATTTAACTGGATTATATTTCGGGAGGTTAAAAGTAATAGAAAGAGCGCCGAACCGTATCCAGCCAAACGGTAAACCAGTTACGATGTGGATGTGTGAATGTTCTTGTAATAAACATACAATTATAAATGTAGAAGCAAAACGATTAATTAATGGTCAAGTTGATTCTTGCGGATGTAAAAGAGAAGAAGAAAAAGCGTTAAGATTATTTGAAACAAATAGAAACAATGATGGATGTTTAATGAAAATCATAGAATATAATAATTCTACTGATATGATTATTGAATTTCAGGATAAATATAAAACAAAAGTTCATACGAGATATACTTTATTTAAAAATGGGGCTATAAGAAATCCATATCATACAAGTGTATATAACGTTGGCATTATTGGAAATAAATATCCGATAAGAATTAATGGTAAAATTATAAAAGAATATCAAACATGGCATGATATGTTACAAAGATGCTTTACAAAAACATATCATACATATGAGGACGTTACCTGTTGTGATGAGTGGTTATTATATGAGAATTTCTATGAATGGTTACATAGTCAAGAAAATTTTAATAAATGGCTAAATGGAGAAAGATGGTCAATTGATAAAGATATACTTATAAAAGGAAATAAAACTTACAGTCCAGATACATGTTGTTTGGTTCCTCAAAATGTCAATGCGTTGTTTATAAAAAGAGACAAAAGCAGGGGAGAGCTGCCAATTGGCGTGTCGTTACCAAAAGGAAGAAATAAATATTTAGCACACAGTAATTGTACTGATTGCAATAAATCAATATATTTAGGATATTACGAGACAGTAAATGAAGCATTTTTAGCATATAAAAAATATAAAGAGTCAATTATACAATACGTTGCAGAAGAAGAGTATTCCAGCGGCAACATTACTGATAAATGCTATAATGCTATGATGAATTATAAAGTAGAAATTACTGATTAGGTGGTGTATCTATGGCAAGATTATCCAAAGATGAACTTAATAAAATTAAACAAAAATATAATGTATCAAGAATATGGTCGTGGTCAGGGGTTAATACTTTTATGACTAGTCCATATGAGTATATGTTACGTTATGTGCTACATGTAAATGAAGACAGAACAGATTGTGGTTATGCACCTTTAGGATCTATCGCGCACGACACTCTGGACGCATTCTATGAAGGGCAGATTTCTTATGAAGATATGATTGGTCAGTTCGAGGATGGTTGGCTTACTGCTATTGACATTGCAGACCTTAAGCTTGACCGTAATGATGAAGAGCATGATGCCAGTATCAAGGCTAAGTACAAGGAAGACCTGCAAATCTTCTTTAAGAATCATATCAAGTATAAGCACAAGCTACTTATCGAGAAGCCTGTAATTGCACAGGTTGGCGACAATATATTTGTCGGCTATATCGATGCATTGTTCAAGGATGACGATGGTTGCTATAACATCATAGACTTTAAGACGTCTAGCATGTATCGTGGAAAGACGCTTGAAGAACATTCTGGTCAGTTAACAATCTATGGATTAGGACTGGTTCAGGCTGGTATTCCTTTAAATAAAGTAAAGATTTGCTTTAATTTCTTGAAGTATTGCAATGTACAGTATCATCAGAAGAATGGCGCTGTTAAAGAGCGTCAGGTAGAGCGCTATAAACTGGGCGATAGTCTTAAGACAAATGTTAAGATGTGGCTTAAAGCTGATGGGTATTCAGAAGATGAAGTTGATGATTATCTGAAACTTCTTATTGATACCAATAACATTGATGTATTGCCAGATGATGTGCGCGATAAGTATGTGATTACAGATTGCCATGTGTTTATTCCATTTACACAAGAGTTAATTGATAAGTGGACTGACACGATTGTATCTACCATTCAAGATATCAACATGCGCGAGAAGGATTACGAAGAGACTAAGAGCGATGCTGCGTTTTGGGATTCTGAGGAAGATGTTAAGGCGCAGTCATATTACTTCTCAACATTGATGGGATACAGCGCAAATCTGCATAAGCCATATAAAGAATACCTAGATAAGCTAGAAGCTCAGAAAAATGGTCTGGATATGTTTGGTGGGCTTCTAGGAAATTCTAAAAAAAATGATGTTGTAACTAGTCAGGATATATGCAATAATAAGACCGATGAAGTAGATTTATCTTGGTTAGATGAACTAGCATAACTTGTAGGAGGAATGTAATGAGCGATGGTATCAATGTATTAAGCCTATTTGATGGTATTAGCTCTAGCATGATTGCGCTTAATCGTGCTGGTATCAAAGTAAATAAATATTTTGCAAGCGAAATTGACGAAGATGCCATTGCTATCTCTAAGAAGAATCATGATAACATCATTAGACTTGGAGATGTAGTTAATTGGCGCGAATGGGATTTGCCTGAAATTGACCTTATTTTAGCGGGTTCTCCATGCCAAGGATTTTCGAGAGCTGGTATGATGTTAAACTTCAAGGATGAGCGTAGTAAGCTATTCTTTGAGTTTGTTGACATTCTTAATGATATCAAAACTAAAAATCCAAATGTCTTATTCATGCTTGAGAATGTCAAGATGAAAGATGAGTGGAAGGATATTATTACAAGCTATGTAGGTGTTGATCCTATTGAGATTAACAGTAAACTTATGAGCGCACAGAATCGTTGGCGTACATATTGGACGAACATACCAAATGTTGAAAAGCCAAAGGATAAAGGTATTAAGCTACTTGATATCCTTGAAGACAATCCCGATGTCGAGCTTGTTGAGCATAAAGGAATCATGTTTGATTCATATTTTCCTGAGAATGCTGTTGCTATTGTTAATCGAGTTGATGGTGAGCTACGTATCAATCAGGCAACTAAGAGGGGTTATATCGTAGCGCATAACGGCGATGGCGTTAATCTATCATTCCCGACTAGCAAGACTCGGCGTGGTCGTGTGATTAAGCAGAAATCATCTACTCTTGATTGTGCTTGCGATGCATCTGTGTATTACGACAATACGATTAGACGTTTGACCTGTACTGAGCTAGAGCGCCTTCAAACTCTCCCTGATGGGTATACAGAAGGTTGGGTTAGAAGCAACAGGGTTAAGGCAATTGGCAACGGTTGGACCGTCGATGTAATTGCACACATTCTTAGTTATATGCCTTATTAATAAATATATATGCTATGAGGTATTTTGAATGACACCTATTTTTAATGAATATATTCAATTTTTAAATGATGTAAGCAACAGTGATGTTGATTTATCTGGTTTACAAGAGGGCTATTTCTGGCTAGACAACTCTATCATTAAAGGCTTTGATAAGCAGGGTAATATTCATAAGTTCTTTAGGGTCAAAATTGATGACTATATGAATGTAGATATTGTCATTCCAAAGAATGGATATGACAGTATCTTTGACGTAGACATTGCAAGTTGGGATGATTTGATTGAGCTACAGAAACCTCATCTAAAAGAAATTGAGAATGAGAGCCTGAGTCTAATCAAAGAGAAGCACGATAAGTTCTCTGAATATACATCAATTATCCCAGTATCTACAGGCAAGGACAGTATGCTCACTGCATATCTTGTCAGAAGCCTATATCCAGATATAAAAATTGTATTTAACAATACCTCCTTAGATGTTGTTGAAACATATCGTATGGCAAAGCAGGTTCCTAATTGCGAGATAATGAATCCAGACAAGGGCTTCTATCAGTATGTTCAACAAAAGCATATAATTCCAACTAGATTTGCTAGGTTCTGTTGCAGCATTTTTAAGGTTGGTGTTATGGTTTCAAAGCTAGATCATAATCATCCATATCTTATGTGGATGGGAATGCGAAACGATGAGAGCAACACGAGAAGCGGTTATCAAGACGAATGGGTGAACACAGCAGAATGGGGAAACACGTGTTGGCAAGGCGTTCTTCCCATTCGTAAGTGGACTGAGATGGATGTCTGGCTATATACACTTTGGAAGGGTATTGTGATAAACCAGAAATATAAGTATGGTTACTCAAGGGTAGGATGCGCGGTTGCCTGCCCATACTATACGAAGTCAACATGGGTTCTCGACAAGTATTGGTATCCAAAGGCGTATGAGCGATGGCGAAATATTCTTAAGCAAGACTTCATTGATAATAAAAAGTGGTTAATTATGAATTGTACTATTGATGAATATATTAACATTGCTTGGAATGGTGGCACATATAGAGATGAGCCAACTGAGGATACGGTCAAAGAGTTTATGAGGTATAATGACATCGAGGATTATGATTTAGCAAATAGATATTTTATCAGAATAAATTACATCCGCTTTGCTTGAATGTTTCAAGCCTTTCATTCCAGTCGTTTTCAGACATGTTATGCAGTTCTTTAAAGCATTTTTTGCAATAAAACTTGCCAATGTCCCTTCCATGTACCTTCATATTCATCGCTAGGACATCTTTGTTTTTAATTCGTTTACCACACTTGCAACACTTTTTATTAAAATATCTATTTTAAGGAGTTACAATGGACGATATAACAGCAATTGCGAAACTCTTCGGCAAGAAGAATGAGCAGCGTCTAAAGGATACTATTATTGATATGATGATTGAACGTGTTCAAGACGAGCTGAACGATTTCGACAGTTATCTTTTTGACTATGATGCCTTGTTCAATGAGATTCAAGATGAGACTAAGACTGCTATTAAAAAGAAGTATATGAAGAAATATATGGAAAAAGTTGATAAGAAGTTCGAAGATATGTTTGAAAAGTGTTTACAAGATTAAAACATTTGTTTTAAGGATTGATTATGAATAACATAGTTCAAATGAACGGCAGGGTAATTGTTAATGGCATAATGCTTCCGCCATGTCCATCAAAATCAAAAAACACATCATCTGTTATTGTTGGTGATAAAATTTATATGAATGGATATGAATTTAAACACGGTGAATGGAAGAGGACTCTAGCTGCTTTGCTATATAATCTGCTTTGAAGAAAGAATGTACTTCAATGAAAGCAAAAGAACTTGTAAAAGAGCTGTTAAAATATCCAGACTTTGATGTTAAAGTTTCAGTATGTACATTTATGGCAACTTATGATAAACCATATGATGAACATGAAATTTGTGACATAAATGACATTGACTATGTTGAAGAATCAGATAGAACTATAGTTCTTGAATCATAAGGATTTGGCTATGATTAATAATAAATCAAAATTTTTAGAATCTCTTAGCGAAGACGAGTTTAATGACGGACTTATTCGGGTTGGCATTATAGACGAAATAAATAATGATAAAATATCTGAAATTGTTTGGGCGTATCAGTCTAAAAAGGGAGATAAGTCAACTGCAATCTTAGCCAATAGGCCAATTAGTTATTTTCAACTTCTTCATTGGGGAAGTGAAGTTAAGCTAAAATATAACGGAGACATTGCCATAATTGACAATGATTGGATTCGTAAAGAAGACGAAGAGTTATTTTGGGATATGATAAATGGTTTAGATTAATAAACCGTATGTTTTAAGGATTAATTATGTCGATTTATATGATTCATCTATTTGATTATGACGGTGAATGCACGCTTGGTTATTTTGCTACAAAAGAAGCGGCAGAACATGCTGCTCAATATTATAACTGCGTAGAGCCTAGTTCATATGACTTCCTTTGGGAAGTAGAGGAATATGATTTAGATGATACGGATTATGCAACTTGTCTTGACGAGGTAAAAAAGAAAGCGAGAGAAGTAGTAGATAAGAAGCTTGCCGCATGGAAAGGTGCAACAGAGGAAGAGTTTCAAAAACAGTATAATATTAAAATGTGCGAAGAAGATGCTTACCTGATGAAAAATGAAATGTCTAGGCTAGGAAAAGAGTTAAATGATGATAGAGCTTGATGTAGACATGGTATATTTGGCTGAAAATGATGAACTTGATTGCGTTATTCTAAATGATGAGAATGGCGTAATGGAGTCCATGAGGTTTGTTCCTGAGAAGAAGCGGGAAGATAAACAGTCAGATTAAAAATTTATCGTTCAACTGATAAAGATATATGCTATACTTAGGGGAGACGTTTGTTTCCCCTATTTTTTTATAGAAAGATGTGGTTGATAAATGATTAAAGAGTATGAGAATTATCATAAGCATGATTCTATATCGAACATTTACTTACCAGATAGCCACGTAAAACCAATTGACTATATCAATCGCATTAAAGAGCTTGGTTATGGTTGCTATTACACCACAAATCACGGCACAGGTGGAGATGTGTTTGAGTCTCTTACCGCATGTAAAGAAACTGGTATTCGCTGCTTGTATGGCGTAGAGGGGTATATTGTCAAGAATCCTCTTGAGAAAGATAAGCGCAATTATCACATCGTAATTATTCCTACAACTAATAAAGCTAGGAAGAAGCTTAATCTTGTGACAAGCAGGTCTAATATCGAGGGGTTCTATTATCGTCCTCGTATCTTCCCAGAAGATTTGCTTAAACTCGACCCAGAGGATGTGTATATTACTACAGCATGTGTCGCTGGTATTGTTCGTGACAAAGATGCAATCGTTGATATTTTCATGCCGTTAATGAAGCACTTTGGTAATCATATGCTTCTTGAGGTACAGAACCATAATGAGCCTAATCAGATTGCAGTAAACAAGACCTGCCTTGCTTTATCTAAGAAGTTTGGGCTTGAGCTTATTGCTGCAAACGACAGCCATTATATCTATCCAGAACAGTCAAAAGAGCGCCTTGACTTCCTTCGTGGCAAGGGTCTGGCATATGGTGATGAGGACGGATATATCCTTGACTTCCCAGACTATGACACTCTCTTTTCTCGTTTCCAGAAACAAGGAGTGCTGTCTGACAATCAAATCGAGAAGGCGATAGCCAATACTCTTATCTTTCGTGAGTGTGAGGATATCGAGATTGATAAGAATATCAAGATGCCAACGGTCTATCCCAATCTTACAAGTGATGAGAAGATTGACGAGCTTAAGAAGCATGTCGTTTCTAAGTTTAGAGACATCATCAAGGCAGATCATATCTCTAAAGATGAGCTTGTTGATTATAAGAATGGCATTGCGCAAGAGATGAAGGTTATTGAGGACACAAAGGAAATCAATACAGCAGACTATTTCTTGCTTAACGAGAAGCTGGTTGACCTTGCTGTTAATAAGTATGGTGGCATTCTTACTCGCACTGGTCGCGGTAGTTGTGGTGGTTTCTATATCAACCGCATTCTTGGCATGACTCAGCTTGACCGATTTAAACTAGATATCAAACTATACCCAGAGCGTTTTATGAGTACGGCGCGACTTCTTGAGAATAGAGCTATGCCAGATATCGACTTCAACGTAGTATCACAGGAGCCATTTGCTAATGCAGCCAAAGAGCTGCTTGGTGAACATGGTTGCTACCCTATGATTGCATATGGAACAATGAAACTTGGCGAGTCTTTCAGAAATGTTTGTCGTTCACACGGTCTTGCATTTGATGATTATAATGAAGTTGCAAAAGACATTGAAAACCATATGAATGATAAGAAGTGGCTACCGTATATTGAAGAAGCTCAAATGTATATGGGTACAGTAGTATCAGCGTCAGTGCATCCGTGTGCATTCTTGCTTGATAATAAGGATATTCGTGAGGAATATGGCGTTGTCAAAGTCGGTGATGCCATGTGCGCTATGATTACTTCTGGCGAAGCAGACGAGTATAAGATGCTTAAAGATGATTTTCTAGTCGTAACTGTATATCGCATTATTTCAGATACGTTTAATCTTATTGGTAAGCCGATTATCTCTGTTAGTGAGCTGCTTGATAACCTTGACGAGAAAGTGTGGAACATCTTTGCCAATGGTCTTACATGTACTCTCAATCAGGCTGATGGTGACTGGGCTACATCGATGCTGAAGCAGTTTAAGCCACATTCTGTTTCTGATATGGCTATGTTCACGGCTTGCCTGCGTCCATTCTTTGAACCTTGGCGAGAGAAATTTATTAATAGAGAGGATTTCACTACAGGCTCTTCTTATCTTGATGAAGTTCTTAGGTCAACTCATTCGTACATTCTTTTTCAAGAAAATCTAATGCAATACTTCGAGTGGCTTGGTGTAACGCCTGCTGAGTCTATTGGTCTAATCAAGAAAATTTCCAAGAAGAAGATTCATCCAGAAGACTTCAAGAATCTTGAAGAGAGGATTAAAGCAAAGTGGATTGAAAATACTGGATCGCTTGATGACTTTGAAGAGACTTGGCAGATGGTTCAAAGCTGTATGTCGTATGGCTTCTGTAGCGCACATGCTGTGGCAACTGGCATCGATTGTCTATATGGTGCATATCTAAAGGCAAACTATCCACTAGAGTATTACACTTGTACTTTATCTTTATACGCTGATGATATCGAGAGGACTTCAAAGCTAATCGCAGAGATGCCTTATTTCAATATTAAGCTGCTACCAATTCAGTTTGGTAAGTCTGGTGCCGATTACACAATGGACAAAGATGCTAATTGCATCTATAAGGGTATTGAGTCTATCAAGTTCTGTAATCGTCAAATTGCAGATGAACTACTTGAACTGTCTAAGAACAAGTATGATTCATTTGCAGAGCTGCTAAAGGATATTAAGGATAAGACTTCTATTAACTCTAGGCAACTAACCATCCTTATCAGCCTTAATTTCTTTTCAGACTTTGGTAAGAATAAGTATCTGTTAGATGTTGTTGATATTTATGATAAGTTTGCAAAGTCAAAGGTTATCGCTAAGAAGAAGATGGAGGAGCTTGGTGTATCTGACTATTTGATGCAGAAGTATGCTGGTAAGGAGACGAAATCACAGTGGAGACAGCTCGATAACCAAGGTTTAATTAATGAGCTTTGCAATCGGCTTGAGGATAAATCTCTTGACATTGTTTCACAAGTAAGAGCAGAACAGGAATTCTTAGGATATGTCAATTACGTTAATCCTAATATGGCAGACGATTATTATATTGTTATAGGCTTTGTCACATATAAGAATCCATGTACTCCTAATCTTGTTTTGCGTAGAATTTGTGACGGTGAAGAAATTGGGTGTAGAATTAAACAGTCAAAGGTGTTCAAAGAAAGCCCGTTTGGATTATATTCTATCTTGAAGATTGAAGGATTTACATACGACTTCAAAAGCAAGAAGATTAACGGCGAATGGCAAAAGTCTGATGAGCGCGAAGTCGTGCTTGAGAGCTATGAGTGTATGAAGGAGTAGATACGATGAATGACAATCAGGTAGAATTCAAAGGCACTGTTGTTAAATGTGTCTACTCTTCTCCTAATTTCAAAACTTATGCTCTTGATGTAAACAAGGTTTTGTACCCCAATATTCAACACAATAAGTTTGATAACGTTTCATTAATAGGCGATTTGTCAGACCTTGTTATTGGCATTGAATATGATGTTGTTGCCACAGAGGAGCAGACAAAATACGGTATAAGTTATCGTGCTGTAAATGTACGTAGGGATATGCCTACAAGAAGGTCAGATATTAAAGCATTTTTGCAAGAGATTCTTACTAAAAATCAAGCAGAGGTTCTTTATGAAAATTACCCTGATATCATTGATATTGTTATGGAGGGTAAGGATGATATTGTAGACACCAATAAGCTTAAAGGCATTGGTGAAAAGACATTTGAGAAAATCAAAGAAAAGATTATCGAGAACTTTAAACTTGTTGATCTCGTAGCTGAATTTAAGGGCGCTATTTCACTTAGTATGATTAAGCGTATTTATGTTAAGTACGCTGATATTGATGTGCTTAGGGAGCGTCTTAAAGATGAACCATATACTACGCTTACTCGTGTTAGTGGCGTAGGTTATAAGACTGCTGATTCCATCATTCTTAATCTGCAAAAGGAAGGAATTATTGATTTTGGATATGATGTAAAAACTAGCAAGGATAGGTGCTTGGCTTGTATTGTATATCTACTTCAAGAAAATGAAGATGAAGGCAACACAAAAATGAACCTTGCAGACTTACGTAAGCAATGTTATGACATGGTTCCATCTTGCGCAGACAATTTCGTTAACGCCATTCAAGACAATGCTATCTACTATGATAAGAGTACTATGGCTATCGCTCTTTCAAGTACGTTTAATAAAGAAAGATATATTGCACACACGATTATGAACAATATATTTAATCAAGATAACGCTTGGGATTTTGATGTAGAAAAACACCGCAAGGTTGGTGAATTCGAATTATCTGATGAACAGATGAAAGCTGTTGAGAATCTATGTAAATACAACATCAGTATTCTCAATGGCGCAGGAGGTACTGGCAAGAGCTTTTCAACACAAGCTGTTATCAATATGCTTGATGATAATGGAAAAAGGTATGAATTGTTTTCTCCGACTGGCAAGGCGGCTAAGGTCTTATCTGACTTCACAGGACGAAGGGCTACTACTGTTCATAGTGGTCTTGGGTATAATCCACGAAGCGGTTGGGCTTATAATAAAGATAATAAACTTTATTGCGATGTTGTTATAGTAGACGAATGTTCTATGGTTGACGTAAGCCTGTTTGTGCATATTATTGATGCTATTGACTTTAAACAAACAAAACTTATGTTGATTGGTGACAACGCACAGCTGCCTTCTGTTGGATGTGGTAACTTGTTTCACGATTTTATGCAGAGCAAATTCATTCCAACAACAACATTAACAAAGGTGTTTCGTTATGGTGAAGGCGGTGTATCTACCGTAGCAACTGATACGCGATTCTGTAAACCATATTTAGACAATAGCATGAAAGGGAAGGTTACATGGTTTGGTGCAAACAAAGATTATGTGTTTATTGATCTTGCAAAAGAGAATGTTCCTAAAAACGCTGTTGCTTTATATAAGAAGTTATTAAATAGTGGTGAGCACATTGAAGATATTCAGGTTCTTACTGCTAAAAACGTAGGTGAATCTGGTGTCTCTGCTTTAAATAATATGATTCAAAAGGCAGTGAATAAAAACTATGGCAATGATAGATGCATGAAAGTAGGAGACGTACATTATTATGATAATGATATAGTAGTTCAGAAACAGAATAACTATAAAGCTTTGATGTGCGATAAGAATGGCAAAGATCTAGGTAACGGCTTGGAGACTGCGTTCGTAGCCAATGGTGAAACTGCACGTGTCATATATGCATGTAATGTATATACCGTACTCGATTTTGACGGTATTATTGTTAAGTATTATAAGCATAATATGAATACCGTTGGGCTTGGATACGCTATGACAATTCATAAATCACAGGGATCTAGTATTAAAAATGTTATTCTTTGCACAACAAAAAGCGATATCTTTATGCTTAATAGTAATCTACTTTATGTTGGTGTGAGTCGTACAAAAAATCGCTGTTATCATCTAGGCTCTATTGATGCCGTCAATATGGCGGTTAAAAAGAAAGCCAATCTATCAAGGCAAACGTTTATGCAAGAACTTATGAAGTCAATTGGATGTGTGCAAGATAAATTAGATACAAAATCTGCATAGTGTCAATAGGAGTTTGTGGTATTATATATACTGCAAGCTCCTAATGTTATATGCAAAGAGAAATATTTTTAATATTAATCTATATTCTTGTGTATATTGACAGCTAAATGCTGTATAATATTTAATTGTATCAAATAAAGTTATATGCTTTAACTAGGAGGTAATGCGTATGATGTTTGTTATTAAGCGAAATGGACGAGAAGACGCTTTTGACAAGAACAAGATTTCAAACGCTATTAAGAAAGCATTTGTTGAAGTCGATGGCGATGTTACCGAAGACGCAAATAAGATTGCAGATAAGATTTCAAATGAAATTGCAAACATCAAGAAAGAGAAAATGTCTGTTGAGGATATTCAAGACATGGTTGTGAACAAACTTATGTCAACCTCGCGTAAAGATGTAGCTTCTCATTATGTTGAGTATCGTTATAAGCGTAAGATTATTCGTGAGGTTAATACAACAGATGAAACGATTATGGAGCTGCTAAGCGGGGATAGCGATTATTGGAATAATGAGAATTCAAATAAGAATGCCAATCTTGTCACTACTCAGCGAGATTATATGGCTGGCGTTGTAAGCGAAGACATCTCAAAGCGCTTTCTCCTTCCAGAAGATGTTGTTGAAGCTCATGAAGCTGGCATCATTCATTTTCATGACATTGATTATTTTGGACAGAATGCTCTTAATAATTGCTGTCTAATTAATCTAGAGGATATGCTTCAGAATGGTACTGTTATCTCTAACGTCATGATTGAGAAGCCGCATAGCTTTGCTACTGCTTGCAATATTGCCACTCAGATTATTGCTCAGGTTGCATCAAGTCAATATGGCGGACAGACCATCAGTCTTACGCATCTTGCTCCTTTTGTTGATGTGAGCCGACAGAAGATTAAGAAGCAGGCAATGGATACATATGTCGAGTTTGTCGGACATAAGCCCAATACAGATGATGAAATTGCTAATTACAATGATATTGTCGAGTCTATGGTGAAGGATGAAATTAAGCGCGGCGTTCAGACTATTCAGTATCAAGTTGTAACACTCATGACTACTAATGGACAGGCTCCATTCCTTTCTGTAAACATGTATCTTAACGAAGCAAAGGATGAGCAGACTAAGAATGATCTTGCGCTAATTATTGAAGAGGTGCTTAATCAGCGTATTCAGGGCGTTAAGAACGAAAAGGGAGTATGGGTAACACCTGCGTTCCCCAAGCTGCTTTATGTGCTTGAAGATGATAATATCCATGAGGGTGATAAGTATTTCTATCTCACTAAGCTTGCCGCCAAGTGTACTGCAAAGCGTATGGTTCCTGATTATATTTCTGAGAAAAAAATGAAGGAGTATAAGCTATCTAAGGGTGAAAAGGTTAACAACGGAGACTGTTATCCTTGCATAAACGAAGCCTGTGCCTAATGTAAGTAATTGCATTAGAAAACCTGCTTAAACGGGGAAAATCTCAAACGAGACAACCTACCGTGCTAAATTACGTAAGAAAATATGTCCTTTCAAGTAGAAGGGCATATAGCATGAAAGAGTATGACGGATTTTTAGTAGATGATGATTTAAATATTTATAGTAAGAGAACTGGTAGAAAACTAACAGCGTATGTTGGAACTGATGGTTATCCGCAGGTGCAATATAGAGATGATAACAATAGGCCGCATCACAATAGGGTGCATGTTATTTATGCTCATTGTTTTATACCAAATCCAAATAATTATAAATATATAAATCATATTGATAGCGATAAAACAAACAACTCTCTTGACAATCTTGGATGGTGTACTAATTCATATAATGTGAAACATTGTTGGGATAGCGGCAATAGAACACATAAAAACAATACCGCAATATCGGTAAGTGTCGATGACAAGATTATTGGAAAGTATAAATCTATTAGAGAGTGCGGAAGAGCATTAAAGCTAGATAGACATAAAATAGCTCGTATACTAAAAGGCGAGTTACCAGAAGATTATTTAGGATATTTATTTTCTTACGTATAAAAGCCTAACGACTAGTCGAAAGACGTAGGCCACAAGTTATTGGTGGTCGAAATGGCAGGATACCATAGTTGGTATGTGATATAGTCTAATCTGTATGGTGACATGCAGCAGTTCATAAGAGAACGGGCAAGGAATTAGCGAGCCTTGTTGAATACAATGGGGATGTAGAAGTTTTCTTACACCAGATAGAAGCGGAAATGGATATAATAACATTGCAAAGGCTAAGAATTATGACGGCAAACCAAAGTACTACGGGCGCTTTAATCAAGGCGTTGTAACAATCAATCTTCCTGATGTCGCACTATCGTCTGGTGGTGACTTCGATAAATTCTGGGAGCTTTTTGATGAGCGTACCGAGCTTTGTCACAAGGCGCTACAGGCACGTCATAATAGACTCATAGGTACTCCATCTGATGTAGCGCCTATCCTTTGGCAGCACGGCGCTTTTGCTCGCTTGGATAAGGGTGAAAAGATTGACAAGCTTCTTTACAACGGATATTCAACAATTTCACTTGGATATGCTGGACTTTATGAGTGTGTAAAGTATATGACTGGTCATAGCCATACAGATGGTGATGTTGGTGAGAAATTTGGGCTTGAGGTAATGCAGGCTCTTACTGATAAATGTAACCAATGGAAGGAAGCAGAAAACATTGATTACAGTCCATATGGTAGCCCGATTGAATCTACCACATACAAGTTTGCCAAGTGTCTGAAGAAGCGCTTTGGCATAATCGAAGGCATCACTGATAAGGATTATATTACTAACTCTTATCATGTTAATGTTACTGAACATATCGATGCGTTTAACAAGCTTGCTATCGAGTCTAAGTTCCAGAAGCTTTCTCAGGGCGGAGCTATTAGTTATGTTGAGGTGCCAAATCTGACGAACAATATCGATGCAGTGATTCAGATTATTCAGTTTATCTATGATAATATCATGTATGCAGAACTGAATACCAAGAGCGATTATTGCATGGTATGCGGATGGGATAAGGAGATTCTTATTGTAGAGGATAAGGATACTGGCGAGCTTGTTTGGGAGTGCCCCAACTGCGGCAATCGTGACCATGATAAAATGAGCGTTGCAAGGCGCACATGTGGTTATATTGGGAGCAATTTCTGGAATGCGGGTCGTACTCAGGAGATTAAAGAGCGTGTCCTTCATGTAGATGATATGCCGTATAATGGATAAAAGAAGGTATAGTTGTTTGGTTATGTATACATTACAACCAACTTGATAAACGGCAAAAAATATATAGGCAAAAAAAGCTTGCCAGAATTTGATACTAATTACTTCGGTTCTGGCAAGCTTATAAAAAGAGCTTTAAAAAAATATGGAAAAGAAAATTTTAAATGCGAAGTTATCAAGTGGTGCGAAACAGAAGATGAGTTAAATAATTCTGAAAGATATTATATAAAACAATATAATGCTGTTTATGATGATATGTTTTATAATCTTGCTGAAGGTGGGGCTGGTGGCAATAGTGTAAGTGGGCTAAGTGCAAATGAATACGAAGAATGGAAAAGAAAGATTTCAGAAAAAGCAACTGGAAGACAATTTTCCGATGAAACAAAACATAAAATGAGTGTATCAAATACGGGCAAACATTGTGGAGAACTCAATCCTATGTACGGTGTAAAGGGAGAGTTAAATCATCGTTATGGTACACATCATTCACAACAAGCAAGAGAAAAAATATCTTATAAAGCAAAAGAAAGATATAAAGATAAGACAAAAAATCCCATGTATGGGAAGCATCATTCACAAGAGACAAAAGATAAAATATCTGCAATTAATAAAGGTCGCGTAAGGAGTGACGAAACAAAGAAAAAAATATCTGAAGCTCAAAAAGGAATGAAAAGAGGGTCATATAAAAAAAGATATTATCATTGCATATGTAAATCATGTGGTAAAGAGTTTTTAGGAAAATCTCATAATCAAAAATATTGTAATGATTGTAAATGAAGGTGATTAAAATTAGATACTCTTTAATCAGGGCTATGGATATTTCGAATGGCAGCGGCATCGGTGTTTCTCTTTTTGTACAAGGGTGCCGCGCCCATTGTAAAAACTGTTTTAACAGTGAAACATGGGATTTTACTGGTGGCAAAGAGTGGACTAAGCAAACTAAAAATGAATTTCTCAATCTTGTTGCACAGCCATTTGTTGTTAGAGTGACTATTCTTGGTGGAGAGCCGCTTGAGCCTGAAAATGTATATAATGTTCTTTCTCTTATCAAAGATATTAAAGCCAAATTTCCAGATAAGAAAATCTGGTTATATACAGGATTTACATGGGAGCAAATCTTTAGACCAGCTGTGTTAGATGATTTAAACCCGCTAGATTTCTTTAAGGCTGTTAAAGTTAACGCAGCTCGAAAGAACATTATTTCTATGTGCGATGTTGTTGTTGATGGCAGATATGTTGATGAGCTTAACGACATATCCTTAAAGTGGTGTGGCAGCTCAAACCAGCGTGTAATAAATGTTGAAAAAACTCTAGCGGCAAACAAGATTGTACTGTATAATAATTAATGTTATATGCGACAACAAAGAAAGGTGATTTATATGCAACGTATGGCAAATTTTTCTAAGGTGTCTTACAACCAATTCCACGATGATTGGCTTGACACTTTTGATGCTCTAAAGGACGAGACTGATAACGATAAGCTTGAGAAGCATCTTCGCAATATCTACAATGGTATCAAGCTACCCAAGCGTGCCACAGCTCAGTCAGCAGGGTATGATTTCTTTTCTCCTATGAGTTTTGTTCTTGAACCTAATGACTCTATCAAGATTCCAACTGGTATTCGTTGTGAGATGTATGATGGTTGGACTCTACTTGCATTCCCTCGTAGTGGTCATGGTTTTAAGTATGGCGTTCATCACGCGAATACGATTCCTGTAATTGATGGGGATTACTTTGACGCAGATAATGAGGGGCATATCTTCTTTAAGATTGTCAATGACAGTTGTCTAGCTCAGGAGATTCGTATCAATAAGGGCGATGCTTTCTGTCAGGGTATTTTCCTTCCATTCGGCACTACACTTGACGATAACACTACTGCTGTACGCAATGGTGGGCTAGGCTCAACAGATGCAAAATAAGTATACATGTAATGTATGCAAGCATTACCTAGGCTGGAATGACTGGGCTATCCCATGCGAAGTCAAGTACGATGACGTTGACAAAGATTTAAATGCATGTGAGAGCTTTAGACCAACAGGAAAGGCGCGTTGTATGTTTCGCAAAGTACCTATTAATAAGAACGGGTTGAATGCAAATGTAAAAGCACACGTTCTTTCAGATGATAAGATGCGCAAGCTTGGCTTTACAGATCTCGGTACAACATCATGGTATTTCTGTAAGCACGTTGGCAAATATCCAGACATTACATTTAATGTAAGCATTCCAAAAAAGAATCCTGATGGCTTAGAGATTGATGTTCTTGATGAATATTTCTGTCAACCATATGATTACCAGAGTATGCTTGAGCGTAACCCACATTTTGCCCCAGCTCTTGAGGTCAAAGAATCTGTAGATATGTTTATGATGTATCTTATTGACAACGGTGTGTTAAGTGGTTGGTCTGTAGGCGATTATTTATAGGAGGTGATTCAATGGCTGGTTATTTAGTTAGGAATTATAAATCAGTATATCGTATTCTACCAGTTATCAACAATGCAACAAATGATTTCTGTCGTGATTACAATGATAAGATTGATGAAGATAATGTGTATATCCCATGTTATTACAATTCAAGAATTTGGCATTATGGCAGGTCTAAGCTTATTGCTTATATTCCATCTGTTCAACGTGGTCATAATATCATTAAGTCGTTGAATAAAATGGGCGTTAATGTTATCGATCCTGATGAATCAGACAAAGAAGTAACATTTAAGTTCAACGCTTCGGATATGGATCAAGTCGCATCTTTGATGAAGCCTAAGACCAGCGGGGCGAAAACTAGTCCATTTAGCACGAAGAACCTACCAAAAGCGCAGGTAGACATACCCGAAAATGAGCTTGCTCGTTATAAAAGTCTAGTTTCAAAGCTTGACAATTATATTGTTATTAAAAAGTTCAATGATAGGTTTCTTGATGAAGTTCTAGCAAAGAAGCTAAGACCAAAAGGCAAACGTAAGCCATTTGATTACAAGCAGGATATGAAAACTCTATGTCTTACTCGTGATGTTAAGGGTTATATCTATAAGCGCGGCCTTTGGGAAGACTATCTAAAATTCTTAGAGATTGCCATTGATTCTTATCTAAACAAATAAATATATATGCTATAATAGTGCCAAAAGATATACAAAAATGTTAGTCTTTTGGCACTTCATATAAGGCTCTAGGAGGATATATGGCTCTTATAGGCTCGATTATTGGAGATATCATTGGAAGCCAATATGAGTTTCCATATACAAGACCAAACGATTTAGACTGGGAAAACTGTGAACTATTAACAAATAATTGTAAGTTCACTGATGACACGGTATTAAGTATTGCGACCAAGATTGCAATTGATGAACGTAATAATGATTTCGTATCGACATACCGAGAGTTTGGAATGAGATACGCATATTGTGATTATGGTGATATGTTTGAGAAATGGGTTTACGATAGTAAGCATCAACCGTATCAAAGCTACGGAAATGGATCTGCTATGAGAGTAGCATATGTAGCCGACTGTTTCAGTGATGATATGTATAACGCGCAGAATGTCGCATATGAATCCGCCATTTGCACACACAATTCTCTTGCTGGAATCAGAGGTGCTGTTGTTACCGCTATGATTTCTGTTATGGGAAAACAAAAGTATTCAAAAGATGATATATATAATTTCGCAAATAATATATATAAAGGTTGTGTTTATGATTGTAGTGAAACACTTGAAGAGTTGAGAGATGCATATATATGGAGTGAAATCTGTGACCGCACAGCTCCAATTGCAATCAGATGTTTTCTTGAAAGCGAAGATTATGAGAGCTGTATGAGAAACTGCCTGAGTTTGCCATGTGATATGGATACGGTATGTTGCATTGCAGGGGGCATTGCGGAGTCATTCTATGGCACAACTGGTATGAACAATAGAAATATATTGAAAAAATATCTTGATAAACATTTGTATTTTTGTATTGAAGATATTTTATATTAATAGGAGGATATATGAACGACTTTTCTGTAGAGATTCTTAAGCATCCTACTGATGAAGATTGGATGCTCGCAAAGACGTGTACCCTAGTTACTGTCGATAAGAAGAGTACAAAGCCGCCTACAATGGAGTGGAAAAAGAAACTGCTTGCTGCTCAGCATAGTCCAATTCGCACTCTAGAGTTTTGTTTTAGGCTTAATAATATTCCAAACTGGGTTGCTGTACATCTTGTGCGCCATATTCACGCAACACCATTCGTAAAGACGCAGCGCAATGACCGTCAAGATAATTACGATCGTAATGCCGCACGTCAAGACACGCCAGTTTCGATGTGCTGGTATATGAATGCAGAAGAGCTTATGACAATTGCACATAAACGTCTTTGCACTCAGGCTTCTCCTGAGACACGCCAAGTAGTACAGACTATTTGCGATGAGGTTGTCAAGGTTAATCCAGAGTTCGAAGGATTGTTGGTGCCTAATTGCGCTTATCGTGGCGGTATCTGCACAGAGTTCCATCCATGTGGGCTGAATAAGACATATAAGGAGAGTGCATAATATGGCAGTAATTAGTTATAACGAGAGCAAGAGCGGCAACAATTCTCTTGTTGTTCATGGAAACAATGAAGAGCTTAAGAAAGTTGCTGAGTTTGTAAACGGTATGTATGACAAGCCTGTTAATGATGAGGATGATGTCGATATGGTAAATGAGCCACCTCATTATACACATGGTATGGAATGCATTGATGAGATGATTCTTGTATTTGGCAAAGAAGCAGCGATGAACTTCTGTCTTCTCAATTGTTGGAAATATCGCTACAGAGCACCGTATAAGGGCGATGCAGAGGAAAACATGGAGAAAAGCCGTTGGTATCTTAATAAATATAAAGAGCTAAAGGGTTCTATTATTGTTTCTAACCAAAACATTACACATAGTAACCTAAAGCCTTTGCCACACAACGATTGTGTGTTACGAACGCCTTATCCATATACAGATGATAAGAAAGTATGGTGTAGCACAACTAACAATACAACAATGAACAGCTAAATATATATGCTATGGGGCTGTAACAAGCCCCATTTTTGTAAGGAGAGGACATGTTTGATAAAAGACGCAGACAAACAAAGAATAATTAAAAACATAGAACAGATATTAAGCGAAATACTTAGCGATAAATATGAAGCCAAAATAACTATAAGATTCTCTGACTGATAATGCTCATTATTTGATTTGCATATAACCTCTGCAATACAATATAGATGAGGTATATATACCATCAACATCACAGAGGGGAATCATCATGACACCATATAATGTATTGAATAAGAATAAGATACTAAGAGCTGGTTTATTTGAGCGGGTATCAACAGAAGAACAATCGAAGTTTGGTTATAGCATTGCCACGCAAATAGAAGCACTTGAAGAACATGCAGAAAAGCATAGAATGAAGATAGTAGACCATTATTGTGACGCTGGCGTTAGCGCTGGCATATCATATAAAAAACGTCCTGAGATGATGCGTCTTTTACAAGACGTTGAGAATGGTAAGATAGATATAATCATATTTACACGTCTTGATAGATGGTTCAGGAATATCACAGAATACTTTAAAGTTCAAGAAATATTAGAAAAACATAATGTTGAATGGCGTGCTATTTGGGAGGATTACGATACCACAACAGCAAATGGTAGAATGGCAATCACAATCTTCCTTGCTATAGCACAGAACGAAAGAGAGAAAACATCTGAACGTATTCAAGTGGTCTTTGAAAACAAGAGAAAGAATAAAGAGTCCTTCTTTGGCAAAAGCTCAACGCCATTTGGATACACAGAGCAAAGAGATGAAAATGGGATAATGAGACTTGTAAAAGATCCAGAGCTAGAACCAGCTTTGCAGATGTTCTGGGATATAGCAGTCAAATATGAGAACGTCAACAAGGCCGCTAAAATGGTTAATCTAGAATATGGCATCAAGAAAAATAAGAATAAATGGATGGAGCTTAGCAAGAAAGAAATATACACAGGAGATTATAGGGGTGTAGAAGGTTATTGTCCTGCGTATGTATCTAAAGAAGACTGGTTGAAGTTGCAGAACAGAAAGATTATCAAGCAAACAAAATCAGACAGAGTGTATTTATTTACTGGTTTGATAGAATGTCCTGAATGCGGACACAACCTTGCTTCAACATACTGTGTACACAAACAACCAGACGGCAGTAAAAGAGAATATCATAATTACAGATGTCAATTTAAAGAAGCCTATGTGTGTAAGTATAATCATACATTTTCTGAGCTGAAGATAGAGAAATGGCTGCTTAAAAATATTCGCAATCTTATGCATGATGAGATAGCCAGAGTAGAGATAGAGAAAACAAAGCCAAGGCCGAAACCAAAGACAAATGTGTCTGCATTGAAAGAACAATTGCGTAGACTTGAAGTTGTATATATGACTGGCAATAAACCAGATGAAGAATATATAAAAGAGCAGAGAGAATTAAACAACGCGATAAAGAAAGCGGAAAGCGAAAATCCGAAAACAGATGCAGATAAAGACCTGACTATGCTGCATGAAATTCTTTCAACGGACTTCGAATCAGTATACAAAACATTAAGCGCAGAGGACAGACGCAGGTTTTGGAGAGGTATTATACGTAGAATATATTTAGATGGGAATAAGATATCTCATGTTGATTTTAACTGAATAAAGTATGGTTTAACTTGATAGGCTCTGTCGATGCCATGAGTTAAGCCATATTTTTTTAATGTCTATTTTACATATATAATCATATACATACCTAAAGGAGATGGCACAATGACACTACAACAAGATTCAATAATAAAGATTCTGGCTAGACTAGAAAGCGTTCAAAAAGAAATACAATCTATTCGCAGTGATTTAAAATACATTATTGAAAGAGAAGATAATCAAAAATCGTAAAAAAAAGGGAAACAGAAATTAATCTGTTTCCCTGAATTATTTAAACACCGATTACGTAACGAAGAACCATGTTTCTGTTGTCAACTGTTTGACCATGAAGAGAAAATGCGGAGTTATTGTTTACAGCATTACCTTTTATCTCATTATTATTAATGTAAAGATACTTCTTATAGAACTTTCCACCACGCTCAAGTATGAATGAGAACCCGCCGCCGTCATCATTTGCTACAGCATATTTAGGAATAAAGAAGGAGTTCCAACTAGAATTAACAGGAGATGTATTGGCAACATCATATGCACTGAATATTAGAGAAATGCCATGAGGTTGTGCAGACACATTGCCAGAAAGAGTAATAGTAGTATCCTCTTTTACGTATGAAGCACCGCTCCATAATACCTTATTCTCACCATAATTAGAACCAGTAAGACCGCCAGTTTTACTCCAAACACGAACAGAGTTGCCGTATAGATTAGTTGTTCCGTCAGAGTTCTGATAGTTATCATATCCAATTGCTGTATTGCCAGCAGCAGACACGGGGACGAATACATTCTTTAAAGTTCCATTTGATGTCTTGCCTTGTATGGCCGCTTCTACACCCATATTAATATCTTTACCTGTTGTGACATTCCCTGTGAGTGTGCCACCGCTTAAAGGTAGATAACTGTGGGTGTGGTTTTTAGCAGCATATCCAGAGTGCGTATGATTCTTCGCAGCATAAGTGCTTGGCAAAGATTCATGAATTGTATCCATAGCATCTAGATCATCAGTTAAACAACGACTGGTATCATTGTCCCTCCAAATCTCATTGGTTGACAGTGTGCCAATAAATGCTTGCACATCGGTTTCAGACATAATGTTCTCCTTAGAACGCAGCCTAACTTATGTTATGCATATTATACCACATTATGAGCCTTGCCGTTTTCGTCATATGCTGTGATTAAAACATAATGCTTAACACCCTGCGCGTCATAAATAGTAACAAGTCCAACATGCTTTACGCCATTTGAATCATACATTGTTACAACGCCAGACTGCACCTTAATAGATACAGATGCTTCAGTTGTTTTGTATCCACCATACCATTCATGTATTTCTTTGAGAGTATATGTAGCAGTACCACCCTTTGCACCAGTAACATCAGAAGGTTTCACTGTATAGCTAGTATTAGAGCCGCTATACAGCTTAGTGTCACCTTGCCATAATTCAAAATGGTCAAAATTTGCATTGCCCTGTGTTTCGCTTTTACTCCAAGACAGCTCTACAGTTTCACCATAGTGAACCGTTGTTTTTGGAGTTGAGAAAGATGGGTTGCCATGAGCGTGATATGGGCGTGCTGGAATTGTAACATCTACATATACGGCAGGAGAATTACTTATCCCAGCAGCACCAATTCCTCCTACTTTTTCGCCCCAGTATTTAGTCCAACATGATATAGTTCTATCGTTTTGTCCACGGGACACATTCCATGTTCCACTTGTATTGCCGACATGGGCAGTGCCGTTAAACACGTCAGTTGTATCAACCCATTCGTTTGAACCATTTTGACCGCATTGTACGTGAACGCCGTATTGATAAAGTTCCCATCCGCTTTGTGCGTAAACATATCCAGATACGGTAACGGAACAAGTATTATCGTCTATAATTGATACACTTGCATCAACACGGGCATATGTATGTGCAGTACCACCATTAACGCCAAAACTACTATAACCACCATCAGCACCAGCCATCTATATCACCACCTAAGAAAGTAACTGGATATAGATTGTATTTGGAGTTCCAGCATCCTCAGCCTTATCGGTTCCCCATGTGATACCCAGATTGTTCAGCGCAGTAGCAGCATCAGAAGCGCCAGTGCCACCATGTTCGATAGCAAGAGTGTCACTTGTAATGTCGTTTGCACTATGCTTATGCGAACTTGCAGCAGCTCCGATATTTGCAGGTGTGATACCCAGATTGCTTCGTGCGCCAGCAGCAGTGGTAGCACCAGTGCCACCTACAGAAATATCAATAGTGCCAGTATCATCGCTTGCAAGACCAAGAGCTTTTCTAGCGGCAGTGGCGCTAGTTGCACCAGTACCACCGTTGGCAATCGGAAGAGCGCCGCTTGTATCTCCAAGACCAAGATTCTTTCTAGCTTCTGCAACAGTTGTACCACCAGTGCCACCAGAAGCAACTGGAACAGTACCATATAGGCCATTGGCATTAGGCTGAACCATATCGTCCACAATCCAATATTGACCGTCATATACGAGCCTTACTGGTTTATTTGCAACAAGAAAATCAGTATTAGTAAGCTGAATTGTCGATTGTGGAGCTGTAGATATTCGCATCCTGATATTTTTAGCACCAAGACCGTTCACATCAAGAGTTGGCGCTGTAGTAGTACTAGTAACATGTGGCACCATAACAAAGTTAGCGCCAACGACAAGAGTATCAATCGCTTTCACGGTGGCAGTGTATGCAGCGCCAGTCCCAGCAGTAGTAATTCCATTTACATATTTTCTGACGGCTTCATCATATACTTCCATACCGCCAAGAGATTTCATTATTTTATTTCCATCCATATCTAAGCAGTCCTCCCTAAGACAACGGCAACATTCCCGCTACCATCGTTATTAAGTGAAATAGAGTATCCATTACTTACAATCTTATTTCTGATGGTATTCTCTATCTTGGCATCGGTGTTCTGCACAATTTTCTGTATATCATTATAGATTGCTGTAGTATCGCTATCTATTTGTCTTAATTCTTTTCTGATACCAGTTTCAGCAAGTTTATTAATTAAATCGCGCTGTTGTTTTGTAATATAATCAATAGCGGCGTCTTTTATTTTATCTACTTGTTCTATAGTATCTGTTTTAATATTTTCTGTTTCATCAAGAACTTCTTCGACCAACATTTGTTCTGTGATGCGCTCGATTGTTTCAACATAATAAGCAGTTGACATATATAAGCACACCTCCTATTATGACTTAATGACAATGGCTAAATTGACGTTGCCGCTTCCATCGTTTACGGTTTTTAAATTAAGTCCATTTTTCAGCATAAGGTTATTCATATCGGTTTCAATTGTTGTCTGCGTCTTGTTGGCAACGCTGACGGCGTTATTATATGTAGTTTGAGTATTGTTTTTGATGTCCGTGGCAGTACGCACAAGTCCTTCGCCAGTTGTAATAAAGCTATCCTTTTTATCATCAACGGTTTTGCAGTCATTATTTTTTGTAGATGTGATAGCGTTAATGGCATTTGTTCTGGCATCTTGTGTGCTTTGCTCAATTTCTTTCTTAATCATCTCAGCGGTAATGCGAGTGATGTTTTCGACATATAGATAATCACTTGGCATGGCACGTTTACGAACAGGAATCTCGCTATATAGAATTGTCTTTTGCGAAGACGAATCGTTGGCATCGGTCAGATATACATATACAAGCAAAGGATATGCTTCTTGTAACAAAATATTTGGGACATCAACAGTTATAGTATCGTTGTTCGACACCGTAGAGCGAACGACTAAGGCTTCTGTTCTACTTGTATTGCAAAAGTGTACCTCTGGTGCGTTTTTAAGATAATTTTTATCACAACCTTCAAGATTAATAACTATCTTCTGGTCTATGTCCCACTGATAGAACCTATTGATTGTGTCTCCATTAAGATCTAAACAAGGCACTTCGTACATAGACATACCTCCTTGGTCGTTAGAGTTTATAAATATGGCTAATATTGTAACATAAAATGTGTTTTCTAATATTCAAAATTGTAGAACTTTTAATTTATATACAAATAAATTTATATGCACCATTGAAAAAATCCCACGCAAGTTATATACTCATTTCGAGTTAAATTGCGTGGGATTTTTTCAATGAAAGGACTTAAAAAATGAAACTTATCGACATCTATGAACAGCATTATCTACCAGAGAAGACACAGAAGAGGGCAGCATCCACCATAGCTGGATACGACTCGTCTATGCGCCTTCATGTACTTCCGCGATGGGGCGAATGTGAGATTGAAGATATCTGCCCTGATGATTTGCAGGAGTGGGTAGATTCATTTGAACAAGCTGGCGCGGGAGAGAAAGCGTTTAAATGTATTCGCCAAATTATACGTTGGTGGATTCGCAAGAAGCGTTTACACATTATCGATCCAACCGCATACATAGAAGTAAACCACCCAAAACCTTATCGTCCAGATGTTTTAGACGCACAAGAGGTATCAGAGATGCTCCGCGGCATGTGGGGTCATTGGGCTGAAGCTGTAACTATCTGTGCTGTAACTCTTGGTTTGCGCCGTGGTGAAGCTTGTGCTCTCGAATGGTCTGATATCAATCTTAAGACTGGTGAGGTGCGTATCAGCAAGTCGCGTCAATATGTGAACGGCCAAAACATCACAGTAAAAACTAAGACAGAGAAGTCTACTAGGTCTTGCTATCTACCTAAGTTTGCACGTCAGCGCCTAAAGCAGATTAAAGGACATGGGCTTCTCATCGGCGATGTTTCTCCTGATAAAGCAGCTCGTGCCATTAAATCACAGTGCAAGAAGATGGGTGTGCCATATGTATCTATGACTAATATGCGTCATACATGGGCTACTCTTGCAATTGAAGCAGGAGTTGGTATCGAGACTGTTGCCATGATGCTTGGTCATACAGAGATTAGTACAGCATATAATCACTATATCGTTCCTCGTAAAACAATCTGTCAAGAAGCTCAGGCAGCTGTTGAGAAACTAATATTCGACAAAGCTAGGAAGTCTAAAATAAGGGCTATAAGCTAACTGGGGATTCCGTATCCCAGACCGTTAACGTTCTTGAATCTCAAACGTATACGGATATTGGAGTAGATGCATATGAACGCTCTGGCATTGTGTCTATTAACATTTGTAGGCTGTCAACAGATCAAACATGTTTAACTAATAGCGGTGATTTAAACAATTCAATCGGCAGAATAAAAGAAGGGTTTCGACCTGCTAAAAATTACGTGCAATTTATTGGCTCTCAGAATACTTCGTGGTTATTATTTCAAGTTAATGTGAATGGACAAATTTATTTATATCATAAATACGGTAATATCAACATGTATTGGGCGCAATTTGAAGGGTCGTTATCCTATCCAATAGCTTAATATTTAAGCGGGAAAGTCATCTTTTGTATACCATGAACCAGTGCAACACGCATAGTCGTTATTAGGATTGCCAAGCATTGTGACTTTGCCATCTGGCGCAAAGAAAAGTGCAAAACGACCATTAATGCTGAATATAGCTGCAACGTTTGCTTCTTGTGGTCTAAAGCCACTAGGCAGCGTTTCAGAAGCTTTAGAATAGTTACATGAACCAGAAGCAGTAAACTTAACATTACCGTGACAAATGACAACATTTCCTATTCTGTCAAATTGTATTTTGTCATTTGTATACGGAGCTTTCCAAGAAAGATGCGCATATTTTGTATCGTGGGATACGGAATACTAAGATTTAATATATAAAGCATATCCGTGGCAATTAATAGTTGCACCGCCAATCACCCAAATATGACTTGTTTGTTTAGTAACATTGTCAACGTAAACGCTTAGTGTATCGCCTATGCTAACAATTTGAACCCATGCTACAAAGCTATAACCATCTATATTTTTTGCTGTTACAACAACGCCATTTCTGCAATCGCCAAGCTCTGTCATCTCAACTTTAAATAAATGGGATACGGAATACTAAACATGGGAATTCCGTATCCCAAACTACCTTATTAGTTAAATGCAAAAATATAGGAACAGTAAATGGAAACAAAGGATTTAGCGCAGATACCGTTGATGGATATAAATTCTTAACTTGGTATGCATGTGCGTCAGTTGGCACAGTTACTGCTGGGTACATTGAGTGGCCCACATCAGCCAGTACAAAGCTTTGGGTAGTTGAAGGTGGCACAGCACAATTTTGGGTTTGGGCGCTTTATATTAAGGCATAGCATTCCGTATCCCGAGACACTGGATGGATTAAATTATACACTGGGTATAATGGCCTTATAAAATACAGAGTTACATTAAATACATGTTGTTTAATGGTATGTGGATTACACGGCTTTACGACTGGATATGCCGTCCCAAACGAATTGCCAAACGAATACTTGCCCACATGCGAACCATTATATTGTCCTTTATATATGAGACAATCAAACAACACTGCTGGTATATGGATACCACAAAGAGATTCATCAGATAAAAAATTTTATTTATATAGCGGCATTCAAACAAACGCAGCATCGTCTATTAGCGGTTTTGTTTACTGGACTATATAACAAATAGAATTCCGTATCCCAAGTAGACGATTTTTGTATAGGAGCTAACAATTGGCATCTAAATACGGGAGTCATTAATCGTGTTGGGAATTGCATCACGGTATGGGTTGACGCTGTAAATACTGGTAGTGCAATTAAAACAGTAGATACTACGTTCGCCACTATTCCCGTAGATTTTGCCCCGAGTAACTATGATTTAGAATTGCCAGTCTTAGGGTTTACTACCACATCTTATCCTATTAGTTTTTGGATTAAGATAACAACTAAAGGTGAAATTAAAATAAAACAATATGTGTTGCCATCCAATACTTCTTTAGGTCAAATAAAGTGCTGTTGTACATATTTAAAAATTTAAAATTGCCCTTAGTATTCCGTATCCCAATGTAAAATTTATACAGGGTCAAAAGTGATAAACACTACACAATCTTGGGGTTCGCTGTTTACAAAAGACGAATTTATATCCACTTTTGGACGCCAATTTAATCCTTCAAAAGACAGCATATCGGTTATGAATGGCGATGGGATTGCCAATAATATTACCGTTTTTGGCGTTACGTATTATGGCTCAGATAATAGGTTAGTTGTTGCATTGTCGGCAAATGGCAATGGCAGTTTTAGAATTAATTATACCGTAGTGCTTGCTGAATAAATTTAAATAAATTATTCACATACGTATATAAGCTGTCCAAACACCCACGACCCGTTTGGTATTGCACAACCCTTGCTTTCTATTAATAATTGTCTGCTTGGCACAACAGACAACAAGGTGCGATTATCTGTCGTATCTTGACTCATTAACATTGCATTCGCTCTTTGAATCCCTTTTGGCATATCTTTTGATAAAACGACCGTATCCCAGTTGTTTATTTTTTGTTTTGTTATTCCGCATACTGTTACTACAACAATATTTCCAATTTTAATAACAGTAGTCGGAACAATAGTTATATTACAGTCTATTGCTATCGGGGATACGGAATCCCGCAACGTTGTAATTTCATTGGCGACATTGTATGTGGTGTCCGTTCCCTTGCCATCATTTACCGTTAACGCACCGCCAACGGAAAGATCGCCAGCGATAGCATCTCCGCTCTTATTTACATAAACATCGTCAAGATTAACCCAACTCATATTTTTACTTCCTTTCATTCAAACTTCGATATATAATCAAACAAGATTTATTGTTCAGTAGCTATCCAATACAAGTTGGTTGTAGCATCGTTATCATTTCCTACTACCTGAACCTTGAAATTAGAAGACGTGATATTAAGAACTTTTGCCTTAGCTGTTTTACTATTTAGAAAAGTAGGTATGAGAATAACATTCGGTACACCGTTAAAAGCTATACTGAAATCTATAACCTTAATCACATCTGCACCAGCCGTAGTTGTTGAGATAGTTTCACAGCCAGCCTGAACACGCTTCATCTTGTTGTAGATGTTTTTAAAATCTTTAACAAAGGAAAGAAGGTTATCAACTTCCTCACCCGTATATTTAAGCTTGTAATCAACTTCACTTAATTCAACTTCGTCAGCCAACTCAATTACCTCCCATCAACTAACCAGTTTTGAACCAAACAGATTTAAGGCTTTTTCCAGAAGGAACGCTCACCCAAAGAGATTTAAAACTATGTTCTGATGAATTTATGTATATGCCAGCATTTTTCTTCATCCACACAGCATACAATGTGACGGTAGCGCCATTGGTAAAACTGTTATTTGTGTACTGCCCATCTGCGATATATGTTGCTTTTGTGGCTGTGCTACTTGTAGACCATCCTAAGAATACATATTTATCTCTTGTTGGTTTTACGCCAGATATTTTAGAGGTTGTATTTATCAAATGCGTCTGACTTGAAGGAGCACCTGAGCCACCGTTGGCATTATAGGCAAGAGTCAGCTTGGCGGCATTAGTCCAAATAGCATACAGAGTAATGCTTGCATTTCCTGTATATTGACCGCCAGCAGAATATTTAACGCCAGTATCAGTAGCAGACGTACCCCAACCAGCAAACGTGTATCCATCTCTTGTTGGCTTAGTAGAGGAAAGCGTCAGCGTGATATCATGCTGTTTAGTCTGATTGCTTGGAGCACCCGTGCCACCGTTGGCATTATAGGATACGGTATATGTCGGTCTTGCCACTGCTGGAACTGTAACATATGCGGTTGCATAATCTGTTCCATGCGAAAATCCAGAACTGTCCCACCAAGAATGAACAGTATATGAACGATTGTCATAAGAAGTGCCTACGTTGCGAGAAGCAGAGAAGTCAAAGCTGTTGCCGCTAAATGTATGTCTTTGGTCGTAGATATCGCCTATGCCATCAATGCTTAGCGTGAACCTACAGCCTGGGCTACCTTGCCAAGTTATACCATTGTTAATGAAGTGTCCCTTCACTGTAATTGTGTCGCTGGTAGCACTTGCTTCAACAGTCACGTATGGTAATGCCATATATTCACCTCCAAAAAAATAAAAAGAAGGGGACGCGGTATCGATCACATCCCCTTGAAATTTATCTTTTAATACAAATTATTATGCATTTGTAGCATCTGATGTCGCTGTATCAGAAGTAGAAGGTTCTTCAGTTGCGTCTTCGCTCTTCTCTGCGAACATCTCATTGATAAGTTCAACAATCTCAGTCTTTAGGGACGATAGCTTGTTGTCTACGTCCATAGTTAAGGCACTAATCTTCTTATCATATTCAGCCTTAACAGCATCAAGATTATCTTCGTATTCAGTACTAATAGAAGAAACAGCATTCTGAATAGAAGTATCAAGCACAGACTTGGTGTTTGCAATCTTATCGTCAACCTCAGACTTAATGTAATAAACACTGTCATGATTATGGTCAACGTCAGCCTTGCCATTTAGCTCAACAGTAGATACATATTCGTTATGCTGGTGATTCTTTGCGGCATAAGTATCATTAAGATTATCTAATACTTCATAAAATTTATCGATATCGGTAGTCAATGCGTGATCTGTTTGCTGACCGTACCAAAGCTCATCGGTAGAATATAGTAGTCCATCCATATTTTTCTCCAATCAAATTAATATGCGTTATGTGGTCTGGATATAGATGAATCCAGTTGTGCTAGACGTTGGCGCGTCTGTACCTCTTGTAATACCGCTGTTCTGAAGATTCGTGATATCCTCTTTGATTCGCACAAGCATATCGCCAGAAGGTTCAACCGCAATAAGAATATGCGTGTCATCAATTCTGTCAACAACCTGATAACCCATATTATTCGAACTTGGAACTGCGGTACCATCGTCTTTTGGCATACAACGCTTATTAATTGTACATGTGCCATTGTCAATCACCGAGACAAGACCCATGCAAGCAACGTAATCATACTGCTTTAGTAATTCTCCGTTGCTATCATATTTATCACTACCGCAATTACCAGAGAACGCAGGGGTGGCAACGGTAACGCCGCGAACATCTGACGTAGATTTCGCCTTAACCATTGTTGAACCAGCGGTAGTATCGTCAATAGCAACAAAATACCCAATTCGATTCTCGTCATTTGGATTGCCATCAACCCATTGACCGACCTCGGCATAGTCTGCATTCTGGCTCAACATCGTGCCCTTAGCAGTGGTAATACCAAGATTCTTTCTAGCATTAGCAGCAGTGGTAGCACCAGTGCCACCCTTAGAAATAGGAACGGTACCATATAAACCGTTTACATCAGGCTGTGCAAAATCATCAATTACCCAATATGACCCATCATACACAACATTTACGGGTTTATTAGCTGTTAAGAAGCTAGCGCTTGTAAGCTGAATTGTAGCCGTAGTAGAGCTTGTCAATCTCATTCTAATGTTTTTAGCACCAAGACCATTCACATTGAGAGTAGGCGCGGTAGTCGTACTTACCGTATGCGGCACCATGGTAAATTTAGCTCCAATAGTAAGAGCCGTAATACCATCAACGGTTGCCCCATACGCAGCGCCAGTACCCGTTGTTTTTATCGGATTGTTAGCCGTTGCACTCTTAGCATACTTGACGCTCTTATTTGCGTCAGAAGTGTTGTCAACACTGCCAAGACCAATATCGGATTTAGTTACCTTGTGTGGATTTCCGCTTGTAATCTGCGAATGGTCATAAGCAGTTTTACCTCTATCACCACGGTAGGCGGTAGAACTGGTTTCGCCCAAAGCAATAGTGTCTGAAATAACTACATAAGAAGAGCCGCCCCAACGGTAAATCTTGTTTGTCGTTGTATCAGTATAAATCTTGCCAGCTTCACCCGTTGAAGGAAATTTAGATGTTCCAGCATACTCAAGTACATCATCTACATAACTAGGCAAATTAGCGGCGGCAATTGTACCTGTAATTGCAGAAGCATTGACAGAGGTGATATCCGCAGCGGCATGTTTGTGTGAACTTGCAGCTTTCCCAGATAGCTTGGTGTCAATTTCAGATTCAGTATAATAACGATCGTCATGCGTATGTGCAAAGTCGGTAATCTGAGACTTCGTATGAGAATGACTTGCTGCGGCTGCGCCAAGTTCAGACAACGTAGGTTTATCATCGCTAGTATAAACTTTATACCAATTATTCCAAGAGGTAGCAGATAAATCCGAGCCACGCAAAGCTAGTCGAGGATGTCCTGTGTCTGCATATCCAAAAGCAAGCTGATAACCATGACCACCAGAAGTTTCACTCCAAGGAGCAAGAGACAAAACGCCGCAATATGTTCCCTTGAATCCAGTTGGAGAACCAATTTTACTACCATATTTAAAGTCAGCTGTCAACATGCTCTTATCAAATCCAGCATCATTTGGTGCTGGGTTATCGTTTCTTGTATCAGAAACAACAATACCATTTGCCTTTGTGGCAGCACCACCAGCAGAGGAAGAACCAGCGTAATTATGCGTATGACCGCTTGTGGCTGCGCCGATACTAGAAGGCGTTACATTAATTGACTTAGCTGCACTACCATCATAGGCACCTTGAGAAGTCCCGTTTAAAGAAATTGTCAAAGAATTAGGATTCTTCATAGAAGAGGGGAAATCTGTAATTTGAGATTTCGTATGTGTATGCGATGAATTCGCTTTCCCGCTGAGCTTAGAATCCATTTCTGTTTCGGTATAATACCTATCATCATGTGTATGAGAAGAGGGCGTAAAAGTAGAAGGCTTACCGCTGACACCGCCCCAAGGTACTGCATCGGCATTTGTGGCGTTACTGATTTTACCTTCAATTGTATCTTTAAGTCTTAATGTCATAGTACCACCTCCTAAATAAGCTTCCTAAATTTGAACACGATGCTATCGGCTTTTGTAGCAGCAATGTTAGAAGCAATCTGCAACTTCAGATAACTACCGCCGCTTGTGCGAATTGTACGTAGATAAATCTCTCCAGAATTATCAGCATGACCAGCATTATGAAGCAAGATTTCCTCAGCATTTGTGCTATTGGTCGTACCTGCATACCAACTCATAACACCAGACCAGATTTCTGCCCAAGTTGACAATCCGTCATCTGATGTTAATCCACTTATCTGAACAACATAAGTGCCAGTATCTAGATTCGTACCAGAAATGCCAGTATCAGCCCAAGCAGTTGTAAGCGTAAGAGACTTAGTGATAGTTGTAATTCCGCCAAGAGCATCGAGTTTTTGTTTGTCAGCAGCAGTCATTAATCCATGGGCAGAAGCAGTGGCATCAGAATATGTAGTATCTGTGAACACAGCATTAGAAGGTACCGACTTGCCTAGAGTATATGTAGTTGCCACTGGTTTGCCACCTGAGAAATAAACAGGTTGAGTCGCACTACCAGCAGATGCAGATAGCTGTGTTGCGGTAGTTGCAGTGGTAGCTGAAGTAGCAGTTTTAGCATTGCCATCCAATGCACCATGAACAGTATTTATATATGCTTCATTAAATTTCCAACTACTTGTTCCAAGCGCGCAATTACTTCCTGATTGATACGGAATGATGCCAGCAGATGTTGTACGGATCCAATCAGTGTTCGTACCATCTGGCTTAGCCATTCCCCAATATCCATTTTCGCTCTTTGCCTGCATCAAGTTTGGCTTGCTAGTTACGTTGCCCCAAGCAACGGCGTTTGCGCTGCCAGCAATATTTGCATATGAACTAACCGAACTAGTTGATGCAGCTGTAATGCTTGCTACATAACTACCAGTATTAAATGTAAATGAGCTAGTATAATAACAATCAATCAGAGACACATAAGGTGTTTCATAATCATTAATTGGTTTATAATAAATATCATATTTACCATTTGAAACCTTTACAGTAGCAACAGAGCTTGCATAATTGTTGCTAGATAATGATACCCAAGTAAGCGAATTTGAGCCAACGGTACCAGCAGTGCCACCATTTCTTAATCGAAACTTCAAAAGTCCAAGTGCAGAAGCGCCTTCATTTATACAAAAACTCAAAGTGCCAGAACATGCTTGCCACGCACCAGCAGAAGACAAATCAATAGTGGCAAATTTTATCCATTTATTTTTATTTGTACTACTAGAAGACGGTATGCCAATCGTCTTCATTTTATCTTGTTTATTATCAATAAGCGTCTTAAGCTTAGTAAAAGCTCGGCTTAAGCCAGCTTTATCAAGATAACCCATAATAGTTCCTCCTAACATAAAGGGAGTTCTATAAATGAAAACAGAGCTGATAAAATACGTCTTTTAACATACGTAAATTACCAGCTCGTCTTCATTGATGAATTAATAATTCATTTTAAATTTATATATTAACCGAATACCTCAGTAAAAGCCGCATCAATATCATCGTTGGTAAGAGATGGTACTGAATCGGCAGAAGCAGCTGATGTTGCTTTGCCGATTACATTTCCATGGAACCCATCTGGACAAATAGAACCAACCAAAACACCAGAGTCAGATTTTCCACCTTGGTTCTGATAAAAATTCCAGACACCGCCATATTCATGGAAGTCAACTTGGTTGTGACCAGCATAACCAAAATCTACCCTGTGGTAATATTTAGTCTTATCGCCTTCGCCAACCATAGTTGGAGTAACAAAATAACTGGTAGCAGCAACCTCTGGCGCTGTAAGTCTACCAGTCATTGTATCGCCAGATTTATTTACTTTACTATCGATGAAAGTTTTGAGCTTTGTAAGAACTCGCTCTAAACCAGTTTGATCCACAAAGCTCATTTGACGCACCTTCTAACAGAAGCTACATCATTTTTTTTTTTTTGATTTTCACCATAAAAATCACCACACATTAGCCGAATACAGCAGCGAACGCAGCATCAATCTCATCATTGGTCAGAGCATTGTATGTAGTATTCGTATCCTGAGTGGTGATTGTGCCAGTAGTACCGTCACCACGAGTATAGGTAACAGTACGACCACTTACAGAAAGACCCTTGATGTAAGTAGTGTTAATCTGCTGACCAGCAGAATCCTGAGTTGCCTTTGTGGCAGAATCAGCAGTAGAAGCCTTGGTGGCAGAAGCAGCAGTAGAAGCGCTACCAGCAGAAGTTGCATACTTAACAGACTTAGCAGAGTCGGCGGTATTGTCTACGTTGCCAAGCCCAACAGTACCCTTAGAAAGCGCGACCCAAGTAGCATCACCGCGTAGGAAGTAGCCCTGCTGACCCTTAGCGGGAGCGGCAACATAACCAGCAGAACCAGCAGCATCAGCAGTAGCGCCCTTTAGAGCATTCCAAGTGTTGTTGTCAGGTGGAACCTGCCAAGTACCATCGCTACGGAGATAACGATTGGCTGCACCAGTAGCAGGAGCAGGAACTAGACCAGAGCCACCAGCAGCAGAAGTTGTAGCGCCCTTAAAATTACCATAAGTGGTATTGTTATCAGCAGCCCAAACGGCGGTGCCATCAGCAGACCACTTTAGGAACTGACCAGCAGCACCGCCAGATGGAATATGCTTATTACCAGAAGATGTCGGGTGAGTGTATACAGTATCCTGAGCAGGGATGCCAAGACCAGTGATGTCGCTCTTCTGAACGGCGGTAGCGGCAGTTACGTGACCCTGTGCGTTGGTGGTAATCTTATATAGGCCAGAAGCAAAAGCAGAACCCTTTGCAGTAGCATGGTCATAGGCAGCCTTACCGCGATCGCCACGATAGGCAGTTGAAGAAGTCTCACCAAGTGCGATAGTCTCAGAAATAACTACGAATGCAGAACCGCTCCAACGATAGGTCTTATTATCGTTAAGGTTGACATAAATCTTACCAGTCTCACCAGCAATCTCAGTCGCATACGTACCATCATCGTTCTTGGTCTTATAGAACTTACCGTTGTTTAGATAACCTTCAAGAACGTCATCAACGAAGCTAGGAAGGTTGGCGGCAGCGATAACACCAGTGATAGCAGAAGCGTTTACAGACGTGATATCTGCGGCAGCGTGCTTGTGAGAAGAAGCGGCCTTACCAGAAAGAGCGCTATCAACCTCACCCTTGGTATAGGCACCAATGCTTGAAGGAGTCACGTTAATAGACTTAGCAGCACTACCATCATAGGCACCCTGAGAAGTACCGTTTAAAGAAACAGTAAGAGCATAGGGGTTCTTTAGCGAAGAGTATGTTGTATTGGTAGAGCTAACAACGATATTACCGCTTGTATCAGTGGTAACAGTGGTAGCACCAGAGCCGCTAATCTTATGCGCAGAAGTCACGGCACCGTTCTCAACGCTATTAAGATACACATTGCCATTGGTAAGGGCGGCAGTGGTATTTGAAGTAGCAGTGGCAGAACCGACAACATTCTTACTTGCATAGTGAGTGTTGGTATCCGTAAAGACTGCATCGGCAGGAACAGACTTGCCTAACGTATAGGTAGTTGCAACAGGCTTACCGCCAGAGAAATATACTGGCTGAGTAGCAGAACCAGCAGAGCTATCAAGTTTTACAGCACTATTGGCTGAACCACCAGAAGAAGAAGAGCCAGCGTAATTATGAGTATGGCTTGAAGCAGCTGCACCAAGTTCGCCAAGAGTAGGCTTGTTGGCTTCTGTATAGATACGAGTCCACGCACCCCAAGTGTTATCATAAAGGTTACGGGTGTAAATCTTCTGACCAGAAGTAGCATACTCATAAACAGTCTGTGTTACACCAGCGTTAGATAGAACCTCCATAGCGAAGGCGTTCTTCGTTGGGCAGTTGGTAAGGCCAGCAGCGGTGGCACTGGCAGAGCACTTATACCAACCAGCGGTAGTAAGATTATTTAGGTTTGTGCTTGCGGCAATCTCAGTAGTCAGATGGGTAGTGTGAGAGTGAGAAGTATCTGACTTGCCAGCAAGCTTGGTATTCATCTCACTTTCCGTGTAGTACCTATCATCGTGCGTATGACCAGTATTTGACTTACCATTTAGCTTTGAATCAACCTCAGACTCAGTGTAATAACGATCATCGTGAGTATGGGCAAAATCGGTAATCTCAGCCTTAGTGTGAGTATGACCTAGCTTTGAAAATTTTGCATTCGTCTTCTCAAGAAGGTGAGTTAAACCAGCGCTGTCGAGAAACTTAGTTTCCGCCATGCAACCACATCCTTTCAGTATGTTAATTTCTTAACGTATTTATTTTCTATTAAATGTTAATTTGGTTAATAAAAAATAAATACGTTAAGAAATGATTTATAAAAATTACCCTACAATTGCTATTATTCTGACAATTGTAGGGTAAACGGTAGGGTAGAAGGGTGGGGGGGGTGTATATACCTACTCTTCCCCACTTAAAACCCTTATTCTATTTTTGTTAAATTAAGCCTAAGCAGTGAAGAGACCGTCGATCTCTTCATTGGTAATAGCAACAAAGCCATCGCCGACCTTTGTCTCAAGAACGGTTAGACGATCGCCATGGCTAGAGATATTGCCCTCGGCAGTGCTAACACGGGCGGTAAGGCCAGCAATGTCAGTCTTGTTCTGATTAGCAGTGGCCTGAGCCGCAGTGCCAGCAGCCTTAGCATCAGCAATTGCCTTGGTTACAGAACCATCAGCGGCGATAGCAGCCTGAAGAGCGTCAATGTCCTTCTCAGCTGCGCCCATGCGCGTACCAAGAGCAGTTACATCAGAAGCAGCAGCCTTAGAAGCAACAACATCCTTTAGAGCATCGACATCGCCCTGAGCCTTATCAGCAGCACCCTGAACGGTGGTAATCTTACCATCAAGAGCAGAGTCGGCAGCAACGCGAGCGTCGGTTTCAACCTTTACCGCAGCTTCAATCTGCTTTGCAACAGAACCTTCGCCATCGCCAAGCTTGGCTTCAACGGCCTTCACGCGAGTATCAAGACCACTCTCGATACCAGCAGCGCGGGTCTTCTCGGCGTCAACAAGCTCCTTGATATAAGCAACGATAGTGTCAGATGTTGCGCCTTCGGGAATGTCACCAACCTTGGTCTGAAGAGCGGTGATAGCTGCATTCATAGCGGAAGCGTCATCAGGATGCTTCTGAATCCATGCTGCAATCTCCTGAAGTGTATCAAGGCTATCCTTGGCATTATCAGGAATAAGCTGCTTAGTAAGCTCCTCATTGGCAATGGTGCGGGCAGACTTGCCAGCGTCATCACCAACAAGAGCAGTTACCTTGCCCTCAACAGCATCGGCACGACCCTCAAGCTTATCAATATCATCAGCATTAGTCTTGATTAGACCGCGAACCTCAGCATCATTATAGGCCGCATCCTTGACCTTCTGAATCTCCGCAATGACGGTAGAACCCTCGGGAACCTCGCCAACCTTGGCATCAACGGCAGCAGCAGCAGCCTTAGCAGCATCGGCGGCAGACTGAGCACCAGCGGCCTTAGTGTCAACGGCAGAAATCTTAGTCTCAAGACCAGACTGAGCATCGGCAACGGCCTTAGCAACAGAACCCTCGGTCTTGACATCGCCATTGAGCTTAGCAATAGCAGCGGTGTTGGTCTTCACCTGACCATTAGCAAGCTCATTTACCTTAGTCTCAGCAGTACCAGCGGCATCATAATTCGATCCTAGCTCTTCAGCCGCCTTGGTTGCCGCCTGAAGAGTTGCCGCATCCTTAGCGTCAATTACAGCCTTAATTTTCTCATCATAATGGGAAAGTGCGGTAAGATCCATATATTTAGATTGAGCCATAAATATTCCTCCTATAAATATTTTATGCTATTTGTTTATTGTTTTGATAATCAAATGATAAATATTCGTCATATGAAACATATTTAAATATATATCCTTTATATGGCTTTTCTTCTCGACAATAATCCCACATTGAAGTATGATTAAAATTTTTATCTGGAAACACATCTTCAATTTCTTTTGTTGATTTAAATATTCCAATTAAATTATTATTAATGTCATACATCGCAACGGGTTTACTATCTTTTTTGCGTTTTGAATCAGCGCGAACATATGTACATAAACCAAGCTCTTCGCCAGTATGTAAGTAATTGTACATTGTTTCCATACAAATATTGAAATGATTTGCTATATCTCTTAGTCCAAATCTAGGGTTGTTATTATAAAAATCTATGACATCATACATACTGCTTGACAAGCCAGCTATATTACACTTCTCCCAATTTACACAAGATAAATCAAAATAATCAGATAGCTTTTGAATTATATTTATTTTAATATAAGAAAATCGCTGTTGTATTCTTTGATAATTACAATCAACTCTAATCATTATTATATTGTGATTTTTACATAATTCATCTTTTTCAATGTCGTTGTAGCGTATTACATTTTTAATATCGCTGTAACAATCTTCATAATGAAACGCGCCATCCATTTCAACAATTATTTTATCACCATTAATTAGCTCTATATAATTATCATACGAATAATTATTAGCCCAATCTGGTGAATACTCGTATTCATAATATGAGTATTGTTTTTTTAACTGTGAAAACAATTCGTGTGCAAACTTGTTTGGATAACTTATATTATCAGAACATTTGCCACATGTAACATATCCGCATTTCACAAGCTCGTCTATAATCATATACTTCCTTGTTCCACAATTTGGGCATATGACCTCAACCTTTGTTTTTGATGTGCGCGGGTATTTGTACATATCATCTTGGTTCGCAAAAAGAGGTTTAAGCTCTGGGTTTGTAGTAGCAATATCATTAAACCCAACAACTGTGACCCTTTGGCTACAAACAGGACATCCATGCCCGTTTCTTAAGTTAAATTCATCTGATATAAATTCATGTCCGTCTTTTATACATTTAACTTTATATGCTTTAACACTAACAACCCCAGTTCCTTTTGGTGATTTCTTTTCTGTTTTACATTGTTCTATAATTTCCAAACCATTTACAATATCTCCGATATTATAAAAATAATCTGGTTTATAAAATAATTTACTAAACATAAGTTTTTTAATTTTATCTCGATGCTCATTTTCTAAAATAATATCATCAACTCTAATTTTAAAATAATCTTTGCTAACTTGCTCTAAAATTTCAAGCTCATGTTGTTCGCCATTATAGAAAAATTCAACCACAGTACCAATATTGTCTTTCCAAGAAATCTTACCGTTCTTATGAACAAACTGATTCAAGTCTATATATTTATCTTGCTTCGCTTTCATATGCTCACCCGACTCTTTATCTAAATTAAGGAACCGAATGAGCATTATACCATATCATTCGATTATCATTTTAAACAATATTGATTTTTATTTAAATAATTCATCAATATCATCGTTGGTAACGGTATCAATTGACCCGCCACCAGAACTATCTGTCTTGTTCGCCACCACGATATAAGAATCGGCAGTTTTATCATAAACAGATATTTCTTTTTTTGTTTTGTCTACATAGAGTGTTTTTTCTTTGGCTTGCCCCAATTCTGGCAGTTCAGCACCTATGAATACTATATCATCTGGCTTGGTTGTTATCTGAGTCCAACCATTATCGTATCGCCAAAGTATAGCGGTATCGATTACAAAATAGTATCCATCAGACGGGGAGGAAGTTGAAATCCTCTCGTAATCTGTTTCCAACTCCGTGATTTGATTATAGAATGTTCTCTTGTCGTTCCAGTCAAACGCAATTCTACGCTTATCTTTAACAAAAACAAGCTGACCATTCTGAATCAACAAACTAGCTAGTTTTTCGGAGGTAGTCACAATAACCGACATCGGGGCTTTATTCGCCGTTTCTGCCATATTTTATTACCTCCAAAATCAGGGTTAAAACTCTACAACGTCAACACTTCCACCAGCAACCGTATCGGCGTAATCCTTTGCAGACTGTAGGGTTTTCTCTTGAGCCTTCGGCAGAACAGAATTAGCAACAATCTTGATAGCTTCCTCTAGCGTCTTACCAGAAGCAATCTTATTGCCATCCGTTTCATCAAAGCTGTCAACACAAGAGACAACAATATCCTCCTGAGTGCGAGGAGTATTGATAACGGTATTCTTACTCTTATCTAGCCAAGCGATTTCGCCATCGTCAAGATAAAGAATGTCATACTCGTCAATCATTCCGTTTGCCTTGGCGGTTTCAATATTGGCCTTGCTACCGAATGCATTCTTTGATTTAATTGCCATACAGTACCTCCTTTATTTAATCCGTATTTACATATTAAAAAATAATCTAATTGATTATTTTTTTAAAAGAAGGGGAAAGTGTACGTATATTTATTCACCTAAAATATACGCCATTTCATCTTTTGTGATTTTATTATTTTTATATAAAGAAACAACCTTTGCTTCCTTAATAGTATGATTATCATATAGGCGCTTTAAAGACTCTACAAACTGATTCATTTAAATCACCCCATCGCTTAGCAACATTGCTGTATATGCGTCAATGATTTCCTCTGGGGTCTTCATGTTAAGAACCTTAAGTTGCTCATATTCGTATTCATCAATCTCTTCCAGCTGAACGGTGTCATAACCGTCAACGGGGATGTTATATAATGATTCTTCATGCCAAATGTGTTTACCATCAGAAGAATAGATAGCCTGCGCATCTTCCTCATCACAAAATATCATGCGATTATGTTTCTTCTGGTACTTTAAGAATATGAGTCTATCAAGCACATCGATAACCTTGCCGTCTTTTACGACCTTATAGAACATGCGCTCACCTCATCAAAAAAGAGGTGCCGTATATTTCAACGACACCTCGATAATATAACTAGAAAGAAATCTCAATCAATACGCCGTTCTGAGTACCAGCAGTATTAAACCCGTATAAATCCCCCTGTTCGTTTACAGTATAGATATAATTAGTATACGAGACATTCTGCGAACGAGTCCAATAAGACGTATAATCACCATCGACAGCAGACCGCTTCCTAGCATCATTAGATGTCATATAAGAAATAGTCTCGCCCTCATCAGTAAACGGCTCATTGCTGACTTCATATGAATTACTAAGTTCAATTGCAGCAGGAATAGATATATAGCACTGAGAAGCGCTTAGTTCTTTTGAACCCTGTCCGATTGAAGAGTTAACAGTAACCCGTTTAATAAGAAGCTTAATCTTTGTCGGTAAAGCTTCATAGAACCTTGAATTCAAGAAAGTATTTAGCTCTGAAGCAGTCCAACCACCAGCGTTACTACCATTAGAATTAAACACGCGCTTTCTATCGAGAAGATGATTAGCAAGTAAACTAAATGTGCAACGCTTAGAAGGCTCATTACTGAGATAATATTTCTTAAAGCTGCACACCTCAAGAGCTATATTCTCATGAGTCCAGCTTACAAGTTTCTTACATACCGTATCGCCAAGATCCTCATACCAAATCTTAGACCAATACACATTGCCGACCGCATAATTCTCATATGCTCCATCATCGGCCTTAGAGCAGCCGAATACAAGCGTGCTGTCAACAATCGTTGACTTAGTTCTCTCAAGTTCTACAACAGCAGGTTCATCACCATTAAGGTTTGAATAATATACATAAATATTATTTTCACCCTTTTTATGTCTGAGCACTACCATATCACGACTGCCGATAGAACCAGCGCCAGTAGAAGACGTACCCCAGCTCATCTTGATTCCGCCGCTAGACCACAGTTTGAAGCCGTTTGAACCGTTTGACTGGAAACATTGAGCAAGAACACCCTTTTCGGCTGTTCCGCTTAAGAACTTGTAATCAATAGCCAAAACAAAGTCTTTGTCTGTATCAAAAAGCTTTATTCCAGTATCAACATAATTCTTACCAGTGAACACAGTCTTTTCGGAGATAATTGTTTTTGATGTGATATCATCATAGTCAATATCATATCCCATATCAAACGAGTACGTATCGCCAACCTCTATTTCGGCACCTGAATTATCAACGCCAAGTTTGGTAATAGCATAGACTTCTACTGGGCGCATGTCACTTAACTCTTTGCCAGCAAGAGCGGTTGGAGTATATGTAAACGAATCAAAGATAGCGTTAACAGTCTTATCGCCATCAATAAACCCGCTCTTATCCCATCTATCAAACATATAATATTTATATGCGTTCTCTTCAAGGGTATAAGTCGGGATTGCGCCAGTGTACTCAACATTCTCGCCATACAGACCAGTGGACTCCTGTAGCGTAACGCCACGAGACACATACTTGATAGTATAACGCCTAGTAGATTCGCTATATGTTGCAGTAATGGTTCTGTCACTGAAGATACCAGTTAACGGCAAATCCCATGACTTAAACGTAAAGTCGGTACTGACGGAACTTGGCTTGGTAGGAATATCAATTAGATTGTCTTCCCTTGTCAGAGGATCAATAGCGTTGCTACCCTTATCAACATACTGAGTGTCAAGAACGGCACCATCATAGTTGACAAATTTAACAACAAACTGTTCAACCATTGTATTGAAAACAATCTCCAAATCAGGCCATGCTTTCTGATAATCATAAAGCTGCTGCTGTTTGACAACAGGAACATGGACAGTACCAGCAAGTACAGATTTATCAACATTGTACCCGTTCTTATCGATACCAGCCATCTTATAGATTCTATCAAGAATAGAAGTGTCATCAAGAGTCCAATCAACACCAGTGATTCTGACCCTGTTAACATTCTTTGCCTTATTAAGCAAATCTTTAACATCTATCGTATTGCAATTCTCGATAATCAAAGTAGAGATAGAATCGTATCCAGCAATAGAAAGATTTGTTAGATACATTAGGTTTTTCATATTAATAGACGTAAGCGTATCTGGTAGCTGAGCTAGTCTGATACTACCGCCACTTGCGAATAGAACACCTCTAAGCCCAGAACCAGAAGCATAAAGCTCCTCTAGATTCATGCACTTAGAGAAATCTAAGCTACTTACGAGGTTAGGTGTATTTCGAATGTCAAGCTTCTCAAGTAGCTTGTTGTTACCGATAACAAGATTTGTCAAGAATGTATTAAAATATCCTTCTGTTGCGTTACCAATAATCAGCTCCTTAAGCTTTTCTGCTTTAGAGAAGTCGTTATCGTGAATATAGCAGGCAGACACATCGCCGACAGACTGAATTCTCGATGCTCCGTAGATAAGCACAGCGGTATCATCCATCGTATCATACGGACATGGAATATCATACTGCTTGCCAGCCTTTGCCCTAACCTGAGTAGGAGAGGAGTTACCAAACATCACAGACAGATACATGTCAGAGAATGGAGTTAGATGGAGTGTGTAATCTGGCTTAACAACAGCATCTTTCGGCGTATTGCATCTAAACATAATCTGGTCAGATGTAGCCGTGTTGCCGATAAACTTTGTAGCCATATACATCTCTTGGTCGCGCTCAAACTGCCTACGCTGATACTTCTTCTTACCATTCATCATCTGTTCAAGGAAGCGCGTATTGCCATCTTTGTATGGGCGTTCGTACTTTCGCACATAGTCAACACGCCAAAGCTCCTCGCACCACTCATTTTGCTTTTCATCAAACTGATTGATAAGAGAAGAAGCGCTCCAACAATTCTTGCTTTCACGATTGACGTACATCTTCTGAAGGTCAGAACCCATAAGGTCGCGAATACGACAGAAGAAAACAGATTCGGCTGCGTTGAAGATATAGCCAGAAGAAGGATCTCCTTCTGTACGATAATCTGTGTCTTCAGCACCATAGGTCATAGTAAGCTCGCCAGAGTTGTTGATTCCAAGCCCTGTATCGTTATCATAGTCCCAAAAATCAAAACGATATCCGTTATTGATAGCAGCAGCTTCATCATCAACCGTATAATAAGCAGCTTTGTCTCCAAGCGTTTCAGCTTCAGAAGTTGAGATATAATGCTTAGCCCAATGCCAAAAAGTATTCTTTGCTCTGTTGTCAATCATCGTATATCTAAGTGTGAATAAATAAAAATATAGAGCAGAATCAACAACAAACCAATTGCTTAACTTGTTCTTAAAATCTTCATCGCTTGACGTGATTACAAACTCGTAGAAGTCTCGCCAAATTTGTCTATTAGCCGTTCTAATCTGTTCCTTGGCTTCATCGGTAGATGTCGGATCGCCGTCCTTAGAATCACCGCAGCAATCATAACGGAACTCAAATGAGCCATCCCAGTTATTATAGAGAGCGTCATACGCTTCATTGCCAGTAGTCCACTCAGCCTTAGTAATTGGGTACTTCATAGAACCATCAGGATTTGAAACACCAGTCTGGAAATAAGAGTTTGGAAGAGTGTTATCGCTAACCTCGATAGTAAACTCTTTCATATCGTCTGGGTCATATGCCCTTGTAACATCTGTCTTCTTAGAGTCGCCAATGTTCCCAAGCGCGTAGAAATGCCAATCACAGTCTTGGAACTCCCTGTGAGTCGTTACATCTGGGTCGCTTTCCTTAATGAAGACAACACAATTGACGAACTCCATATCATTCTTAATCTTAGAATCTCTACGAGTCGCAGGAGTAGAATAGGGAAGATAGTCATTATATCTCTTCTGAAGATATGCGTTGTTTACCATCTCGGAACTGGCGATATTAACTTTGACATTCAGCCAATTATTAGGCACCGAAGTTCTGGTTAACGAAATCTTGCCAGAACCATCAGTCACAGTGCTGCCATCTCCGAACGTAAGCTTTGTAATATAATTCGGATCTAGTTCGATTTTACTAGTTACCTGATGCTTACCATCGAAACCAGCAATAAGGTCGATATTGCGACCAGCAGCGCCATACTCATTTGAAGTAGTACCTTCAATTTTTTTGTTATCCTAAAGGTTTTTTATCCTTTAGTTCTTATACTTGCATAAATAAAATACTTTATTTTTTTCGAAACCAATGCCTGCCAAGATATGTTCTATTTGGTTTATCCAAAACATTACTAATTTGAGCAGAACTATTCTTTTTACCATTAGATAAAATTCTAATAGCTTCTCTTACTCCGTCAAAATATTCAATATTACCATCTTTATCTATTGAATAAATTGGCATTCTAGTTTTCTTGGCTATATTTTCTCCATGATTGCCATAATTACAATTATATTCAGTAGTACACCACTCAAGATTATCAACATGATTATTTGTTTTATCTTCGTCTTTATGGTTTACTTCTGGCAAATTATCTGGGTTTGGGATAAAAGCTTGAGCAACTAAACGATGTACGGCAAGATGAACTCTATTTTGTCTCTTTCTACCATCTAGTTGCAAATCAATCTGCAAATATCCTTTTGTAGTACGGTATGGTTTCATTATTTTTCCATTAATCTTATCATACTTGTAACTTTTAACCCTTCCAAAATTGCTAATTTCATAGCCATCATATTGAATTGGTTTCCAAATTTCTTCCATGTAAATTCCTTCCATTTAAACTAATATTAATATAATATATTAGTCAAATTTTGGAATCTGTCAAGTATTATATTTATTTTGTATAAGTTCAGCATAACTTTTTACCATAGCCTTTTAGACCGTAGGTAGTGCGAACTCGTGGGAAAATTATATTCTGCTTATGCAGTTTCATTTCCTATGCGTTGCATGTGACTATGTTTTTGCACATAGCCTTCCATTCTGATTTGCATTTCAGCATTCCAGTTTTCTTTCGCACTTCTTATGCGTATGTTTCCATACGCAAGGGGCAAGGTATAGTTCGCCCCGAATGATAACAATTCTCAAACTTCCAATTGTCAAGAACGGCATCACCATTCTTATAAATGCACTCGAAAGAAGTATTACCAACAAAGTCCTTCTTATTGTTAGTAAAGTGCGGGGCTTCAATCTTAATAACGCGCATATCAGGACAAGCATTGGCAACAGACTCAGGAGTTAGAAGCTTATTCTCATCATAAATCTGATTTCGATTATAGCGATTAATCATCTCGGTTGCAGTGCGAGCGTCTGCGATAAAGTTAGACAGAATAGCGGAACTTGTAAGACTTGTGTTATAGGCCTTCATACGATAAATCAAAACATCGCAATCAGGAGAGCCGATAGTGATTGGAACTGGCGTATCCTGCGTAAATGAGTAATCGCTTGTATAGCTCATAGGACGGCATGGAGTGCCATCCTCATAGGACATTACGATAGGAATGTCAGTATCCTTATTGATATTGAATTCCCATTCAATAATGTCTTCCTCACTATATGGAATATATAAAGATTTTGCGCTAGACTTAATATATGCTTCATGTACATTCATCTGAAGACCAACTTCAGAAGCAGTACCAGATTGGCAGGTCAAGAACGTAGCATTACTCTTCGCAACATTGGCTGTCTTGAAAATCAGCTTAAATTCCTTACCGTTCTTCTTGGCATCATCCGCGAAAAGATTATAAGAAATGCTTGCTGTAGTTCCAGCCTTAATACCAAAGTATTGATCGCCATTATCATCAATCTGATATCCGCCGTTAACCCAGTCGAAATTATCAGATACGGTCATGGACACATTGCCATCAGACCATAATCTGTCAGCATCATTATTAGACTTGCCAACAGGATTGAAGTCAAATGCAAGACCAGCTGTAACGGGTTCAATGTCAATATCAAGCTTCTCAACAGCAACAGTTAATGTCTTAACGGTGTCACGGCAAGTAATAGTAAGAGTATGCTCGCCAACATCAGAAGACTTAAATTGCCATGTTTGAGTATTGCTATCAATTGTCAGTGTTGAGACAGTCTTTCCATCAACAGCAAGAGTTATCTGTGGAGTTTCAGTAGATGGGTCATATACCGTATACACAATATTGGTGGTATCATATTGCTTAGCTGCGAACTTCTGCTTGACACATCCGATTACAGGCTTGTTGCTTGTTGAATCATACCAAATGATATCTTTAACGATATGATTAGACTCAATTGCCTTGCCGTTAATCTCTGCCGTCATATATACTTCTAGCAAATGAGCGCCATGCGCCTGAGCAGGAAGGTCATACGCTAAAGGAACACCAGAAACAGCAGTATCTACCGTTCCAATTTCCTTGCCGTCCAAGATAAAATGAACCGTCTTTTGAATAGCACCATAGGGAGTGTAATCAAATGACACCTTCCCAATAGGATATGTGAAGCTGTCATTAAAAGAAGATTCAAGCCTAACATCAACCTTTTGTACAGTCCAGCTCTTAGTTACAAGACTGCCAGCGTCATCAACGATGCTTAGATTGACTTTATGCGTACCCACTGTGATATAGTCGGTGATATCGAAAGAGTTCTCACCAGATGCGGCAGTATTCGTAGCAACGATAGATCCATCAACCTTCCACGTTGCGGTACCATCGCCGCCTTCATCGCCAGAAGAATCGGTTCTAGAGAAGTTGTATTTAATGACAATCTTATCATCTAGCGTTGCAACAACAGGCGTTGTAGTAATATATGTAATCTTCAAGATACTGCTAGTGCCGCCACCACCGCCGCCACCTTGAATCTTGAACTGAGCCTTCGCTTCTTTTTTCTCGTTGTCTTCGCCCTCATTTTGAATTTCCCAAAGAGTATATGTTTGCTCTTCGTCATATGTGGCATCATATGTTAAACGAGGTGTTGTATCAAGACCACTGATGGTCTTTTCAAATTCAGCAACCTTATCGCCAAGCTTTGTTACATTTTCTTTGTTCGCATTTGCAGTAGAAGTAACAGCGGCAATATTGGCATTTGCAGAATTTAGGCTTGCTTTTGTGGCAAACTTCTCATCTGCGTCAGTTTGAACCTCTGTTTTTGCAGCGCCAATCTTCTCTTCAATAGAGGTGGTATATTTCTTTGTCCATTCTTCAGTTGGATCGCTCGTGATTGCAATCTGTTTCATCACGGTTTCACCATTATAGAATGTCATTTGATTGCCATCGTATTCAACATTAAACTTTGCAAGACCATCAAGCCCAGCAATCTGCTGTTTCACTTCATCAAGTTGGTCTGAGATGTCAATATTATTAACAATATCATCAACCTGATTCTTAGTGTAATAAGATGACAAAGCGGTATTCACCTTGTTGTTTACAGCGTCACCAACTGTCGTTTCAAGCTGAGCCTTTGCGGTATCAACAACCTGCTGTGCTTTATTCGCAGACGCTTCAGCTTTATCGGCATAATCAGAAATACCGTCAACAGTTGTCTTTGCTTCCTGCGCATAGCGCTGAGCTTCTGCAACCTTCTCGTTTACCTGAGTCATAAAACTGGTAATCCATGTATTATCAGGCTCGATGGCTCCGTTACCAGCAAGAGACTTAAGAACGCTTAGTTGATTGTTCGGCTTTGTCTTCCAAACATATTCATCGCCCTTTGAGTTTACACCAGCAGCAATAATCTCAAATTCAAGAGTACCTTCAACGGCAGTGGCATTCTTACTAACAAGCCAACCAAATCTAATATACTCATCGTTATAATATACATTTACAACATTGCTACGGTCTTCATATCCGTCTTTATTCACATAATGAATAATAATGGTTGTATTAAGAAGGTCAAAACCATCGTATCTACGTGGCATCTTAAACGGGATATATTGTGAATTCGATTCTTGTGTAAGGTTGATTTGCTTCTTATCAACTAAGACATTCTTTTCATCATCAACATTGGAAATATTCTCATCTGAATACTCTTCGTAATACAGATAATTACTGCTGCGAGTCCAGCCTTCTAACGAATCAGAATTCACAGCGACAGCGGATTCATCGTCAAGAAACACAGGAGACGGCGTAGCGCTATATACAGCCGCTCTCTCCACATTATTACTATTGTTTTCTTTAGCTTTATTTAACGAATCTTTAAAAGATAAACCCATTGTCATCCTCCTTTCAAACAATAATAAAAAGAGGATGACAAATCACCCTCATATTATTCAATAAATATAAGTGCATTTAGAAACTAACGACCTTATGACTATCCGCTAAAAGCTTTGCAACATCTGCGCCAACATTAAGGTCTGAAAAATCAATAGCAGTAGTACCATCGGCACCGCCATCAACGTTAAGAGAAACTTCATCGCCAATCTTATTTGCACCAGAAAGAAGCTGTAGCGTCTGCTTGTCTGCGTCATATGCAAGATTATCTGCTTTAGCTGCATCATATGCATCGCCAAGATCAAGAAGTTCTTTGATTTGAGCGTCCATCTTGATAATTCTCTGGTCAAGCGCACCAAGAGCACTATCTGGTATAATATCGCTCCATGCACTAATAGGAACAATATTTAACTTTGCCGTGGAGGTCTTGCGAACACGCTGAATACTTTCGCCATTCTCATCTAAATCACTATAGATAAAAGTAAGCTGTAGCTCGACCTCGCCAGTCTCGGCGGTTAACTTGCTGTCAATAGGAACGACATATTTTAGATATTCCTGATATCCTTCTTCTGAAAGTTCAAGAATGTCGCTATAATACTTCTTACTGATAGGTAAAACATATTCCATTACAACAGTACAAGCACTCATATCATACCCGTTGTATGTTGGTTCAGCAAGAAACCATAGGTTATTAAACAACTTCGACCTTTGCATAATACGTTCCTTTTTGCTTGCGGTCAAAGTATTGTCTTCATTTACTAAAATCACATAAGCCATAAAGACACCTCATTTCATAAACATTCATTGTATAATTTGCTACCAACCGCGAGTATCTTCAATGAACGTATGATTAGATAAGTGCTCTTCATATGATTCAACGATAATGCGGTATGCAATATCTACCTCTCCATTAGTAAGCCCATTCTCACTAATGAGGTCTTCGTATTCTTTATATAATTTAAAGATTCTATGAAAATGTTCTTTTGTAACAAGAGAATTTGAATTTGAAACCCTTGATGCAAAGTCTATAATAGCATTTCTCTTATTGTCAACAAGAATAGAAACTATATCTTTATTCGTTTCATCAATCTTTTTATCTAAATCGCGCACAAGACTATCTTCGACATCAAGACGCTTATTAACGCTATCCATCCAATTATTTCTCATTGAAATATTATCGGTGCTATAGTGTTCATTAATATGATTAACAATATTTTTTAAGTCTTGTATAGTGCTTGGCAGTTCCCTTACTACTTCGCGCTCAGATTTTTTTCTAGCAAAATATTTTCTTATATTCATAATCTCAGGGACGGCTTTGCCTTTAAAGTTTAAGAATTCGCCGATAAGCTGAAGAACAAACAACACAGCAATCAAGGCAATCGCTATCTGAGATGGGACATTAAGATATTCTATATAATTAAGCATTTACATTTACGCTGCCTTTCACTCGATGTTGGCGTTCTAGTATGTTAAAGAAAATAAGGGAGGGGTGGTTGAAGCCCTCCCTGCGTTATGCATATATATTTAATTGTTATATTTAAAACGAACCAGCATTCAACTTACGCTGCAACGCCTTAACCATAGCAGATGGGCCGCTAACAATCCCGTCCTGAGTTGTCCCAAGATAACGCTGCAATGCCTTGCATGTATTCTTGCCGAAATAGCCATCGGCAGATACACCAATTTTTCTCTGTAGCGCCTTAACCATCATAGAACCGCCACTGCCAGTCTTCCATGAACCACTCTCAAGACCGCCATGATTTACAGAAGCCATATCGCCAGCATCCTGACCACTTACAATACCATCAACAGTTGTTCCAAGCGCCTTCTGAAGCGCCTTTGTAGTAGCAACGCCCCACCATCCATCAACAGACAACTTGCCAGTTGAGGAAGAGGTAGATGGTGCAACAGTTGTAGAGGAACCACCAGACTTGCTACCATTCGTTACGTTAATTGTTGTATGCAAACTCTCATTAAGTAGAATATCGCCAGCAAGAAGGTATGCGTCACTAGTGAGATACTTAGAATCTGTAAGAACTTGGAATCCAGCTGCCTTAAGCGCATTACGCTCATTCCAAGTGGTAATGCTTACATTCACATTCTGCATAGCCGCATTGCCAAGGCGATAGCCAGCACCCTTAACAATTGCGGCAACGCCACTAGAACAGTCTGCTTCGCACGCAACTGTAATCTTAGCAGGGTCATAATTAGAAGCCTTTAGATGATTCCAAAACGTAAGACGCTGACTTTGGTCATAGCCAATCAAATCATTTTGCGCAGCCTTAATAGCCATATCCGCAATAAGACTACGAGTCTTTGCGTCTGGGTGTCTCAGTACAACATTCCACTTGTCGTTAAACCAAGGGCGAAGATACCATTCGGTCTTAGTTTGATCCCCAGCCTGACCGCCGCTATATCTATTACGTTCATCATGTCCACAATTAGAAATAGTCATATTATTTGTCCTCACTTTCAACAGTTTTGTTTTCAGTGAATACCTCTCTCATAGTCTTGAGAGCATCATCAATTGTCTCATCAATCCAAGCGATTAGCGCTTCTTGGTCTGTCACCTTTGATAGAACAGGATACTTCTCAAAAATCTCTTCAATTACCTGAGCACGCTTGACAGAACCAGCTTTCTTATAATCCTGCCAATCAATTTCTGCATCAGTGATTAGCTTAAGCATCGTCTCCTGAACCTGCTTCTTAGCAATAGCAATCTTCTCATCATCGGACTTGCTAAAAAATTCCTTGGCCTTCTTACCGATAGAAATAAGAAGTGCTACAATAACAATAATTACAGTCCAATTATCATTAACAAGCTGTAGAAAATTCTGTACAGCATATAAAGCGTTAAAATCAACGTTCATAAAACCACCTCTTAAAAAGCTGGGTCATTTGGCGCATCATCACATGATATAACTTCATCTTCTGTATCAGCCTGATTGCGCATAGCAGACTCATAGACTATGCCACCAACAGTGTTTTCGGCTTTTGATTTGCTAAAATATGAAAACACAATCGGAGCCATTGCGGCAGGAATTCCAATAAGAACATATAAAGCACTAGTATCCTGTAAGTCAACCATAATTTGTTCGCAGAAAAATACAATCTGCAAACACAACAGTAACGATACAAATAAGACTATCTTGCTAGTTGACGGCATCTTAAATTTGAAACCATATTTATCGCGCTCTTCTTTAAGTTTCTTCTCGCGCTCTCTGCTTTCGTTTATCTTTTTGAGCCTTCGCATCTGAGCTTCGTATTCTCGTTCAGATATATAGTTCATAGGCAATCACCGCCAATCAAATTATTTTTCATCTACTGTTTTTTATATAGACAGCTTGGCATCCAAGTATATTGTATATATTTTCAAACTTAGGCAATAAATACGCCGTCTCTCCAACGAGCGGGTCAATAACATGTACATTCTTATCATCTATACTTGTAACAACAACGCAATGTGGATTTCTAAAAAGCCTATATCCATCAGATTCGTAGTTTGTCCGCAACGGGTCGTTTAAATACATAGTCACCCAGACAACAGAAGGTAAAGGAAGTTCAGTCAATTTAGTTCCCGTATATTCAGCTGCTTTTTTATTCGTTTTCTTTAAAAACTTATTTGCAGTTATAACAGAACAAGGAGCCATACAAGCCCATCCGTCTGTACTGCTATATGGATTTCCCCAAAAGCTATATACGAAATCTCCATTTGTATTCTTTGGCATTGCATCTGCAACATCAAACTTTGTAACACTAACACCGTTCATACGAAGTAGCGTTCCTAAAGCAGTCGCTTCGCATCCAGTAGGCAGCTCTGGCATTTGTAGGTCTTGCTCTTCATCAAATACATACTTTGCTGGCTTATCGTATAATATCGGTATTTCAAAGTCATGCTCAACAACGGTCTTTTGTTGCGCGCTACTACATGAAATAAATACAGTCATAAACGATGCTAAAACAGCAATAGCAAAAATGACGATTACTTTATCAATACGCTTATTCACGATATCACCACCAATTCTTATATACCTAAAAGCTCTTTTAATTTGTTTATCGTAAGCGTAGTTACAGAACCATCTGTATCAACATATAATAGTTTACCAGCTTCAGAGCTATCGCCTGTTAAATCAGTATACTTTCCAGAAGTAGCAACCGACTTTAGCGCTGGCTTGTTTTTTAAATCATTATAGCTTCCAGACGTAGCAACCGATGCCAATGTCGGGAAATCAGATAAATCATTGCAATTCAATTGTTTTGCAACTACTTTATCATTTTCATCAAGAGACAGCACTTGACCACTTTTAGACTTATCGCCAATCAAAGCAGTATAACTACCAGATGTGGCAACCTTTGCCAAGTTGACGATAACACCAGAGTCAATCTTAACACCAGTATCTAACTCTAGGCTTCGAGCCATAATATCGCCACTGATATAGAGCCTGCCTTCATCGTTAACATTGAATACAGAATCTTTGTCGCTAGTAATATTGATGACTTCTTTGTTACTAGGGCTGATAGACACCTTGTTTTTACCGTGGCTTACCTCTAGTCCATTCTCATTGAATATCAATGTTCCAGCATCATTCTGAAGCTCAATATTCTTACCTAAGAACAGCTTGCCAATAATCGTTTCGCCATTGATACCATAGGCGCTTACCGTATCGCCAGTGTCGGGATCGGTATAATAATATTTACCTATAGCCGTTTTTGTCGTATTCCAATTATCATCAGTAATAGCAATCGTTGAATTGATAATTTTCATCTGTGTAGGTTCATAGTCATTTGACACTTCGTCAAACTTTCTAAACAGCATACCATGGTTATCCCATGACTGTGTTTGATTATCAGAACCGCCAACAATCTTCGTATGAGTTACGTCTAAACCATTATCAATCCAATTGTTCACAAGAGCAGTGCCTTTTTCTCCTTGCTTGGCTTGTCTCTGCACATAGCTGTAAGACGTAGCCATTGAAGAAGCTTGATCTATAACGCCCTTAATGCTCTTCACTGTGCTCTTTACTCTGACTGCATCAGAAAATTCTACTGAAATATTATCTAAATCATCAAAGTCAATCGTATATTCAATCAGCCTAAGCTTATATAGCCTATCATCAACCATAACCCTCAGCCAATTACCAATAGCAAAATCATTAACCAACGGCGCAAACTTATCAATAAGCAAAAGATTTTTTAAGTCTGCATCAATTGTTGTCTGCAACTCAGAAGACTTATATATTTCATTATTTGCAACTTCAATAAATTCATTTGCCTTCTCAAACAACTCAGCATTATTAAGGCCATCTGAAATATAATTCTCATTAGAATACTTATCTTCTCTGCGGAAAGAACAGAACTCAAGCCATAGATTAGCACCACCAGCATTATAGTTTGTTAAATACTGTTGAAAATTAAGTACATCTTGCGTCTTATCTTTTTCTTCGATGATAAAGTTTTGCAAGCCATACTCTTTCAAATCTCCGTCATCATCGCGTCTACCAGATATAAGATAAATCTCATCTTGACGAGTCTTCATCTCTGCTTCAATAGCATTCATTCTATCGATATAAGGAGTGTAAAGCTTATCGTATAGCTCTTTAGACCACGAAGATCCTTCATTAACACCTTGTTCAACAAGAATGTCTATACAACTCTGACAAGCATCATGAAAAGACATAAGTCTATTTAGACAATATTTTTGCAATTCCTTTTTGAAATCATCCAGCGTGCCGTCAATATCAAATAATTCAGAAATTCCATACTTATTATCGCTATCTTCCTTTGCAAGTGTCTTGTCAATCTTTTGCTTAATAAAAGTTTCATAATCGCTGTTTATTGTGACACTTATCTCTTCGCTTGTAAACTTATCATCTTCATCAGAATAATTAGTTATATCAAAACAGCCAGTCCATATTCTTGTTGTGGCTGGTTTAGTTCCAGACAGCGTAGAGCCATCATGCACCTTGACCCTATATCTAGTAGAATCAACAACAACCTTTGCCATAGACAAAACAACACTATCAGCAGTAGCTACAGATATATTGTCTATCTTCTCTACTGCAACAGGAGAAAGATTTGCCGCCGTAAGTTTTGCCGCTTCTTTTTCAGCGTTAGTATCACTCATTTCAACAGTCGGCATTAACCCACTTGTAAGATATAACCCCAAGTCAATGGTATTATAATAAGCATTCATCAAAGCGGGATAACCTTTTACTGGCAATTCGATTTCTTGAATGTCATTGTTGTATCCGACTTCTTTTTTAATTGCAAGATGTTCGTTTTTTGAACTGAACATCCTTTCATCGGCAGATGATTTTAGATATATACTTTTAGAACTATATTTGCTTACAAGAGAATTATATCTATTAATGATATCTTCTTTGTCGCTCAAATAGATATAATCATTCTGATATTCCTTATATAGCATATTGTAAGAGTCAATAGCCTTAACAAGCTCATCTGACATATCATATTTAGTATCATCAGAAATATACCAAATATAATCACTACCATTAGGATTGCAGTTTCTAATGGTAGCCGTCATTAAATCGTCTCCACCTTCAAGCTTAAAACAATTCTTGATAGAGTCGGTATCAGAAGACACATTAATGCTATCGGCAATCTCATCAGACGTTACAAATATAGTTGTATCTTCGCCATATCCTTCATCAATATCAGAGCTGCCGCACTTAGGACACACATCTGTATACTCACCTCTATACCCGCACTCATAACAATTTGATTCAAGGTCATAAGCGGAAACAGATCTATTTAAATTACCATACTTATCTGCATTTACATCAAATACAAACAAACATTTAATTTCTTCTGCGACATCTTGAAAAGCATCATAGATAGACTTATCATCAAAAGAAAATGTTCTTTGAATCTTTGCAATTGTAGAATCAACATGTCCGATTGTATAATGCGGCGCTTTCTCCATTAGCCTATGGAGTAGAGAAGAGCTTGGCAAATCAGGATTATAGAAAATAGTAGGATGGTCTTTGTCATAATCTTCTCTTGCAATATCATCTTCAGTATTGATTTCAATATCGTATAGCATGATTTGGGACAACTCAGCACACCCGAGATTAGTACCAGTTACAGTCTTAACAGTTTGAGTATCTTCATCTGTTTCTACCGTAATCTCAAACCACTGATTCCATTCTAAACAATACACAAGCCTAAAATTGATAATCTCATCCCATAGGTTATTCTTGTGCTCATCTACTGTTTTATACACTTTGAACGACACCTCTGAAGCATCATTCATAGCGCCAGTTACTTCAATTTCAACTGCATCTATGCGACCAAGTTTATCGCCATTTTTCTTAGCAAGTATCATTGTAGGGGATTGTGGATTATGCGCAGCATCAAAGTCAATCTTCATAGCCATATAAGCCACCCCTAACTATATAGTAACTTTAACTATCGGAGAATAGGTTAATTTCACAACGCATGGAATTGACAGCGTTACTTCATTCCTTTTGTTTCTAAAAGTATTCTCAAGTCTAAAGAAAGACCAGTTAAAATCATTTTGTATCTTGTGCGAATCTAAAGAAGAACTAATCATCGGATAAGAAATCTTAATTACCTCATCAGCCTTACAATTAGCAATTCTCATTGTTCTATCGCCAAATGAATTCTTCATTACAAAATCACCGTCGTCGATTATGGTAATTTCCATATCTGGATAAATACAACCTTCTTCATCTGACTCATTAAAAATCACATTCGTACCGTTTTCGATGGCATTCTTAATTGTAATTGAAACTGGTTCACGCACGGCAAACGGTCTATTTGTAAACATCTCAAGCTCAAAACCATATACCATGCCGTTTACTTCAATCCTGCTTACATTAAATGAAGCTTCAAAATAGATTCCTGAATAATCGTCATCAAGCAGTCTGAATTTATGAAAACCTTTTCTATTCAACCAAGACATGATATTGCGCATCTCATCGAATGAAACTGTATCGGTTTGATTAGAATCGCACTTGTTCTTACATATCTGAAAAGTAGTATTTAAACAATCTTCATATGTAGAACTCGTTAGCTCATGCTTCATCCCATTCAAAGTCGGCACAGTGTTAAAAGTTATCTGCGAACCATTGTCTATTGTATCAACATCGCTTGAATCAAACTTACAAATAATAAATCCAAGATCGCTCAATCTGACACCATCGTATTCAAAATCATATGCCTTCACCGACACACCTCCAATCGCTCGAAGTTATATTTATTTTAAAAGAAAACGAACAAGATTCCATCTACCTTTAAATACTTCCTCGTTCATAATCTTCTTCATTTCAGTTAACTCTACTACAAGTTTGTCGTATACCTCGCCCTTACTCTTGAGGTCTTCAACAATTTGCTCCATCTCAATACGAAGAGAATCTACTGAGTTAATCAGCTCATCCTTCTCATCACAATCTATTTCAAGCTCGGAGATTCTTTTCTTGAGAGATTCAATTTCATGTGTCTGTCTCTCGATAATTCTACTTTTAATATTCGATTTTCTATTTTTTTTTCCAGTATTCATACTTCTACCTCATTTCAAACAAAAGAGAAGGGGAGTGGCTTTATATCCACTCCCCACTCAACAAGTAGACTATATTCTTCGGCTATGCCAACCCGTAGTCTTCGGGACATTAACGAATTGCCTTGCCTTTTGCTAGACTACTTTTACCAGCAAGAGGGTCAATAGTCATAGACATGATAAGACGCTCAAAATTCTTATCATGCTGCATAGACTTAAGCAGTTCGTCATAATTCTTGACATTAGGCAGATTGAATACAACCTTGTCAAGATTCTGTACCATTGTTGTTTTGTTTCCAACATTGGTACCAGTATCAATCTTATCAAGGTCGAGATTGTCCTTGATAAAGTCAGATGGGTTATTTGCCATATTCCAGATATTAGAGCTTGCGGCAGACGTAAGCACGCTATCATTCTTGGCAAGAGGAGTCAAGATAGCACCGTCAGATGGACGCATAATCATCTCAGAACCATCTTCCTGAGTCCAAGCCATCTCATTGTTTCTGATATTCTTAGCGCCAAGAGCATATGCACTAACATCAGACTTCTTGAACCAACCAGTATATCCACTTGAAAGCTTGTGCCAACGAGTTAAGACATACCCATTGCGCTCCTGTAGAACGGTATAGATTGGATCGCTACCAAACGTCTGTCTGCCGCCGCCATTGCCATAAGAGTCTGCATAGATTCTAGCGCCACCAGCGTTAATCATGCCACCAACGGTGACTTGTTTTTGTTGCTGTTGCTGTGGCTGCTGAGCGGGAGCAGGAGAGGGCTTTGGCGTTGGCTTCTCGGTTGCGGCAGAAGAAGCACCAGCGGCTTTAATCTTTGTGCCAGCAAGCTTGTTCAGCTGAGTAATCATATTCTGGATATTGGTATTGATATATCCAAGAGCAGTATTGGTTGTAGTCAGAGCAGTGTCAAACTTAGTGCCATACATTGTAATTACACTTGAAATACTACCATTACCAGATAGCCAAATGGTGTTCATGGATTCAGATAGAGTGTAACCAACCTTATCAGCCTGAGATTCTATCGTTGCGCCAATAGTAGAACTACTATTATTAATCTCAGAAATCATATCAGCCATAAGAGCGTCAATATCATCAAGGCGAACATTGAGAATCGTTTCATACTCATCATATAAATCATCAAGCATTTTCTGCTGGTCAGAAACGTACTGGTCATATTCAGTCTCCTGAAGGTCTGCCTTAGCTTCCTCAAGGTCTACCTTTATTTGCTGAACCTTCGCCTTAGTTTCCTCAGACATATCACCTTGATACGCCGCCATTTGCTTCTCAAGGTCTGCGATATCCTTAGACTGCTCTTTGACCTTTTTCTGATAGTCAAATAAATCCTTGGCTGCGTCAAGAGCATCATTGCGTTTGTCAATGAGCTTCTGTAATGCGTCAAGTTCCTTATCAATACCATCAGAAACCATGTCCTTAATAGAATTCTTCATGTCCTCCGCATTAAGAATTGCTTCCTGCTGGGCTTCAATATACTCTTGCAGCTGATTTGCAATATCCTGATTATACGGGTCTTTAGCAAGATCTGCCTGAAGCTCTTTAATCTTCTTAGCATACTTATCAGCCTGAGCCATATACACGTTATATTTAACACCGTACTGACCCATAGTAGCCATACCTTCATCAGTAAGCTGACCGTTATCCTCATAGAGCTTCTTGTTGCTCATAAGATTAATCAAGAATTCAGATTCATCAGCAACCTTAGAAATCTTATCCTGAATCAAATCAAAGATTTGCCAATCTAGCTCACGAAGGTTCTTTTCATACTCAAGAAGAGAGGTATTGCATTCTTCAATGGATTTAGTGACCTCATCCACCGAATTGACCATCGAATACCAACTCTCACTATATTTTTCAATAGTGCCACTATTAACAGCGTTATTAAGCTCAGAAATCATTTCGTCACGTTGCTTCTTAAGCTCTTCCTGCTGTTTCTTAGCATTTTCAGACATTGCATCATAATATTTACCAGAGGTAATATATCCAGCAGTCTCGGTCTGAGATACAAACTCATCAAGCATATCTTTCTCATGCTGAATTACACCAAGATAGCCATCGTACTTAGTAGAGACGTTTTCGAATCTCTGCTCATAGAGTTTTGATTCACTCTCACGCAGGTCGTCAATAGCATCTAGGCAATCTAATGCCTTCTCATCTTTATCTTTAGTTAGTTCGCTACACTAACCGAACACTGTTGTTCCTCATGCTTTCACATGAGAAGAGACTATATCTTTTACCTATAAATTTAATTTAGTTGTAATGATGCTTTCAATATTATCTTCATCCCAATACGGAATACGGAGTATATCTATGTTATTATCTTTACAATATTGATTTTTAATTGCATCATGTCTTTTAGTCGTTTCATAATCTCTATTGTAAACATTTTCAAAATGTTGCCGCCCATCAAATTCAATAATTAAATTGTTTTTAGTTAAATAAAAATCAAATGGCAGCGGTTTAACGTCACGACAATCATCAAATCTTTTTTCTTTAATAAAAGCAATTTTATTAGAATCCAAAAACTTTCTTATACGTTCTTCGCCTTTACTTGATTTACAAGAACAAGAAAAACACTTTGTCACATCTGCGTGTTTATAGTTGCCAAAACTTGTTGTGTACACGTTACCGCAAGCGCACTGTATATTAAGATTTCTTACATAAATGCCATTATAATCTTCTGGATTAAGCAACTTGTTTCCATTAATGCTATCAATATATTCTTTAACAAAATCTTTATCGTATCGTAAATTCTCTCCACGATCTTCATAAGAACAATCTCTGCATTTATGACCACGAATAAGATTATTGAGCATCATTGTTTGTTTTCCGTGAATAGAACAAACAAATTCTATATCCATTTTAACATCAACATAATCATTAACATTAGTTAATAATGTATATTCATTTTCTTGGCAAACACGTTCAGCTAACCCAATGTATTTTATAGCACGTTTCTTCTTAGACACTTCACTTGCTTTCTTACCAGCACAATGCGGACAACAATCTTTTTGTATTACTTTTCTGCCATTAAACAATACGGCAAATGACGTTTCATATTTATTTCCACAATAATCACAAGTAGCAACAATTCTTTGTTTGGAGGTTGGATTCAAATCTTTTACAACAACATTAAATGGCTCATATCTTTTTGTAAAAACATATCCTCTAGATTCAAACCAGTCTTTATTATTGTTATTCCATTTTACTTGAACAATTTGTTCCTCATCATACATAAATACCTCCAATCAAATAAAGTAAATAATATTATAGCATATATATTTCTTAGTTATTCTTAAATTTATAGGTAATCTATTTTTTCGAATCGCCAATAGCTTGCGATTCTACTCCCATAAGGGATAGTCGTTGAACTTTATCCTATTCGGATCTTAGCTGCTGATTGCCCAATCTTTTCATTTTTCAAACTTTCACGCTTACGCATATTTCATCGTTACGTTGTAGTAGAAAAGCTCTAAGGGGTTCCCAGCAATTAAATAGAATTTTACTTGCATATCACTATGCAAGGTGGCAATTTATTTACCACTGTTTATATTCAGATATCTTGTCATTAAGGTCTTCGTCAGTGATAGTCTCGATATCAATTGTACCATCGCGCACCTTGGCCGCATAACCAGCATCAAGACCAACTGAGTTTGCCTGCTGAATATAACGATTATACGCCTGATTCTGTAGGTCGATTTCTCTTCTAGTCTGGCTAATCTGGTCGTTAAGAGCAGTACCACGCTTAGTCCAACTCTTATACGTACTAGTCGCAGTTTTATCAAGCCTTGAAATTGCTCTTTCAACACGGTCTAAAGCAGTCTCAATCCAATCAAGAGTCTCTTCGAACTTCTCAGCTTCCTCATTCGCACTGGAACTTGAGTTGGAGTTAGATGAAGAAGAAGAGGATTTTGAACCAGAAGAGGAAGATGAGCCGCTTGCATTTCCTCTAGTTGAATGACTGCTGCTGTAACTTGGCCTATTCGCTGGGGTACCAGAACTAAAAGCAGTACCTTCAGCAAAAGCTCTGCCACGACCACCGCCGTTTGTAACATAACCATTCTTAAACAGTTCTTCGGTTTGCTTATGATTGAAAACAATATCGCCCTTTTTGTAATTAACAAATTCAGCGCCATCATCACCAACAGTAAAGAAATGACCATCTCTTACAATCATTTCCTGACCAAGCTCGCCTACAAGAGCAGTGCCATCTTCTTTGGTTCCCCAATTGCCGTTTTTAAAAGCTTTTCCAGTCGTTCCATTTACATGAGCTGTGCCGTTTACATCGCTACCAGTAACCGCACCAACAATATTTTTAGCTATGCTGCCAATAGTTTTTATAGTATATGTAATAGTACCGCTCAAATCCAAATCTGGCATAGATGTCATATGGCTACTAAAATTAACAACGCCATTGTTAAACTCAGTTTTAGGATCTTGAATAAGCTGTCCTT